GCATATAAGCTATTCTACGGCGAAGCTCTGCTCTCTTTCTTAATCTTGACTCATTCATAATATCCTCCATTATTGAATTGATTGAAAAGTCGTCTACATAATCATTATCTAGATCATTAGCAACCTTAATACTGTGATTTTTCCCATTTGATTCAACCGTCACAGCTTCACCGCCAGACGGATTGTTAAGTGACGCTACTCTAGGCATGCCTAAAATATCATCCTCTGACGAGAGAAAATCAGGACCATTCCCGTTATCCCCACCGCCTAACATATTAACCTGTGAATTAGAGGCTCCGGCACTATATGCAGGAACCTCACCTGAGCCCCGAAGCCCTTCTGAATTTTCAGGAGAAGTAAACGACTCCTGAGAAACTTGTGGCCTGGAACTCATCTTCCCATCTTCATCTGTATCAACTAACTCTAACAAACTGCTTAAAACTCTTTTTGCGCTATCTGGAACATCAGGATCCCCTAAGGCCTTAGCCGCTTCTGCCGCAGCTCTTAAGCGTTCCGATACACCAGATGGCTCTGCACCGACAGAATTGGCGCTCGAAGCATCCTCAGAATGAGAAGTCTTTAATAATGAATTATTTTGCAAAAAACTTCTGACAATTCTTTTTCGTTCGGCAATCGAGCAGCCCGTATCTCCACAGGCCGTCTTCATTATGCCTTCCAAGTGTTGAGCTTGACCAAATGAAAGCTTGCCCAGCATTTCATCTACGTTATCTACTCCATAATTTGAAAGCTCTTCCCTGTAGTCCTGCAAAGATGCAATGCATTTTAATAATACCGCACCGGGCTCTGCAGGTTGAACTACAAGACTATATTCTATTGGTTTTAAACCGACATTTATTTCGCCATGAGCAAGCCTGTTATTTACGTGCTCACAATACTCTCCCTGAGTCTGTGCTCTATTTCCACAATCCGAGCATATAGATGTTTCAACCGCCGTACCCATTGAGCCATATCTAACAAGTCCTGTTTCGACCTTTCTAGCTAAGTCAGGGTAGTTAACCTTGTCTAGAGCGCAAAGACCAATGATTTGCTTGAATTTCTCATCGTAATGTGCATCTAAAATAATTCCACGAATTCCGTCTACAGAGCTTGACTCGTGATCACGACACAACGGCATGCCTATCCATTTTTTTGCAGCAATCTTCAGTTCTGACTCTGGAAAAATATCATTATTATTGTTTCTGTGAGGCTTTACATTCCCGTGCCATTTCCAGTTTTCATCAAAAAAGCCCCAAGCGCTATCTCCGCTTGAGGTTTTCTTTATGAGCCCGGACTCGTCTAGGGTAGCAGATTCTGCTGCTTTTAAAAATATTATAGAAAAATATAAAAAGTCGTCTGACCTAGGAGCAATGGCTTTAATGCCAGTAGCAAGCTTGGTCATTCTTTCTACCAATTTTGGATTTGCCGAAATCTCTGCAGAGGTATGCGTAGCAACGGCATCACTTTCTGGAGAGAAACATACTTTTTTAAACATTTATTAAAACCCTTATACGAAACATCTTATATGAAACTTAGTGACAAACACATAAACTACAAATATTTATATAAATATTAGTTTTTGCGTTTTTTGTGTAAAATTTTTTTGAATTACATAGTTTTTATGCTAAGTCTTGTCTTTTGGCTTATTTTTTTCATACTTAGATAATGCCTTGACTCTTCTATCTTTTTCGTCATCACCGTCCAAAAATAAGCATTCCTCATCAGCATAGCCGTCGACGATCTCTTCGCCGCTCTTTTTAACCATGATATTCTTTGTTTTGTCACTAAACTTTATAAACATACCTACTCCGTAAGAACTAATATACCAAGAATATCAGAATTAATATAATCTTTTGCTCGGCCAAGAGTCATCACCGTATCTTCTATTGAAGATTCCGCCTTACCTGTAAGCTCCTCTAGCTTGGCTGAAAAGTCATCTGTATCGATCAAGTTTATTAAACCTATGATTTCCTTTATTGATTCTGAAGAAACTTTTGCTGCTTCTGCCACAGCTCCTATTACCTCTGTTGTAGTTGAAATATCCTTTATTTCATTAAGCAACTGAATACTGCTTTTAATATTTAAAAGCATTCTTTTCGTTAGTCTGGAGTTCCTCTTACACGATTGATTATACTTTCCCTTGCTGGATGAAATTGCATCTATATTTCCTGAAATCTTATTATAAGCCTCTAAGTTTTTACTAAAATTATCCGCCAGCTGCTTGCAAAGATCTGATGATCTAGATATATACTTCAAGGCTTGTCTAGCCTTATCTTTTGTGCCATCAGGAACAGGCATCCCGCCCTCTTTTACAAAAGAATGAGAGTATAGATCCGATTCACCATACCTCTCAATTACGGCATTATATGCACTCCTGGATCCAAAATCTTCGGGGACCCGCAACAGAGAAGAAGTGACGCTCACCCTTTTCCCAGATACTTTTTCTATAGCTTTTTCCAAAAATACTTCTATCAAATCTTTTTCCAAGTTTTTTCTCGAAACCACTATAATATCAGAAGAGTTTTTTAAACATATCTTATCAAGAATTTTCTTGTGGTCAATGGAAAAGGACTCCGGCATAGATTTCTGGCCCACAAAGGAGTGGGTCTTATTCAGTTTTTTGTATATACCTTTTTGAAAGAAAGTAGACGCTGGCACGTCTATATAAGAGCTCTCTTTTATAGAAAATGTTTCGTTAAAAATGCCACGATGAATTCTTCCATCAACCTCTGGGCTCTTACTAGAATACAGTCTTATCTCGCCTAATGAGCCCAAAAAAGAATCTATATCTATAGCCGTAGATCTTTTCTCTAAAGCTATGTTTTTTGATGCAAACTTCTTTATAATATTAGAAGCAGATGGTGCATCGCCTCCCCCTATCCTTACGATGTTTTTTTCTGCAACAGAATATGCAGCAGGCCCACTTGAGGCGGCATATTTGAATGCAACCCCGCTTATATCTAGATCAGAGAGAAGTGCTCCAACCTTTTCTATGTCACCAGAATAGGTCTCGCCCCTAGTAAGATAGATCTTACCGCCCGTTTTTATATTCAAAAGATTACATAACCCTCCTGAAATTTCAAGAACATTAGAGATACCTGATGCTCCAAAGACCTCCAAAGATCCGGGCTGAATGTTATTATAAATTTTCTTTATATTATCGTCTTTATCTATAAAAATGATATCTATAGGGTAGCTCACACTTCCCATGTGAAACATAACATCTGTAGGCCGTTTGTAGGGAAAGACTAAACCACATTCTTTTTTTAGTCGAGAATAAACCTGTAAGCCATCCCTCTGCTCCCTAGGGGTGTCTGCTATATCACATAGAAATGACGCGACCTCGTTGGCGCTATTATCATAGTATCTTGCTATGGCAACCTTATTTATCTTAGCGCTCTTTACGAGATATTTATTGTATAGTCCGGAGTGCTTGCCTAGTATATTAAATCCACCTCTTTCAATAATTTTATCTATAGCCACCTTGGGTGAAGACAAAATAATTCCAGATCCATTAAAAGCGATCTGCTCAGACAGATTTTTTATAGAAAGCAGAGCCTCTTCTCTTGAGGCCCTAGATGCGTCTAGAACGAATCCATCTAGCCGAGTTTGAAAGCGATGAAACATTGGGCTCCCAGTATCCTTATGAACCCTTGACTCACCTCCTGTTGCGCCAGATACCTTATGAAGACTCACTATATTTACTTCTTTGTCAAAAAAAGCTTTAGAGCATTCCAGCCCAGCGTCACCTAGAGTAGCTATGGTCATGTTGTCTTCAAGTGATGTGCGAACATGCTGAAGCATATCTAGCAAAGCAGAAAGCTCTTCATCCTGCATGTCAGAAAACCTAGGCTCCACGATGTTTCGCATACCCTCGGCTCCGCTCTCTGGGCCTGTGCCTTCATGAATATGCTTTACTGGAGTAAGCATATCATAGCCCTCATAAGCATCATTGGAAATATCTTTAAAAGAGTCTCCGCTAGGTGCCATTGAGCCCATCTCACTCTCTGTTCGCCCTATCCATGGCCATGCTTCTTTTTTCATCTCATCTCCTGATCTCTATTTGTTTAAAAAATAGCAGAATAATCATAGTCTAATCATAAGCTCTTTAAGAACCGTGTTTATAAAATATGGATCCCTACCATTTAAAACATTTTTAACCAAACCAAGGCTAACTCCTATTGCGGCACCACCAGGGGCTTTCTTTGAAGATATCTCCACAACATTAAAATCATCAAGCCTAGATGACACGTTTTGGTAAGACCTCATCCTTGCGTCAGGCGACATTCTTGAGATCATAACCTTAATCATACCATGAAGCTGCTCAGCAACATATACTGGATTCTGCTCTAATAATTGAGAATATTTTTTTACCTTATCTGACATAATTCTCTGCCTTTGACACCGCCGCCTGATAAGCGTTTAGCTTAGCATTGCTTAATGCGACTCCACTATTAGCGCTAATAACCAAAACTCTATTAAATGTACTTACCAGCGTCATTATCAGTTTGTTCTTATCTGCAACATCTGACTCTACAATCTTTATTAATAAATCTTTGAACAGCATAGAGTAATCAAGCTCTCTTTGCTCCGCAATCTTTTTTATCATAAAGTCTGCAAAATTAGCCATAACATGCTCACCTTCGCCGTCCATTTCGTCTGCAAGCATAACAAATAAATCTAATAATTTTTCCGAATCAACCTTCACCCTGGGGGTGAATCTTGGCGGAGGCAAAAGCTCCTTCTCTGGATCCGGATCATAAGCCGCCACGGGCTCTCCAGGCAGCGTAGGACCTCTTCCCACTCCAAGGCCGGGCTCTGCACTTAGGCCCTCCTCTCCGGAAGATGTAGAGGGTATCTTCGTACACTTATCTGCTACCCTGCCCTCGGGAGCCCTAGACTGATAGGCTATCTTCTTCATTTCTTTCGCCTTACCTTTCCGAACCCTTTCGAGGTAACTCTTTGAGCAAGCGACCTTCCCTTTATATTCTTAGGCCTAAACTTGTTTCCTTTAGAATCCTTAACCTTTCCTCCCATTATAACCAAATCTGACGGAGTAAAAAATACAGTTTCCCCACTTGGTGACCTTGCCTCATAATAAGGAGTTGTCTCTGTTGAGGCAGCTTTCTCAAGAGCCTTTAGCTGAGAGGCATTATCTATAAAGATGGGCACATTGCCATGTTTCGCAGAGACCCTCATAATCTCAACCCGCTCAGGAGTTCGCCCCTTCACTTCTCTTATGCCTTCTGGTCTAAAATAAATAGTTATTTCCGACCCACCAGAAACGCTTTCTCTTGTAACATTATAAATAATTTTAGATAACTCTATGCCACTAGGAAGCGTAATCATGCCCTTATCTATAAAATGTCTAAGATAAGCCTCACCTGATCCGGAGGAATTAACGTCATCTGCAGCCTCCCCCTTTATATATAACTTCACTACCGGCGTATCTTCACTATTTAATGCATGTTCATTTATATATATACCGTTTGCACCAGTTGGGTCCCTATGAACATACTGTCCTGGCCTGACTGCATGTATATAAATATTATCAGCAATAACCCTGTCTGCGGAAGCATCTTCGCCCTTGGACCCTTTGTCTGTGTCCTTGCTTTTTCCCAAATCTGAATTTAGGCCCTTCGTGTTATCAGAACTCTCCCTGAAGGCCTCTAGCACGCTCTTCCACTCTATCACTGCCTTGTAAAATCTTTTCAGTTCCGCAGCGTCTGCTTCCCGCTCCGCATTAAGGCCTTCATAATCAATCTTTGATCCCGATCCCAAAGATTGGTCAAACGAGGCAACCGCATCAAACTTCTCTCTTAAAATAGGTATGATTTGTTTGATTATCGTCTTGTAAGGACTCTTTTCGCTAAGGTTTGTAGTAGAAAGATCTTTTCCCTTAAACTCAATCGCCATAGCCTCTATGTTCGTTATATCATTAAGTGGCCTTAGCCCTTCGGATAAAGATGGAATCTTGTCTATAATTTTAATAAATGGTTCAAAATTTGAAAGATACAGCTGAATCGATGGAGCGATAATAACCTCGTTAAGCTTGTTTTTTGCTCTTAAGTTAATTTGCTCAGAAGCATCACTCCAATGACTAACCTCTCTTATGCTCTTCTCTAATTCGCGGCTTGGCCTTATCATATTAATTGGAGCCGTAACTATTTCTGCTATATCATGAAACACTGAAGATGCATCTCTCTCAGAGGCAAAATCTGATAATGTGCCTTTTCTGATACCTTCTGATGCTGATTTCAGGGCAGACCTTAAAAGCTCAGCCGACTTCTCGTCTACTTCTATTTTTTTTTCAGCACCTGATACACCAGGGCCTTCAGAATCTGCCGAGCCCGCGAGAGCAGCCTCTTCCTCCATCTCTCTCATCTCTTCAAGTTCAGCATCTGTGAACTCATTTGCATTAGATGTTTTTTTCATATCAATACTCGCCCCACATTATCTAGCCGCCCCCCTCAGGGCCTCCCATTGAGCCTCCCATTGGGTCTCCCATGCCGCCGCCTTCCCCACCGGGCTCAACCCCAGGAATGGCAGCTTCGGCCGAAGAGGTCTCTCCAGGCGGCTCTGCTATAGCCTTGGCTGGATCAACCCCCAAAAGCTCAGATAGCCGCATATTACCAAGCACCTGTTGCTCTTTTGCAAATACTTGCTCATCTATCATTTCTTCTCTGATTCTTCTTCGCTCTTCCTCATAGCTCAACCCAAGACTCCTATGGAGAGTCTGCAGAGATACCTGCTTATTTCCTACAAATTGGCCAATTGAGGTTATATAGTCTGCCATATCGTATAGATTCATGTGATTAAAATCTATTGATGGAACAAGAAGCCTTTTTTCCCCATCTTTATATTCAAAAAAATCTTGAATCTCACATATTGGAGCAAATACTTTTCTTTCCAGCCATTTTTTCATCATATTTCTGAAAATATCATATCTTTGCCTAAGAACCTCAAGTCCCACGGAAGAGCTTGCATAAGTTGCGCTCTCCTGGTCCATCAAAGCCTTTGGGGTCATAAGCCCTGCGTATAAGTTTGTTACAATATGCTCAACGTCAGGCCCAACATCCATTGTGGCTCCAGAAAAGCCTACGCGCTCTATCTTGACCCCATTGTGTGTTACAATCTTAAAGTCTTTATCATACTGGGCTTCTTCTAGCAAGTTTTTAAAAGCCTCTATATCAGCCTGCGTTGGCCGGTATTCTCCCTCTCCGCCCATAGTAACCAGGGTAAGAGGGTTTATCATCCCATCTGCCTGAGCAAACTTTGATTCTCTAAGCTTATCGTAGAGCATGAGATCCTTATACACGGATACCACAACAGAAGTTCCTCTTACATCATAGGGGGAGCTTAATAGCTTAAGGTGAGAAACATTAAACGCATCAAGCGGTATATTTTGGCCCTTTTTTACATAGTCAATTATATGCTTTGGTATATATTTTCTCATAGATAAGTCAGATGGTGATGTCGAACTTATAATTCTCTGAAGATTGGCATCAGGTCTTAGTGATACCAGAGTGTGATTTCCTATCACAGACTTCTTTACATGTACATAATCTGGATTTAATATAGTAATCCGACTCCAAGTTCCAAGACTCTCGTCAAGCTCTGCGTATGGAAAGGCCTCTCCCATCTTCCAGAACTCAAGAGCAGCGCCATACACTATTGAGTATAAATCAATTTTTTCTGCCATCTCCATAAAAAATTGCTGAACCTGCTTATTCTTGCATGTTATGTTTATCTTGCTAATGGGATAACTAGCGTGTAAGTTTATTGCGTTCCTAACAATCGGATGAGTGTCATAAAATACCCTATTCCAGGCATTCATGGTCACCCTATCTCTTGGGAGATTTAAGTTAGCAAGCTGAAATAATGGAGAGTATATTTCTGGAGCCATCCTGTCCGTTGTCGAAGAAACAGAGGGTCCAGGCATAGGAGAAGCTATAGAGCCTGTTTTCCTAAAACCTGGGCTATGAGCAATTGCTCCATACTGCCCTGCAGATTCTCGCAAATCGGACTGCTTATTAACAGCGCTGGTTATCTCTGCGCGTCTAACGTCAGATAAAGATCCTGCGGCTTTCTTGGAAATATCTGTATTCGGCTTACCAGTTCTTTTCATTTTCTATATCCTCCGTTTTACCCTAGCCAACGTTGATTGCAAATATTCGCTCTTTCTATCTAAACCAGGTTTAATAGTAAATCCTTTAGTTAAATCAAATTTATATGCCATATAAGCATACATCAGGGCCATAAGTCCATCATTTGGAGCCGATCCTTTAACAAATGTCTTGAGCGGCTGCCCCCCCGATATCCTTACTTTTGACTCCATAGAAGTGCAGTGATCAATTAACCACTCAACATACTCGTAGCTTTTCCATGGAAATCTTATTTTACCCTTTCTGAACAAATCAAACAGCTCCTCTATCAAAAGATCTTTATTATAAGAAACGATGAGCTCGTCTTCTCGATATTTTATGGGCTTTATTAAACTACCACTTCCTTGTGCTCCCAAGAACTTTTCTCCGTAAATACCCTGCAGGTCATGCACCACATCTTGTCCGAAGAACCAATCGGAAACTCCCCTTTTAACCCCGAACCTTCTGTACATCTCCTTTATAGTGTCTTTTTTGAATGAAAAATTATTCTTCTTAAGTTTATGAGCATGCTCAACTGTAAGCGTTCCATCTGGCTGCGCAGAAACTACCACTACGCAAGAGTAGGACTGGCCGCCCTTTGCATTTGGATCATCTTCTTTTCCGCCCCAATCAACGCCAAGGTAAACATCCCTGTCCATTGGGTTTATACTTTTTGCGAAACTTCTATCTTGATCCCTACACTTATTGTAGACTTCTGCCTTAGTAAGAGGAGATCCGGCTCCAGAATAAAACTCTCCCACTACTTCATTTTGCCAAATCCGCTCTGTTTGAGCCGGATTATTCTCAGGCATAAGCTTATCTATATTCTCTCTAGTAAAGTAAGGAATATATAATTGATTTATATGAAAGCCAACAAAGCTGCAGTTATTCGGATTTCCCGTAGAAACCCATCTCCCCATCTCTATAGCCTCAACCTTCTTCTGCTTAGTGCCACATTGAGGACACTGAACAGTATTTTCATAAAGCCATATAGACTTCCACCTATCATCTCCTGGCAAGTAAAATGGATAGGTTTTTTTACAGTTTATGCAGCCCAAATGATAATATCTTTGATCTGACATATCCCAAATCGTAGAAAAATAAGAACCCTTGTTCTTAGGGGTTCCGAAATATACCTGAACGCCCTGGCCAACCGGTCCATATTTTGCCGCTGTCAATATCTTTGTTGCGTTACCGATTGCATGCCCGAACATATCTTGAACTTCATCGAAGAATACAATATCCGCAGTCATACCACGAATCCTATCTCCATCTGAACCAAGGCTGTCTATCCACAGGGTTCCTGTTTGAAACTGCTTCATCGTTAGATTATCTACAGAGTTTTGACTAATAAGTTTGTTTTTATTTATGAAATCTTCTTTAGCAGTTCTTACTAAGGTCTCAAGCTTATCTTGTGAAAACTTTTTAACCTGTCCTAGGGCAGGAAATAGGTGTACAACTCTAACGTTTGGATCGCAAAAAAGACCGCTGTTAGTAAAGAATAGGTCCAAGGCTCCGGCCATAACCGTAGCACCAACCTGCCGGCCCTTTTTGATAACCACAGGCTTTCCATCTTTTCTTGTAGCCTGAAGGGCTATATGACGATAAATTTCCGCCATAAACTTCCAGCCGTTATCAAGAACCTGAAAGTCAGCTCCATCTAGAGTTAAGTTGTTTTGAACGAAATGAGCTGGATCAAAGTCTAGAAAACCAGTTTTGAGCTGCTCAAAAAGCTTTTCGTTTGTTTTCTTTTCTTTTGACATTCTTATCCATTAGCATGAGAATAGTAATCAGCCATATCATCATCATGTGATGAGGTCATATCGGCCCCTGGTATATATTCTACTGCTTCTGGATCTTTTTTGTGCTTTTTAAGAATGGACAGCACTGCATCTTTAAACTTGTTATTAAGTCTTCTTTCAAGCCTATCAAAGCCTAAGTGGGGATGCTCTCTGCAGTGCGTCATCACAGCTCCATAGCCAGCTTCAGGTCTATCTTTTGCAAAAGAAGAAATATACGCCATAATCCTCTTAAGGTCCTGGATCAAAGCTTTTTTATCAGATGCTTTTTCCGAATTAGCCGAACACCCATCACAGGTGCCACATCCGCATCCGGCCTCCTTAACCGCCTCTTTTTCTGACGCATCAATATTCTTTACAAGATTGAACCCCGCCCGAGATTTTAGGTCCGCCATTTTTTCGTCTATAGTATCAAAGTCATTTCGCTTTTTCATTATAGATCGAAGGTTATCAAGATAATCAGCATTTTTGTTCAAACCATTAGAAAAGTCTCTAACCCAACCAGCGGTTGTGCTATACTCCTCTGTTAAATTTTGCCTGTTTACCTTCATAATTACCCCTTAATATAAGCCCATCTCGCCCATTCGTTCGCGGCGCTCATGATATTCCTCTTCTGCAGCCTCTGCTTGCTCTCTAGCATATTCTTCATATTGCTTTTTTTGCTCTACGGAAAGTCTTCCTTCGGCTACAACCGGAACCACTCTTTTGCCTTCGCACTGCGCACAAGTAATATCATATGTTCCACCAAAATAATCCTCTTCAAAGTCTGGGTCATCATAAAAGTCATCGCTAGTCAGACCTCCTGCATCTATATTTGGATCAACTGTTTTGCCCTTTCCTCCACACAGGCTGCAAACCTCAAGTTCTGCTGGCAAGTTAAGCTCTATCTCTTTTTCTTCCGTCCACTCTCCTGTGTCTGGATCCTGCGTCATATCATCATCATCTAAATACTTGGTCCACGATATAGTAATGGTTCCTGATCTCTCATCATATCCTTTCCAAGCGCTTTTTGCGTTAGCCCTTGGGTCCATCATATAATTTCGATCTTCAAGTAAAGCGTCCCGATAAGAAGCCTCTTTTGCCAAGGCGCTTAGAAGTTTAGCCTCTCTAAGAAGACCTCTTGAGTTTAAAATGCTTGCTAATTCAGTTAATTTATCTAACATCATAAACCTCTTCTAATTAAAGTAACTTCTTACGAAGTCGATTCCGCGCTTATTGCCATCATCTTTAGAGGGCCCCGGAGAGTAAGAGCCTCTATCTTTAAAGATATGAAAACCACTGTCCATACATAATTGCATAATGGAAAGCTCTTCACGGTCGGTCAAATCATACTTTTTCTTAAGAGAGGCATAAACCTCTTCCATAGGGTGTCCGGCAGAAATATGTGCGTTAATCATCATCCCGGATATTGCTCTTTCAAAAGGAGAGACGGCGATAACTAAATTATTTGGAGTTGAAGCCTTCTTCTCTAGCTCTTCCGCCTCTTTGAGTTGCTCATAAGAAAGCTTCCTTCCAGAAGGGCTTTTCCAGTTTGGAACAGAATGCGCTTTAGATTCTTTTTGACTATGTCCATCTTTAATTTGCTTTTTTAGCTTTGATAGATGATCCTTGAGAACCAATACATCTCTCATGATGTTAACTCTTACATCTTCAAGCTTTGCTATATCCAAAACACTATCATGATCTTCTCGTATAGCTCTAGAGATATCTCCATTCATTCTATCTAGGAAGCTTATGGCTCTTTCACACCCGACTGTAGATGTTCCATCGTGCTTTGGAATCTGTGACGGATACATTTCGCTTACATGAGCCATAAACTTAGACAAATCTTTATCGTTTGCATAATCTGTTTCAGGCTCCGGCTCATCGTCAGGCTTATAGTCGTCAGCGCCAGGCAGTAAATCAGATAGAGGGATATCACCGTGCTCTTCTGCGAATTGAGTCACGTCCTCATCTAATGCTTCCAGCTCTTCCCCTAGATCTCCGAGACTACCCTCTCCCTCTGTGAGGGGTTCGAGAAGGTCTCCAAGAGATGCGTCTTCCATTCTTTTTAGATCCTCTTCGAAGACCGTGACCGAATCAGCTTCTCCTCCAGATTCCTCTGCGAATTCCAATACATCATCTTCTGCAAAATCAAATGCGCCCTCTTCGTAAAGAACTTCATCCGGAGGTGCGACTTGGGCTGCTTCCTTATAAACTACTGTATTTTTCGTACTATTAGACATCATTTCTCCTATCCTATTAAGCTGTAAATCCCATAATAAACATCTGTATTCTCATTATCATCAGAATAATAATTAATAGGATATCCATATTGAGCCTTGGGCATGTTTCCTATCATTATATGCGGGTACATAGGGCTTCCGTTTAATCCGGCACTTCCCGCCGGAAGAGACTGCTGGTTCTCGTCAAACTTGCAGTCTACAGATTCCTTATCCTCGTAAACCCTGTCGGCAAAGGGGCATTTCTTTGGCATCTCTGCCAAAAGCATCTCCTCTAAATTGTCTTCTAAGACCGCCTGTCTTTGCTCATCATCTTTGTACAAATAAAGTGGAACCATCTTAGATATAACAGCAGACTCATCCTCTTCAGATGGTCCCCCGGCAGACATGCATCCGCCAGGTATCTGTAGCCCAAAGGGGCATGACTGTGTTTTTCCTCTGATCATTTATAGTTCTTCCTAATAAAAGAATAAAGTATTAGTATTTTTAAACATATGTATCCCCTAGGCTTTTATCATTTAAAGTAATAGAGTCATCAAGATATTTTGCTATCATCCTTCTCTTTATAAGCTCTTCTTTAAAAGACCCTGTGAGAGGAATGAGGGACAATATCCCCATATCCATAAGATATCCTAAAGTTTTTTCTGCGTCTTCAGATATAGATTCGCCTACTATAGATGTAACAAATGCGTCTCGAAGAGTTCTCCCCATTTCTCTTGAGAATATATTTACATTATTTTTAGCATAATCGATTATACTTCCGTCAATAGAAAAACCTAGCCTGGCCGCAAAGTTTATTGCCCGAAAAACCCTTCTCAGATCGTCTCCGAAGCATATTTCTGGAGTAGTAATAGGTCTTATTAGCTTATTATCTAAATCCTTAACTGCTAAATCAGTAACGTCTAATAGATCGTGCTCAAAAAGCTTTTTATGCATAGTGTTTATTGTAAAATCTCTACTATATACTTCAAAAAGACTTCTATCTTTAACCCCATACTCGGAGCTCGCAAAGTCTACCGCCTTATCTGATATGAAATTGCCCGAGAAATCAAGAGCTTTATCCTCAAAATATACTGACACATGGCCATCCTCGAACATCTTAAATCCCAACTTTAGCTGAATAGCCGCAGATATACCAAGCCTGGGGGAGTCTGCGTCGTTAGTTGTTAGGTCGATATCAGTTTTAGTAATATTATTTAGATAAATATCTCGCGGAATGCCTCCGACAACCATTGGTTCAGATACATAGTTGCTAGACGATATATCTAATATGCTTTTATAAATTTCCTCTAGCCTCATGTTTCACCCAAACCGTATTACTTGTATATCAGACTATATTTCTGACGCCTGAAGAGATTCCTCTTGAGGGCCTTCCTCGTCAGAAGCCTCTTCTTGAGGCTCAGACCTTCCTGGCAGGTCGCTTCTAGAATCTGCAATAGACTTTGCGTTGGCAAGCTGTCCCATCATCTTAGTGACCCTAGTTAGAGCATATGAAAAGGAATCAATAAGCTTACTTTGAGACTCTGCAAGCTCAGGAAACATTGATGCGATCCCAATTTTATCCAGCATAATATCAAATTCGGCTAACTGCCTTATTATCCGTCTGTCTGCAAGCATGCCAGCTACCTCATCAAGCTTTTTCGCTGCATCATCTAGAGAAATACTTCCAGCAAGCTCATCGTACTCACCTGGTCTTGCTCCGGGAACAGGTGTTATATCCTTAAGCTCTACGGGGTCGACATCATCTCCGGAAGGTATAGCTGACTTTGGATCATTAGGATCTGGAGCAGCAGCCTCCTCTGGAACAGCAGCAGCCTCCTCTGGAACAGCAGCAGCCTCCTCTGGAACAGCAGCAGCCTCCTCTGGAACCTGCTGAGCTATTTTGACCAACATTTCAGCCACATCTTTTTGCCCATGCTTCTCAAGGGTGTTTGCAGTCCTGTGCGTTACATCAGAAATTGTACTTGCGAGCTTTAAGCAGTGAACCTGATGGCTTAAGTTAAGAAGATGTTCTGCTAACATCTTATACTTCTCTCCATCCATGTGCTTGCTCCTCAAAAGCTTATCTATACGCCTTAAGGCTCCATGCAACTTGCCCTTCCATGAGCTAAATGCATCACTTTCATCAGCATCTCTTATGGACCGATTTGCGGTCTCATCGAAGGTCGCCCCATCAAAGCTGTCTCCAGGCATGTTGAATCCACCGCCACTATGAGTATAGTTGCTATTTCCCTGTCCTAGGTTACTCATGTAAATAGCGCTCTTTTTCATATCTTGCTCCTTGTCGGAAGAGTACTTTAGGTGCTCTCCTTCACTATAATATTTAAACCATTTCTTAAACCGAGTATCTTCTTCTCTCTCTATATCTAGAAAATTACTATAATACTCTAGGGCCTTTTGCTTTGGCATTTGATTCTTTTGTACTGCATCATAAATTAAGTGAACAGTTTTTAGCCACTTATTTATATCTACTTCATCTTTTGTATCATAATTTTGCCCAAAAGGATTCGGATAAGCAACCTTCTTTATTCCACGCTCCTTAATTCGATTTTCCAAAAGAATTAAGTATGCATCATTTTTATTTGTAATACCTGTGGCCACAGCTTCACGGAAAACGCTTTCTGGCACCTTTAGGCCTAGAGAACGGCCAGCAGCCTTAACCAGTTTATACGATAAGATCTTATCGTCAGAGTCTATACCAAGATCTGTTAGCTCCGCCCCCTTCTTAGTTAAAATATGAAATTCTTTTGAAGCATAGGATATATTAATCTTAGATAATTTTCTAAGGAAGTATTCATTAACATTTAAAGAAATAGTCACTCTCCGGCCCTCTCAATCAAAGCATCTATTTTATCTAACCATTTTCTTTTATCCTTAACCCTTTGTTCGTACACAGCCTCTCTCAGGTAACCTAACAACGATCTCATATGTGCTTTTGGAACAGGATTATCTTCAGGATATAGGGTAAGGCTTCTCTTGAGCCACTCCTCAAAAGAAACAAGACTGCTGATGTCCTTAAAATCAAACACCTTATATGTCTTTCCGTCAATCAACATCTATAATCTCTCCCTCTAGCTCTCCAAAGGAGCCTGTCAAAACTTTGGTTCTTGCATCAAGTCTTTCTACGAAAACAGTTATTAGTTCTGGACTAATTTCGCCAAGCACATCAATTACTGTTTCTTTCAAAATTCTTGCCTGCTCATTTACTACATTAATATTAATATTATGATCAATTCGTTTATCTGCAACTCCCTCTACATACTTCTTCCAGTCCTGCATTAAGCCTTTCATAGTGTTTATGTATTCTATGAAGATCTTATCCTCTCGAAGAGTGCCTCCATTTTCCAGCAAATTGTAATAGAATTCTAGCCTAGAGTTTATCAAGGAGTCCATCTCAAGAAGCCTTCTTGATACATCAAGCTTCCCTTCTGCTATCTCCTCGATCTTCTGCTGATAAGCAGAAGAGTTCTGTATAACCATTTTCGTCTCAGCCTCAACGGCTTCCCTGTCAAGTTCTGTTCTGCGATTCTTTATATCGCCAAGAACATCTCCTTTTAAATTTAAATGATCTGCTCTAAACTTTTGAAGAGTCATATAAGATACGTGCAATCTTTTTGACCTAGGGTATTTCTCTTTAAGCCATCTCTCTACTTCCTTTACAGAGTCTCCGCCTAATAATCTTTTGATCATATCCTCTTTATCGGGATGGTTTAATACTTTCTTGCTCATATTTTCTCCAGTTAAAAAAAATGCCCCGGTTATATATTACCTTAACCAGAGCATTAAAATTAGTATAGAGTTTTGAAAGCTGCTTATTATCTATTCTTGCTCATCCATGTATCCAAAAGGTCGGATACATCGTGAAGGCCACAATCATCTAATGATGAAGCAACACTTACAATGGGGCTAAGATTAAGCTGCGCCTTAATATGGCTTGCTAAACTTTTTATGGTCAAATCTAATTCGTTAGACTCCTGGTCAAAGCCGACGCTGTCGAGTGTATTTGAAATAGCTACTAAAGAATTCGTCATGTGAGCCAACGAAGTCTTACCAACTTCGAGAATTTGCCTCTCATCTTCTGTAAGATTTTGCGGAGTTAACTCACGAAGCCTGCCTTCTGATAGCTTATAGCCAGACTCAGGATCCCTGTGAGCTATTACAAGGTTCTTTATTATAAAACCTATATCCATAACATGATCTTCAGATCTGAGCCTGCCCTCAGGTCCTGCCCAATCCCAGTCACTTGCCGCAACCTTCTTCAGGACACCGTCTAATCTGTCAGCCTCTTTTGACAAGCCTTTTGCATCTAAAACACTTGCCATCCTTGAAAGACTAGATTGTAAGGATGCGCTTCCACCTGGAAAAGATCTTCCATCTTCGGTTTTAAAGCCTTCGTTATAATCATATACCTTGTTCGTATAAGGGTCTTGATAAACCCCGTCAGACACCCTTTGGGCCTGAACGCCTATTCTATCTGGAGAATATCGAGTAGATAGATGAGGTGCCACGTATTCGGTAGGAACCCTTGAGTCATCACCCTCGGGCGCTATATTGTAAAGAGATTCCGTATCTCTGCCTATCGGAGCCTCTCCGCCCCTCTGAGAGAGATACCTCTCTCTTGTTGCATAGTCTGTAGTGTTAGACTGAAAGTGCTGAAAAATACCATGCTGATCTCCTACGGCTACTTTTGATATTCTACGTCTTGTCTTACTCATGTCGTCTCCTATGATAGTACTATTTTAGAAGAAGAGATCATTGCTCCGGTCTCCCTAAGCGCCTCTGACTTTAAAGCTCTGGCGGATGGGACCATTCTTCCCTTCTCATCGAAGGCTATCTTGCTAACTGGAAGCCCAAGCTTAGGACAATAAAGCTGCACAGAGGTTGGAACTCTAATGAGGTCTCCTCTATCAAAAGCGTTCTTAATCTGCTTCTCCCTATCTGTATTTCCAGAGGAGTGCTTTAAAAGCTTAGAAAACATATCTAATGCAGATATGTACTTTTGACCACCGAATTTCGACTCTATTGTTGTCAAAGCATCTTCTGCTCGCTTAAAATCAGCTGTAGCCACACCATCAGTCACCTGATCGACTAACTGGGGATAGGAAAGTCTGCCCATCTCTTCGACATCTCTAGACACACTTTGTAGCGAAGAATTAGCCTTAGAGCTTTCGAGAATCTTTCTCAGACCCTTTTCATTAAGAGGCAGAGTCTGTCCTGCAACCTTAAATTTATTTGGAATTACAGGGCTTCCGTTTGGCATATCCACAGGAATGCTGATAACAACCCGCCCCTTATCCGTTGGAATATCTGCGCTAAACGTCAGAATTCTATCGTCACTTGCCGCGACTTTTACCTGAGGATTAGGAATACCAAAGCCTGCCATTTGTGAGGCTATCACATTTCTTGCCATATTTATCTGGTCTTTAGAGAAAGATGTCGCCGCCTCTACCAAGCTGTCCTCTATATTCGCATAGGCCTCAAGGGAAGACGGAGTCACTGGAGCCTTTGTCTCCAGGGTTCCAAACGACCTTTGATCTGCATACTTTTTCCTAGAAGATTTTTGCGTAAAATTATTCTTGTCTTTTACAAATACATAAAGATTTTCTTTATTAAGCTTTACAAGCTGGTTGCCCTGAACAAAGCTCGTTGGCAGTGTTGGAATTCCATTAGTAACCTGAACGGGAACTGACACCTCTACTTGAGTGAAATCAGATGTATCTATTGATGCTGTACACAAAACAAAATGATCGTTGGACCTAACTGCCTTGACCACCTGTGGGGTGCAGTCCATAGACTGCAGCTGCAGCTTTGTAAACTTCTCTGCCTTCCTTAAAGTATTATCAGAGAACGCCGAAAAAGATCCCTTTTTGTTTAAAGAAAAGACTCCGGCTAGTTCCTCAGAGAGCTTTGTAGCCTCATACATTGGCTCAAGAGCCTTTTCAAGCGGGACCCTAGACCCTTCTGCTCCAGAGGTATTTGCAAGAACTGAGGCGTGACTCTCTGGTAAAAGATCTCCGGCCTCTTCTCTAAATCTAGATTTGCGACCCGACATCCCGTATAAATGATCGTAGGTTTCCGCTATATCTCTTTGGCTGAAAAACTGATTATCTCCAGCTCTCTTAGAAAGAACATCTCGCATAGTACCAATTAAGGTGTCATGAGGATGCTTTTCTAAAGCCGCCTCAAGTCTGGCAACAACATAGGCTGCGGGAAAAGTTTTTCCGTTCTTTATCTTATTTAACGCCATCTCGGCTTGTCTTGCAATATCTTTTATATGACTCATTATGTACCCTTATTTTAATAATTCTGGAAAAAGGCTCTTTATGGCAGCAGCCTTTGCTTCCGGCTGTTTGCCTATGACCTTCTTCACAAAGCTTCCATCGGACTCTATAACATCTAACAATGCTGACTTAAACGTAAAAATATCATCTTTAGAAAAACCATATTCATCTGAGGAGAAACTACATATAGGAACCTTTTTATAAGATAGGGTCACATTATCACTATCATAGTTACCAGTAACAACCCACGACCCCTCTTCTTTTGAGGTATATTCCGGGCTAGAGCTTCTAACGAGAAAGCGCTCTCCCTCAACATCTTCGACTTTCCACAGGTCGTTATATTGATCCTTTAACACACGATACATATCGAATGCTACTTTTTTAATCTGTAAATCATCAGTCAGTTTAATGCGGTTTTTCGAGGAAATACTGGCAGTCCGCTTTTTGTGTAGCTCTATTAAAATACTATCTAATTCCGACATGCATATGCTCCTTGTGTAATTTTCATCTTTATTAATAGAAAAGAATGTCTCCACCTATCTTAAGATACTTCTTTAATTAATAGACTACTCTTCCTCACCTTTATTGATCTTTGCAATTTCAGCCAGAATCTCATTTACTCTTTCATGATTTTTACAAATCTTTTTTATTTTTTTTATTATTCCGCCGTATCTTTTCTTTTGATTTTTATAGTCAATATTCCCATGCATAGCCTTGTGTACAGCCGATTGAGTTATCCCTAAATGTTCAGCAATATCATTTTGAGTCTTGCCCATTAATCTCATAAAGAGAATCTTTTTTTGATGCTCTGTTAGATATTCTCCATTGACAATATCATATATTTCATCTAAAAGCTCTTCTTTGAGATCGGTGATTCTTTCATCACAAGAGTTGGCCATTAGGACCTGCCCCATGCCGCGCTCTGTTGAAAAATTATTTAGCTTAAGAGATTCAAAGGATATTTCAACTATCTTATATTGATACGATTTACTTTTTCTTTTTGCCACGATTCCTACCACATATCTGGAATTATCTGCTTAAAGTCTCTAAAGAAATCAGCCTTATTGTGACTTCGAAAATACTCGTCTACATCTTTATTTCCATCGGGTACTCTTAAAAACCTTAGCTTTATACCTTTGTTTATATACTTAGAATATATTCTTTCTGCTGACTTTTGGCCAGCATCATCTGAGTCAAGAATAAATGTTATCTTATCTGTATATCTTGCTAATTTAATAAAATGATTTTGAGAAAAAGACGTACCGCATATAGCTACAGAATTCTCTAATTCATTTTGACACATAGCTATCTGGTCAAAATAGCCTTCTACGACATAGACGTTTGAATTTCTTAAACACGACTCCTTTGCTTTATCCAGTCCATATAAAATATTTCCCTTCTTATAAGAAGAGTTTTTATATTTAGGGATTCCAAGAGCCGCCCTCTCAGAGTCTCCAATGAGCGTCCTGCCGCTAACGCCAACTGGGTCGCCATACTCAGAAAATATTGGAAATATCAAATAAAAATAATTTGAAAAGTCACTATCTTTAGAATAATTTAATATATTTAACTTATTTAAAATATCTTCAGATACATACTTCGTAAGAACATCTATATTTTGAGGGAAGAACCCAATCTTGTTATCAATAATGGAACTCTTTGAAAGCTTTCTTTCTTTTATCAAATACTTCAGACAGCCTTTTGAGTTCCTTATATTTGAGTGACATATATTTATTAAAGCACTAAGTTGCTCACGCTGATTCATCATGCTCCTCTACCTCAGATAAATATTTTTCGGTTTCTTCCATGGCCTTTATCATATGCTTTGTTATATTTATCTTACACGACAATCCATCTTGCGGACAGGTTTTCCCTATAAGCTTTGACTCTACAAAGGCCGTCTCCACATGCTCATCATGAGCCTCACAGTAAAACACAAAAGCTTTCTTTTTTATTGATCTTAAAATATCACCATTTGTTTTCATTGACAACTTTGAATATTTCGAAACATCGGTCAAAACACTGCCACAGTCTCCACATATAACTTCATCTGTATCAATATTCAGTGAGGCATCAACGGTCGTTTGGCATTTTACATTACACTGTACTAACATTCCTTACTCCATTCCCTCTATCAGAGAGTTTGTTTCCTCTTCTGCTGAATCTTCATCATCGCCAGGTCGAACACCGGAAAGATACATGTTTCTTATCTTTAGATCATACTCCGCTAAGGCTGTTTTGTCTTTAGAAAAACAAACCAGCGCTGCATCTCTTCCCCGTATCTTCTCTCCATAAACCATATAGCTTTGATTGTTTGGCCTCTCAATTAGACCATACTTTACTGACAAGTCAAAAAGTTCCTCACTTTGCTCTACAACGCCCTTTTCGTACTCGACCTTATACTCGGCCTGTCTGAATGGCGCTCCTACTTTATTTTTTTGAATTTTTGCGCGAACTGTGTGTCCAATCTTTTCTCCACTGCTATTCTTAATAACAGAATCTGCAGAAAGTATTGGAGCCATATTAAGCATGAGGCTGCACGCGTGCTTGAGCGCCTTGCCACCCGGGGATGTGGTTGGATCACCAAACATCTGTCCCAAATTTACCCTTACCTGATTTATGCCTATGAAGGCAACATTAGCCTGAGCTACAACCGGAGTTAGCTTCTTTAGCTCTGTTGACAAAAACCTTGGAATAGGAGCCATATTAGCCTTGCCAATGTCTGCCCCCATTTCTAACGGAGTGTTTAGTACAGCAATTGAATCAAGAACTATTATTCCTAAGTTTTTAAACCTAGGGTCAGTCCCCTCTATTACGTGATCTAAAATGCCTCGCATACTTTTTGTAACTTTTTTAGTAACAGAATTTACCTTAACCTTGCCTATCAAGCCTTCGAATATTGCCTTGGCCTCATTGGTCTTTATAACCATAACTCTCTCTGTATCAACGCCTTGCTTGGCAGCCCAAGCCGGGTCATATGTGTACTCTGCATCAATAAATAAAGCCGTATTATCTGGGTTTTTATCCAGATACTGTTTGATACAGGAAAGAGCAAGCATTGTCTTTCCAGAGCTTTCCTTCCCCGCTAACTGGGTTATTCTGCCCATAGGTATGCCGCCAATTCCAATTGACTCATCTAAAGACGGACTTCCAGTACTTATTGCGTCATACTTTGTGGATATATTTCCATCAAAAAATATTGTGTCCTCTCCAAAAAACTTGGATATCTCTTTCTCTGCATCACTAGCTGTTATTTTCTTGGCCATTTGTTTCTCCTAATGCTTATGCCTTAAAACGCCCTCTTCTGGTGGTCTCCATCCAGGCGGGGGCTGCCAGCTAGATGGATCATCAGGTTGCTCAGATACTATTGCTTCAGTATTTATTAATAACAATGATATACTTGCCGCATTTTGCAGAGCAACTCTTGTCACTTTCTTTGGGTCTACTACACCGCTCTCTATAAGCTTTTCAAATGCAGAGGTCGCTGCATTATACCCAAACTCAGGATCATCATTCTCAAGTATAGTGTTAATTATAGGTTCGGGGTCCTCATGACCGTTCTCAATTATCTGACTAATAGGCCTTCGACAGGCCTGCAAAAGAACATTAGCCGCAGGCCGAAGCCCCTCTTCCAGCTCATCTAAGGACACCATATTTGATGCTCGCAAGATAGCCGCACCACCGCCGGGCAAAATCCCCTCTTCTATAGCGGCTCTAGTGGCGCAAACTGCATCATCAACTCGGTCTCCTTTTTCTCTAAGCTCAAGCTCAGTTGAGTAACCCACAGTTATCATCGCAGCTTTGCTCTTAAGGAAAGCCATTCTTCTTCTTACATCCAAAAGAGCTCTTTCTCCAAGCAGCTTTTTAGAGTCTCTCTCATAAAGCGCCATCTTGTCTGCAACCTTTTCTTCGTTCTTCTCTCCCTCTAAAATCTTCGTTAGAAATCTATTTACAGAAACCCTCTCTGCATATCCAAGATCTTCGAAAGTCATTTGAGATAAAGGTATTCCTCTGTCTTTGCCTACAACATTCGCACCACATAATGCAGCCAAGCAGTCCATCCACTCCTTCTCTCCCTCAACTCCACCAACCCCCATTACAGGCATCTTTACTGCCACGCAATTTAATCTGCCTATCTTATTATTGGCCACCAAGGTCGCTAAGGCCTCTTTCTTTACATCTTTGGCTATAATGAGCAGTTGAGTATTTTCATCCGAAACCTTGTTCAAAAGTCCCAAGCAGGGTGTTATAGAGGATAACTCATCCTCGCACAAGAGAATCCTAGCTTTTATCAGACTTATGTCAGACTGACCTTGGTTCACTAAAAATGACTGAGAAATGTATCCAGACTCTATTTCGATGCCATCTATAAACCTAACTGATGTATCAGCCCCTGGAGCAGCTTCTGCGGCAACAGTCCCCTCTAAACCAACAGAATGAAAGGCGTCAGCGATCTTGGATCCAAGATCGGCATCATTATTTGCAGATATTGTCGCTATATCCCTTAAGGTCTCATAGCCATTAACTGGCTTAGTTAGCTCATCAAGATTTGCCAAAACAGCCTTAGTTGCCCATTCAAGGCCTCTTCTAAAGAGAAGGGGGCTGTATCCGCTGCTTACAAGTTCGTTCCCTAATTTAAATATTTCGTGTGCTAATACCGTAGCGGTGGTTGTTCCGTCTCCAGCTACCGCAGCAGTCCTTCCTGCTGCCTCCTTTATAAGCTGACAGGCAAGCTCCTCAACGGGATCTTCCAAGGATACCTCCCTGGCTACCGAGACGCCGTCCTTCGTCAATACCGGAGCACCAACGAACTTGCCCAGGATCACATTTTTCCCCTGAGGGCCCATCGTAACCCCAACAGTTTTTGCTAACTTCTCCGCACCTGAGAGAAGAAGCTCTCTTCCTTCCTTTGAATATGTTAACTTTTTAGCCACATTACTCTCCTAAGATTTCCTTTACATAATATGTTGTCGCCGCAGCTATTGCGTCCGCCTCGTCGAAACATTCTTTTGATATATTATCATTTCTATTCTTTCTCACTGTAAAAGCTGAGAAGTAATCACATATAAATTCAAAACACTCTTCCTTTGAGGAAATTTTTTTACCCGCAAGTCTCGAAAGTTTTGACCTGATTGTTGTGACGGGATATCTCACAGGATCCTTATCTAGGGATCTAAGCGCAGCCATTGACACAACTTCATTAAAAACTGATAAAACAATTATAGTCCTTGCAGTACTTCTTCCTGCAGGGAATTTATTCGCATAAGACTCTACGACAACTATTTCTGGACTCTTTTCAGCGATTAATTCTAAAACTTCATCAAAAGCTTTACTTGCCCTAAAGGTAAGGCTTCCAGCCTTGCTCTTAGGCGGAGATATATGACCATATTCAGAAAGCGACACCTCTCCATCCGCCATACTTAATATGGCCCAACCGATAGTCGCAGAAGATATGTCTAATCCTAAAACTTTAATCATAATATAAAAAGGGCGCATAAAGATTTTACTCTATGCGCCCTAAATATATTGATTAGATTTTATTCAAAATCGAAGTCAAAATCCTCGTCTGAAGCCACTTCAGTAGCAGCCGCAGGCTCTGAGACTGACCATCCCATAACCTCACAAACTTCAGAAGCAGTTGCAGGAGTAATCACCTTCTCAACGTCGACTCTATCGTTAAACTCTACGAACTTCGTCTTAAAGTCTCCAGATAAAGCCTCCTTGGGATTAGGGGTGACTCCGTACAAAGGCTGAGTTCCCTTCGGACCTTTGTTGATCGAAAGGTCGTACTGAGTAACCTTTCCCCATCTAGAATTATTGTAAAGCGACTTAATTCCATTGTAAATCTGAGGACCAACCTCTAATACGCGAAACTCATCGTCTGTTCTATCCAGAACCTTTACTAACCATCTAGCTTGGCGCTTGAACCCAGCGTCCTCTAATCTGCGAATTAGCTCAGGACTATCAACGGGGCTGTTAACCTTCCGACGAGAGCCGTCTGGGGTAACTACCCAATGAATATAAAACTGAACGGGGTTGCCCATAACTCTAACGAGATTCTCCCCCTCTTCCAATCGCATAAAATTAGACTTCGTTGTTCCTGAATCTGCAGAATTCCAATCTACCTCACCAAATACCATATTTGACATTACTTTTCTCCTTTGTGTGACCTTGTCACGTTGTGTGGACTATTTTTCGCTGCATTGCGATATTTACCACGTATTGTTAAAAAAACATCAACCCCACTCAATATCATCTCCACCAATGTCCAGATCATCTTGGTCTGACACTGCTGACGACGGAAAGGGCTCGGGGTTAGTCTGCCCTATATTATACCCAACTCCACTAGCACTTTCAATGGAATAATCTCTCCGCAGAAAGGTTTTTAGTGCATAATGCCAAGCCAAAAAATAGCTAGCTTTGTTTTCGAGCCACTTCTTACAAGCTTTAGCTAAAACAAGATCATTACAAGCCTCTATATAATTATCATCAGCTTGAGCAAACCACTCCTTGTCCTTCACAGTCTTATAGCCAGCCTCTTTAGACTTAGTTAAAGCTGCTTGAGACCAGGCTTTATTCTTTGAAGAGTCAAGCTGTCCAATCCAGCGATCAACCTGAACAATCTTCTCTTGGCACAAGTTCTGCCCCTCTAAGGTATAGAGGAGGCCTTTTTCCGCAATATTGGGGTCAACAACCCCGTTTTTAGGCAGGTGGTTAATAACCTCTTCTATACCAGAAATATCAATATTTTCAATTGAAAAATTTGAGATAGAAACCTTGTCGTATAAATTGCTCATTATGCCTTTTCTCCTAAAATTGCTTGCAGCTGTTTCTCAACCCGCTCAAGCCTCTCCTGTATATTATCCCCAGAACAACTTTCGACAACTTTTTCTTCATTTTTTTCGATTAAAGATCCGAGGGCCCTCAGCCGCTGGTTCATCATTACATTTAGAATGAAGAAGATAACTCCAAGAGATATCTGCCTATCTATTGGGGGTGTTATGCTTGTTATCTGACCATTTTTATCTGTTGTGAATAACCCCACAAAGTCCTGGTTGCCAAAGTTTTCAATTAAGCTTAAATAATACTTATATTCCTCTGCGTTTAAATCAAGCCTTTTGTTATCAACAGCTCTAATCACTTCCAAGCCTCCGTACTGAAGCTCCAGGGCGCTTTATGGCCCCATCTTTGGCCAACCTCTTTAGTCTAGCTATCTTTAAGTCTTCGTCTAAGTCTTCTCCTAAGTCTTCAGGCCTGCTCAACACCTCTTCTCTTATTTCATTTCTAATTTTCTCATAATCATCCTCAACAACCTCTGCCGTGTCGCCTGTATTCGTATCTTCAGAATCATCATCTTTTTCAGGCTTTATTGGTGAAAACTCAAGAAGCATAAAGAGAGTTATGTCAAACACAAGATCATCAGATAAGTTCTGAGCAAACTCCTGTTGTAGCAACCTCTGCTTAAACATACGCATTCTCTGTGTATGAGTTTCTCCAAGAACTGCAGCACCACATGCTGGACAACAATTGTTTATAAGTGCATGGCGCATCGAATTTTTTATTAAAAAATCACATTGTCTACAATTAATCATATATCTCTCCCATAAATTCTCTCTAAGTTAGATAAGGCTAGGTCCTTTTGGTCTAAATAGCTATTAACTTTACATATTGCTTTTATTGGCAGTCCATCTCTCAACATTGTTCTGTATCTTTCATAATCATCTGCCCATAAAGTCAGGCCACAAGTATCTCCATTTACATCCTCGATGAGGTATTTTGCAAACTTCTTACCTATATTTTTACCATTTTTTATTGAAAATTCCTTTATTTTAGTTTTAATAATAGCCTCAACCTTAATTCTTGTATTCTCGTTTAAGCTAGCGACTTGAGACAGAGGCGTTACCATTGAGCCTCCAGTAAAAAAGCTTTTAAAGACTTCGTGTAAATTCCCGCTTATAGCCCTCCCAAGAACCTCTCTTTCGGAGAGAAGCATCTCTTTTCTGTCCCATTCTTCGTCAAGAGTGCCGAAATCTATTGCTGAGATAATGTCGCGAAACTCATCGGATGAGATATCTATAGCGTGAGTCTTCATAAGCTCTGTCTTTTCGTCTTTAGCCAACTTTTTAAAAGCTGGATTATGAATTGTTGCTATTGCCTCTGTAGACTTTCTTATAGCGCCCCTTGCCTTAGATCTATACTTTTGATAGTTATCATGCATGTCCTTACGAGTTCTATTAAAGCAGTCTAAAGCCCCAGCTTTTACTAATGACTGAATTACCGTCTTTCCTACAGTTTTAGATTCATTTCTAGTCAGAAGCTCTGCAAAGTCGTTGTATGGCTGCATGTTTATTATACTATAAATGGCCTTTTCTCCAACACCTTTTATTGCCGAAAGACCCGTAGATATCTCTCCATCCTTAAGTACGCCGTATTGCCCTGAGCTATTATTTATATGAGGAGGAGATACCTTTATTCTCATTTTTTTACATTCAGCCAAATACTCCTGCGCTTTATCACTGTTTGCATCTTCAGAATTAAGAAGGGCACACATGAACTGTGTCTTATAGTGACATCTCAGCCAAGCTGTATAAAATGATATGTGAGAGTAGGATATAGAGTGAGACTTGTTAAAGGCATATCCTCCAAGTGGTTCAATATACTTTTTCCAGATTAAACTAGCTGTCTCATATGTCATCTCAGAGTAAGCCATGCAATCTTTTATAAAAGAAGCTTCCGTTCTCAAGACAAGATTGGGATCCTTTCCTTTAAGTTTACTAATCTTTCTAAGGGCATCTGCCTGATTTAAATCCCAACCAGCGCAATCCTGGGCAACAAACAATGCTTGCTCTTCATAAACCAAGACTCCATAAGTCTTGCTCAAAGCCCTCTCTAAAGTAGGGTGGTCATAAGCTACAGGCTCTAAACCCAGCCTTCTTTTAGCATAGCGTCTTCTCTCCGCAGGCAAACAAGACGGTCTGCCTATAGCATTAATTGCGCTTATATCCTCAATAGAAGACGGCTTGAGCTTTTTGCAGAATGGGGTTAGAGATGACTCTAGCTGAAATATTCCCGAAGTATCTCCCCTTCCGATCATTCTATATACGTCCTTGTCGCCTAAATCTATATCTTCTATAGACAGCTTTTTGCCCAAAGTCTCCTCTATTAACTTAAAGGTATTGTCGATAACTGTTAACGTCTTTAAGCCTAATAGGTCCATCTTAATAAGGCCATTATCTTCGCATCTTGTTTTCTCCCACTGAGTTACAACATGTCCTTCGTCATCTATTCTAAGCGGAATAGAATCACTAAGAGGCTCGCTTCCGATAACAACCCCTGCTGCATGAACCGACCAATTTCTAGTTAAATTCTGAAGTTTTTCTCCATATTCTAATAACTCTGGATATTTTCTCATATATTCGGAAAACTGAGAACTATCTCTCATAGCCGAAGATAAATTTTTAGCATCAGGCATTATAGATGTTATCTTATTTGCAATCTTAAATGCAGAAGATTTATCTCCGCCCAACCTAAGGCTTCTTGCTACATCTTTTATTATAACCTTTGGAGACAAAGTGCTCCAATTCGAAATGGACGCTACTTTATCTTCTCCATACTTATCTTTAATATATTCCTTGACTAAGCCTGGGTCTGAAAAATCTGTGTCTATATCAGGGAAGGACTCCTTCTTGTTATTGTGAAATCTTTCAAAGATTAGCTCATACTTAATCGGGTCAATATCTGTAATCCCAGTTAAGTAGGCAACAAGAGATCCTGCCGAACTGCCTCTGGCGGGACCTACTGGCATCCTATCCTTTGCCCAATTTACATAATCTGCAACTATCAGCATATATGAGGAAAAATTCTTATCCTCAAGAACGCCCAACTCCATCTTGACCCTATCCCAATACTCCTCACGCTCATCCTTAGAAAGATGTGAGAGCTTTTTCTTAAACCCCTCTATACACTTATACCGAAGATACGACTTATCCTCAGAAATAGTAGAGCGACTCTTTTCTTTCCACTCTGAAAATTCATCGTAATCTGACTCCAGCGATGCTGCAAAAGAAGGAAGCTTTGCTCCCTGTGGCTTTATGTAATGAGGCTCGCTACAAGACTCCGTAATTCGTAAAGAATTTTTCATTCCAACTTCAGCAATCTCTCTTCCGAAGAAATCCGTAATCTCTTCATGCGTCTTTAGATACATATCTTGTACACCATACCTAAATCTGTCAGGATCATCCACCGCCTTCTTATCTTTTATAGCCAACATGAAATCATGATATTTTGCATGCTCCTTATCCCTATAATGAGCGTCACAAGTGATGACGTAAGGAATGCCCATATCAGCAGATAATCTTAATAAAGACTCGTTGAGCCTTTGCTGATTAACTTCTTTGCCACTTTTTGACACATCATACAGAGCATGAGGCTGCAGCTCCAGAAAGAACCTATCTTTGAAAATAGCATTCATCCTCTTGATATGACACACAGCCCTCTCTTCGTCATTATCTGTTATGAGAGTCTTTGCTATCAAGCCATTTGAACACGCAGTAAGCGCGATAACGCCCTCATTATATTTCTCTATATGCTCCCACGATACCCGAGGGGTCTTCTTTCCCATATACCCAGATACTTGGTTTTGAAATGCTGAATAATTTATATTTAGAAGATTTCTGTAGCCTACTTCATTCTGAGCTAGCAATACTAAATGATAATTTTTTCTCGTACTAAGATCATCTGTAAAATAAGCCTCCATGCCTGGAATTAATTTAACCCCAGTCTTCTGACTAGCAAGATAAGCGTCATAAAGAGCCGTTAAAGTTCCGTGATCAGTGACCGCTACCGCCGGGTGATCAACCTCTTTCGCTCTCTCAAAGAGGTCATAGATGTCGTTCATTCCGTCTAGTGGCGAACCTAACTCCGTATGATTATGCAACGATACGAACATGCCCTTGCTCATTTATTCTCCTAATACAATTTTACTAAATCTATAACTATCTATAAAGGCCGAGCCCGGCGAACTAGCAGCGCCAGCTTATTCGGGGCAGCAAATACCTGATATGTTTTCATATATATCATTTACAACTTCCATATCAAGCTCTTTCTTCGCAGCGGAAAGGGCTTGAGTCAGCTCTTTCTTTGGAAGATTCTTTTGCTTAATAACATCTGCAGACCACTCTCGCCTAGACTCTTGGAGATCCTTAATCTGCTGGTCGTATACCATATACGTCTTAACGTATTCTTTCACATCATTCATGCACCAAGAGGCATCTTGGTTGTCCTGGGATTCTGTTTCACTTTCGTCAAAAATTCTTACGATACTCATAGCAACTCCTTTTGTTTCGTCTATTATTTATTTATGAGATTCCAAAGGGCAAGCAGCCCCTCGTCGTTGATTATACCCCCATAATACATGTTGGCATTTCTTTTTTCAGAAAATTTCACCAGCCCGAAGCTTGATACGGCCTCCTTTACAGGCTCCTCTAAGGGCGGTTGCAAATCACGTTTTACAAAGCTTGCAAGGTATTCGCTTATAGCTTCCGCGTATCTAGCAACAGAAATATGAGAAACCTTTTTTAACGATTTTTTATATTTCTTTAAACCCTTTTCGTCTTCTGGTAACGGAAAGTAATCGGGATCAGGCTCATTTTGAACGCCAGATATTATCGTATGTGCATAACAATGATCAAGGGAAAGTATGTCTGGACTATTTGGATCTCGCGCCCTATCTAATCCCTCTCTTGGACTGACGCCTTTGGAGCCAACCTTATTTGAAGGAAAAACGACATTCATGACCCTTATGTAAGCAGACGGATCTTCGGACACAGAGTCCGTTTGAGGGGTAGACCCTACTGGATAAAACGAGCCCTGGCCCTTTACCCATAGGGGGAATCTTTTCAGCATTCCTCCTGCAACATTATTCTTCCGCTTCTCTACATCTTTGCCCTCAAGACCTACCCATGCCATGCCAGAGGATCCTACCTCTGTCAATGCGGTCTCTATCGTCTGTCCAAATACTTCCCTAATATTCTTTCCGGAAATAACGCCACTCCCGATAAGTCTTTTTATCGGATCCAGAAGATCAAGAGGATCTATTGTTGTGGATCCTAGTTGTCGTGAGTTGACATTGTCCAGTCTCAAGCTTATTTGCTCGGCCAATGTATCTAAATTATGAGTTTTTATTAAAAACTCTTCTACGGCCTCTTTTCTTCTGCTCTTAAGCTCATCGTCTCCCTTGGGCCACAGCTGATGCCCTCCCCATTCTGGCCCAAAGGCCTCCGAAGATATCATTCTATGCATGGTTACCCAGTCGACAAGCGGCAAATACAAAGAGCTTCTTGGCCTGAGCCTTTCTGCGCTACCTTCAAGATTGCTATGTATACCAATGCTTCCGCGATCTTTTACTGTAGAGATATTTCCTGACGCAACATTTAGTGGCAAGCCCCTATAAGTAGAGTGAAGGCTTGATATCACATCTCGGCACTGGGTTTCCATTGCCTTTCGATAACGTAATATGTATTCTAGCCCCTCGCTGCTTTTTGCTTTTCTCGCCCTAGCCTCATACTCCTCAGTCTCCAAAAGCCTCTTTTTGTAGGCACCGTAAATCTCTTCTATTCTAAGGAGAATCCTCAAAGCTTCCTCTGGAGGATCTCTTTGTAAAAAGCCTGACATATCCACACTTACCGGAGCATCAGATTCACTAGAGCTTATTTCGACCGGAATTCTAGTTCCCACTATTGGAAAGACTGGTTTTGATGACGTTGTGTCAACTCCTTTGAAATCAATTGGAATTGGGACCCCAATATTGCTTTGGCTATATGGATCCGGAGGAAAGGTCATCTCACTTCCTCTTCTAACAGATAATGGGCCAAGGAATAGCGTCTCTGACGAGTTTAGTCCAAGCTCATCATTGCTATAGCCAATAATTTTCTCATGTTCTCCTCGAACACTACGTGTCCCGGGATGATAAGCTATGCTTACACCTTCCGTCCAACCCTTGTTTGAGTTAGAAGACCCCGTTGCCCCGGTAAAGTCAGAGTATTCAGATGGGCCTCGGCCCATAGTAACAGAAAATACTCTCCAGCCATTCTCTCTATACGCCAAAGGAAGAGCTTCGTTTAGATCAAGAGATTCCGTTGATCCTGGCAAATCTTCTTTTGAAAGTACATAGCATTCATTAGAAGGCCCCAGATCAGGAAGGGTTATATCTATATCAAAAGAATGATAACCCCCTTTTCCGTCAAGGAGTTTGTAGATGGGGTATATCGCGCCCTCTTTATCGGAATTTAGCCTAACTAACACTCCTCCAAAGGATGGGATAATACTCTCTGCGTCTACAGCGCCATGTCCTCCGTGATACCTTCTGTACTTTCCGTCGGCATTTAAATTTATTGTAGTAAAGGGACTATTTGTCATAATGTTATCTATAATTAATCCCGCCCTCTTCACATCGTCAGGGCTTTCATGTTCACTTGCCTTGTGAACTATCTCTGACAGGAACCCTGTTATATATTCTGTTGACTTCTTCATATACTTGGCCGATGTGCAGGCTGTCCTTAAGGAAAATATTGCAGCCTGAAGGGCTTCAGAACACTCTGTGATAGGCGTTAGGCTCTTCGCATAAAAATCTTCTCTATCTCCTAACTGATCATATTTTCTGGCATACTCTTCAGAGCTTATTCCTATAACAATTTTATTTAAATCATCATGAGTAAGTTTTAATACCTTTTCAGCAGTTGATAAGTCAAGGCCTATATCATATCCTATATATGAAGGAGATTCATTGTCCCTCATATATAAATTGTAAGAGTTAGACACAACGTCTGCTAGATATAAAGCGGAAGCGCCCTCTAGAGTTCTCCCCATATACTCTTTGCCCTTCATTTTAGCAACCTTGCTTGTAATGCCCTCTTTGGAACCAGTGGGTTTACCCTCTTCGTACCAATCGCCGCCCTTTCCTGTGGCTAATGGGTCGAGCAAGATTCTTGACCTATCCATCTCACTAAGAGCAGGGGGCTTGAGACTTCCTATTATCTCGTCTATAAGAGAGCCTGCAGTTGGTCCGCTAGGTCCTTTCTTTCCAAATAAGGATGTGTAATCTACCGCACCACCTTTTGTTAATTCCAATCGGAAAACATCACCCACCTGCTGGCGCTCAGTCGAACTCAAGTTAGCATAAGCACTTGGAATGGAGCGAAGAATAGACTTTGCTATGCCAACTGCCAAAAACTCCCTTACATTTTCTGGCGAATGATACAGCATTCTTTTGTCAACAGATTGAAATTGACTTAAATATACTTCTGTAAAATAAGAGAAAGACTGTGCGAGAAGAGAATCTGCCTCTGCCGATAACTCGTCCTCCTCCTCTATCTCAACCTGCCTTATAATGGCCTCTATTGCACGCTTAGACCTGTCTGTTGCCACTGGCCCAAAGGACCCCTCTGTATCATCTTCTAAATCTATAGCATCAGGACTACCTATCATAGAGCCATGTATCTCTAATGTTGTAGCGAGCTTTAACCAGCCTTGCATGCTCAGTAAAAATGAACGTAAAAGTCTTCCGATAACTGTCGTTGTCTGATTAAGACCCTCTTCTCCACGCTCGGCCAAACGCTTTGCGTTAGCGCCCTTGAGATCGCTTTGACCCCTTTCTTCCTCCCACCGACTCATAGATGCAGAACCTTCTGCGTCATGAGTTACATATTTACCATCTGAATCTTTAGTCCCCATACCTGTGAATGCTTCTGTTGATTCAAGATAAGTTCGCGTAGCGCCATCTGCAGACTCTCGCTCCCTAGCCGAGCTAAGTGTATTGCCTTCTTCTGAGCCCCAAATAAAGTCTCTGGGGGCAGCATAAAATCCATAATGGTCGCCATTTGGCCCCTTAAACATAATTCTTTTTAGCTTTTTACCGGATATTTCACTATTCTTCCGCTTCCACTCATCATACAGATATTTCCGGCTAGAATCTGACCCTATAAGCTCGCTTTCCCTTGCCGCAGAAATATAGGCTCTATTATTTTTGTCTCTAAGGTTCTTGAAAGTATTTTCAAAATTTTCCTCACCCTCTGTAAGCAATACTCCAGATGCTATAACGCTATTTCTATCATATGCAAAAGCACTTCGGTTCTTAAAGTTTATTCCAGTATGAGTTCTTGCGAAATAAACAGAATCTCTCAAAGAAAATACATGACCATGTTGACAAACAAGCTTTATATCTCCAAGGATCTCCATTCGATTCATGTTTGTACCCTTAACTCTTTTGGTTAAGTTTGCAGGAGAAGCCATTGCTACAGATAACAGCTGTGATATTTTATTTAGCCTGCCATAATTTTCCAAAATTGCCAACGTATCAGGCTTAGGCTTGTTCATTTCAGAGTCAATGTCATTCGAAATAGAATCTATAACTGGTGGCAGATTAATATCCGAAGAAGGATTACTAGGATCTTTAATAAAGGGAAGAATATCACTAAGGTCAACGCCAAGCTCCACAAGAGTGTCTACCAGAGCCTGAAGGGTCTCTGCTGCCTGAGGGCCCCTTTCCTCAGAAAAGAGAACGGCGTCATCCATAAGGGTCTTTATAAGGGCCGGCAATGAGCCTTCTCCGTCCCTCAGAAAGGAGGATAAACTAGTCTTTGCCCCACACACTAAGTATGTCAGAGTACCCTCTACAAGGTTAGCTGGCTGGCCGGCTTCATTCACCGGAGGATATACCCTGGATCTTACTATGTCAATATGTCCATCTTCACCATATGCTATTGAGTCTGCAGATATTGGCCCCGATATAGGGCTCGCTAAATAAGAATACTTAGACAAATATCCCTCGCTCTTAATAGCAGCGTTAGCCTTACTGGGATCAGCCCGATCCTCGGGTGACATTTCTGGCAAAATATCAATTTTTGCGGGACAATTAAAAAACTTATTAGAAAACTTCCAGCCGCCGCCGGACCTTTTCTTCAGCTCAGACATAAATCTATCTTTAGCCGACGCATCTAACTCGCCAGACTCTATCGCCGCATCTAGCTTGGCCTCAAAAGTCTTCTTTCCAGAAGATCCATCGGCTGGGCCTCTGATTGTTTGCAAAGACTCAGGAGAAACATTTCCTCCGGAAGATATTATGGGACTTGGATCAAGATATAAGCCGCACTCAAAGTCTGTAATTTTAGGCTTCCACTTTGTGCCGCCCTTCTTGGCATCCTCTATAGACTGAACAAGTTCGACCGGCCTATCCCTTTTATCTGAATAAGGACACTTGTATTTCCTTGCTGATACAGGCTTATCTGATTCGCTAACTCTTCTGGCCCCAAGTTGACGAAAAGCTTCCGACCTCCTAACAACTCCCTCTATATGCTCTGCCTTAGAGCCTGAACTTACCAGAGAGCTTATCTCAGGCCACGTCTTGGCTCCAGCATATTCAGGATGAGATTCTGGAGGCAGAAAGCCTCCTTCTTTTTGGTTCAATACGTCTTCTGTTATTAGGTCTCCACTCTTTGTAAATAAACTATATGAGGGAACATCATATTCCGAGTAATCTGACTTCTCCACGGAACCACTTCTGCCGCTACCTTTTGGATTTATAATAGCGGTTCTTGTATAAACGTTCTTGCCGCAAACAGAACATGATGAATAATTCCAATGCTTTGTTTTTACCTGAAAGGCCTTATTGTAAGCAAGATGACACAGTATTGCTCGCTGAAGCCCTCTTGCTACCCAGCTGCAAAAGGAAGACCTGGCCCAAGCTCCCGATGCGCTTTTTGAAAAAAATGTTTGTATTTTATTATGCAGCTGATGCATAAAAATATCCATAAAAGTTGCACTTAACTTCTCGTAATTATCTCTAAACTTCGATGGGATACTAGAGCTCTCCCCTTCCCCCAAATGAAACACCTCTGTCTGTATATCTACGAACACCAATGAGCCGCATATAAGAGCTAAGTCTGAAGCCATTGAGCTTTCTGCATCTCTAAACTCAGAAGAGAGCTCATACCCCCTACTCCTTAAAGCCTTATGCACCCCAAAGCCTTTTTTCCTATAGTCTCTATATAACAAGTCCGTTACATGCTGATCTCTCTTCTTGATTGCAGAAAGCAAGTCATCTGTCCGATTGGCCAGGCGTCTTCTTTTCTCGTTATAAGTAATAAGCGCTGCTCGAAGATCTCTGCCTTCTTCCTTTTTGGAAACGCCATCAAGCTCCTCCATCATTCTGGAGGCTTGGTCCGAGATTGTATCTAGCTCAAGCCCTACAGCCTGTCTTAGAGCGACCATCTTGTCCAGTGAAACCGAAACAACAGGGGGGTCTACTGTCTCATCAACAATCAGCCCTGTAGCCTTATCACCTAATTTCTTAAAAATAGGATGAAAGTTTAACGGAGTAATATGATCATCTTCTTCTCTCGCAGCCCTAAGCCTTTGATAGTAATTATTTCCAGAATTTTCCGCTTCAAAAAACTTATCTGTCGTATCTACGCTCGTATAGACATTGTCTATATTTATTTTATCAGGCTCTGTCGGCCAATCATTTTGCCTTCCTGCGAATTTTCCGCTTACCGCCTCAAACATCTCTTCTGAGACAGCGTCAGAAGAATGTGGTTCATGAAGAGACTCTACGTCTAGAACAGGCTGCCGAATACGTTCGACTCTACTAGGAGCCTTGGGATCTTCTGGCTCATCACCTTCACCTGCATAATATAAGCTTGTATTAAATTCATCTTCAAAAAAATCGCGAAGACCATACTCGCGTATAAAGAAGTCAATATTCTCTGCAGTCTCGCCCGATTCTTTATTAAGATTAATCTCAACGCCTGATGGCTGAAGAGCTATTGCCAAATATTCTGCAGCGTAAAGCACGCCACCTTCGTTGAAACGTGAATGAAAGTTAGTGTGAAGCTCCTTCATGAAAGCCTCTTCTTCCTTGCCCTGGCCTTCAGAGCCATAATCTTCCTCAGAGCCATAATCTTCCCGGCCTTCGGATTCATCATCATAATCGTCCTGCGGGTCCCAGCTAGTTAGAGTTCCCCACCCGTCGTCCTCGTCCGAGGGGTATGGATCTTCGTGGTCGCCGCCGTCGCCACCAAAAGTATCGTCTCTTAAAAGCCCAGGCTGATAGGGAGCTACCTGAAAGGCACTTGCTATTTCTTTGTGAACATCCCCTAGGGCAATCACAAATTCACTATGAGCCTCCTCGCCTTCTATAGGTAGTTTTCTCAAGATTGCTTGAATTTTATATTTACTCATCTTATTCCCTTAAATTAAACCACATAGCAAAATAACTGCTCAACAAATATTCTTTTATAATCATCTCTATTCTTTTTATTAGTAATATAATCCTCTTCTGTAATATTAAAATATTATAGCGGCATAATACTGCGTATATTACCTTATTCCAAAGGTTAGCTCAAATTCCTCTTCTATAGAAGAAACAAGCGTAGAGATATACTCTTTGGCCCTCCCCAGGTGAGTCGCCTCAGACCTAGTCGCTGCAACCATAGCCCTAGAGAACGAGGGATCTACCCCTACAGAGTTATCTCCTGAATTGTTTATTGCAGAAATAATCTCTTTGTCACTTATGTCTATATGACCGGCCATAGGGCCTTCGATGCCAAGCATCGTAGATAGTTCTCTTTGCAAATATGGATTATCAATATGTTCTGGCCACTCCCAAACGGGCTTGGCAGCTATTGCTTTATAATAAACCCCATTATCATTGTAATTAAAAAAATCTTTCTCAAAAACAGGGGTAAGCCTAATTCCCTCGGAGGACCATAAATCAACGTATAAAAGTTCTATCGACTCATTGCCTACTCTCTTAATGGGGGTCGTTAGGCCGTACCCTCTTTTTACAAAGCGTTTCTTTATGTATGTTCCATTTTCATTAAAAAACCTTTTATCTTGAGCCAAAAGCCTTCTTACGCTATAAGCGCCAGGATATCTGCAGAAAATATTGGACAAAGGATAAGTCGCTGAAATGAAATTATTATGCCCAAGAGTCCCATTGATAAGAAGGGGAACCTGCTCAATTCCGTCGTTATAATACTTAAACAATAAATATGGCATATCAGAGAAGAAGTCTGAGAGGGTGCTCTTGACACTGTCAAACTCTGCTGGTGTCAGACCCGCATCTATCTTTGCAACCAACCCCTTGGCTTTATCGTGAATAAACCTAGCCACACAATATACCAGCACCTGGATTCGTGCCCGAGCCTTTGCTAGGGCCACCCCCTCTACCTCTAACATGTAGTCCATCCCATGAGACTCAAGGTCTTTATCGCTTACTCCTGACAGACCTCTTATATAGGCGTCCTGAATTAAATTGATCTCCTTTATATCTACATCTAAAAGATCTTTATATCTTTTCACAAAGAATTGCAGCCGACCCCTTAGCTGCTCTATTTGAACATCTGTAATGATTCTAGTTTTTTCTTCTGCTTTATTTTCATATTGCTCATAAAATAGATGTCTATTTCCTCGAAATAAACTCATAGCGGTACGCATTTCATCTATTGATTCCGCACCAATTTTTTCAAAGGGATACTCAACAAAATCTTTCTCTATGGCGAGAAGCCTTATTTTGTATTGCTTTTTAGAGCCTTTGTTGAGCAAAGATATCTTATATCTTGCAATATCTTTTTCTTCAGCAATATGTTTTAAAACAGCATCATTCATCTCTTACTATCAAATCTCCAAGCATATCTGTTATGAGCTTGTACTTAGAAAGCTTCTTCAACCTCATACTTGCGGCCCACCCAGTTAGGCCAACTTCGCTAGCGGCATCTTTTATGGAGAACCCATCCAAACATACCTTTCTTAAAATAATGTAAGTCTTCTCGTCCACTAGAGAAGCCACTTTTTCTATGGCCAGCTCTAGATCTATTCTCTCATATACAGTTCCATCTTCAGAATACAAGGAATCAGAATTAGACAAAGTATTTTGAAATTCACAATACTCCTCCCCACTATTAGGGTCTACCTTTGCCATAGCGCTAAAGCTCAACTCCTCTCTTGATTTTCTATACTTAGGCTTCTCTTCTTCTCCAGGCGCAGAAAGCTCTCTCAAAGAGCATGCATCATTAGATAGCTTATTTACGCTTTTAATTTTAGATATCAACTTATTTCTAAGATGTGTATGTAAAAAGGTGCTTAATTTAACTTTTTTGTCAGGATCATAAGCGTTTATGCCCTCTACTATTATAATAGAAAGCTCTTGCTTTATATCCTCATAAGTATATCCAGGGAGATATGTCCTCGATGACCACTTGCACAGCAGCGGGTCTATTCGCTCAAGAACCCTTGAGTACCCCTGTTTTGTCTTCATGTCAATATAGACCTTCTCTTCATACATCTCTACATATCCGCTGTAAGCATTCTTCATATGATCTCCCATCTCATTCCGCCCAGGCTTCTTGGCAGATTGCTTTATAGTCACACCAGTTACATAAAAATGTTGGCTTCTTAATCCACGTATTGTCAGTTTCTATGTGTGATGCATTTTTCAACAAAAGCTTGTTACACCTATCTAAGTCAGAAGCTCTAAAGGTAAAGTCTTTAGTTTTACACTTATGCTTAAGAAGCAGAAAGGATCCATGTACAACCTTCACATCTCCATACTTGCGGTTTAAAGCCTCAGCATATACCAGGAGCTGAAACTCAGACAAATATTTTTCATTCTTACTTGTCTTATAATCAACTACCCTATACTCTCCTGGGCCTACTTTGTCAACTCTATCTATATAGCCTCGAACAATAGAATCTCCATCTATCTTAAATGAGAAAGGCATTTCAACCCCTATAACATTTGGCATTCCGTTTTCTTTGATATTGTCCAAATAATCTTGGATTATCTCCCTCATGTAAATTATGCCAGGCTGATCCCCATCTGGAGTCCAAGTAGGTTCCTCTAAGATGTTTATGTCAAACTCTTTTACGCCAGCCTGAAAACACTTCTTCATAAGAAGGGGGTATTCTTCCTTCTTTACGGGCCTCTTTAGAATCTCTAGGTGAAAAAGCTCTAGAATCCTATGAGCACAAGAGCCGAACTCTGTAAAGTTCCACTTAGACTCCTCTACCTCCGGCTTTTCTATATACCTGTAATGATATTTCTTCGGACACTTTGTATATGTATCCATTGATGACACTGATAATTTTAACAAAACTTTTCTCCATTTAAAACAACTGACTTAATGCCCGATCCTGGATCCACCTATAAACAAAGCGCCCCGTTGATCCAGATCCAATTCTCAAGGTTTTCCGATCTATAGTCTGCTCCGATCTCAACCACCTAGACTCAAGGCTCTCCCAATAATATGATACATATTTCTTTGTCTTTGGGTTGTAAAAGCTTCTTACGAAATTTCCTGTTATTATTGGCTCTTTCTCGCCCAGCCTCTCTTTATAAAAATTTGTAGTTGTTCCAAATGTATTATAGGGACGATTAACAATCTTGACAACTTGATTGTCTCTAGCTTCTTCTGTCGACCCATCTATAATAATAAACTTTGCAGACGGGTCGAAATTTGGGTTATTATTCGGAGAAGATATGGGGTCGGGCTTCATCGCCTGATTTTTTAATGGAAAATTTATAAACTCCTTAGAGGTCTTGCCTCCTGCAATAGCTTCTCCGCCAGCATTGGTCTTAGAGCTTTTGATTTCAAGACCCCCTATATCCACAGAGGTCTTTTGAGCCTCCTCTCCATCAGATGTATACCCTAGACTATCGATAGACTCATCTCCGTATCTCATAACAACGATGCCTTCTTCTCCTAGAATTCTAGGTCCCCCAAGATCTGTAGAGCTATTCTCATATTGAGCAGTTACTATATCAGAAGAATCACTTCCAGAGATAGCTATAGCTTTCACCTTCAGCGTTCCAGCTAATGTGGGCAGGAATACCTTGCCTATGGCAATAAGAGAAAGCTCTGTAGGCTCTGAGTCATCTAAGGTGTAGTAAACAGTCGAGGGCACGTCTGTTTCAAATGATATAGTCTCAGGAAACCCATCTAAAAGCTCTCCCTCTCCCTCTATTATAGTTAAACTAATCATCAGATCTCCTTACCTATATATTAAAAATTAATATACTATCTCTTTAAAAACTCAAGCTCGCTCTCACCATTTATTTTCGTAACGTCTATAACGTTATCAAATTTCTCCTTTAGTGACTCATCATGCGTAATTACCAAAATTTTGTATCTATCTTCTAATGATTTTATAACATTAACAAATAGGGTCTCTACCCCATACCTATCCAAAGGAGAGTTTACTTCATCTAAAAGCAAAAACTCTAGAGAGGACCCGCCGTAACGACTCGAAATATCAGAAAGAGCAACTCTTAGTGCCAATGAAATTCTGAACTTCTCCCCGCCACTTAATGACTTGAAGTTCTGTAAATGCCCATCCTTTCTAACTTTTAGGTCCAAAGTCTCAATGATAGAGACGCCATCTGCACCCATCCTTTGGGTATCCAGCACTATAACTGACGGCTCGTTGGATATAGATGACAAAATTCCATTTGAAGTCTCCTCTAGATCCTCTATAACAAAGTCTAATAATATAGTTTGAATGCCGCCCTTTCCAAACATTTTTCCAAGCTTTTCGAAGAGTGAGGCTCTCTTTAGCTTCTTCATAATCTTCTTCTTATCCTTCTGCATCTTGGCTTCACGTTGAGCTAAGACAGAATGCCTCTCAGCTAATCTTCCCGCTTCTTTGTCCTGCTCGGACATAAGAGCTTTTGCTTCATCCCTATCATTTTTAAGACTCTTTAATTTCGCCCTTAGGCTCTGAAAATCATCATTCTTAATAGACTCCAATATATCCATGTTATTTTTTATCTTAAACAAAACCTGTGATAACTTATTCTCGGATATTTTTGCGGCATCAAGCTCGCGCTTCAGAGAGTCCTCAATAAGATTTAGCTTGTATTGCGCAGAGTCTGTCTTTGACACAATTTTTGCAATCTCTTTGTTATCTCTTTCAATAGAGATCGAAGCTTCCAGCTGCTCTTCTATAGTTAGAATTTTATCATTAGCTTCTGAAAACTGCTCAGAATAGCGCTTCTTCCTATCATTGTGATCGCACTTTAGCTTAGAGTGTATTTCGTCACTAATAGACTGCTCACATGTGTAGCACTCTCCGACCAAGATCTCTCTGTCATCTAAGGTCCTAAGTACCTCTTGGGAAGAAGCCTTCCTCGCCTTATAGTGAATAAGCTGAGCTCTTAAGCCCTCTAGCCTACCCTCTTCCAAAGGGTTTATAGATCTTCCTGATAGCTCCTCGTCAAGGTTAGTCAAGGTCTTTTTCAGGGAAAGTTTATCCTTATCGTATGACTCTATTGTCTGCTTAAGCGTAAGACTCTTTTTTTCTAAAGACTCTTTTTCTGAGTTCAATTTCCTTAGATCCTCTATAACTCTATCATAGGTATCTGTATCCAGAGACTTTTTCATAACAATATATTTGCTATCTAATGATGCAATTTCATCCACAACGGACTGGTGCCGACTCTTTAAAGACGCAGCATTCTTTTCTGCCTCACCTATCTGCAAAGCTGTCTCTGCCAGCCTTTCCACCACATCATCATAATCAGACACTGCCCCTCTTAATACTTTGCACTCTGAGTTAATATCTCGAACCCTTTTTCTTGCCCCCTTTTCGTAGTCATCCCATCTAGATATATCTACAATAGACTTCAATATCTCCTTCTTCTTAGAAGGGTCAGACTCTGCAAATTCTGATATATCATTTTGTCTAAAGTAAACAGAGTTTATAAAAGTTTTATATTCTAACTTTATAAGCTCTTCTATTTTCAAGTTTGTATCACCAGATGTTGAACATGAAATATTTTGCCACTCCCCGTCCTTTCCTAGGATATAAAACTCAACCGAAGAGGTGGAGCTCATTCTGTTTCTAACTCTCGTCACTAAATATTTTACATCGTTGTGAGAGAACTCAAGCTCCACCGAGCAAATTTTTTCTCCCCACCTAATGATATCATCCATCATTGCAGCTCTAGATTTATTAAACAGACACCACAGCACTGCTTCAAACACAGCGCTCTTTCCAGAGCCATTAGATTTACTGTAGTTCCCCTCTGTGTTTCCTATGAGCAAAGCTGAGTTAAACATAGAGAAATCAATTTCACTATCTTTGTGAGAAAAAAAGTTTTTCATCTTAAGTCTTGAGGGTATCATGCTTCTCCCATTATAATCTTAGCTTCCTTTAAAAGCTCTTCTCGATACTTCCCTTCTATCTCCTGAGACTCAAGAAACGCTTTAAGCATGGAGAAGTCATCTTTATGATCTAAAATAGTATTATCTCTAACTATCCTTTTGGACGTAGCCTCTATGATAATTTTAGACACATGAAATGCGCCTAACCTATAAAGCTCGGTTTGAATATATTGTTTATCTAAGGCTGGCAGGACCTTTTCGTCAACTGTTAGTTTCAGCCTTATTATCTTGCCCTCCATATCCTCTTCGTCAAGAGCCTTCTTTAAGCGATCCGCTACATTAGAAAAGTCAGAGCCAGACAGGTCTAGGGACTTATCCATAAGGCCTCGCACCTTTGATTTGCAGAACTTTATCTTCTTGTCGAAGATGCTGTAATCTATGAAGTACTTATCTACATTTGCATCACCAAAATTACTTCTCTCCATAGAACCGGAGTATATGCAAACAGGGGCTCTCTTCTGCAAGACGCGAAACTGATGAAGATGGCCCATTATCGCTATATCACACCCGTTAAACGATCCGGGGGCCGCCATGACCTCTGAGCCTCCATAGTCATTATAACTCCCTTCGAAAAAGAAATTATGTCCGACCGCCACAATCGGATTGTTATTATCTACTTTTGCGATAAGCTCTTCTATGTGGCTGTTGTAACCCGCCGTTCTTTCCCTTATATTTGATCCGGCATACATCCTTCTGTCTCTGTACGGGAAAAGCAACAGATTAACTTTTTCGTTCTTAGCATTACAAACCTCTACTACTTCCGGCTCCAGAAGCATCCTTACGTTAGGATATTCAGATGCCGCCAATGAAGTGATGGAACTTGTAAACTCCTCCCCGCTCCGCTTATAATCGTGATTGCCCATGATTACAAACGTAGCTATATTTGCATTGGAAAGCCTTCTTAGTGCCTTATCCACTATCTTCATATGCTGAGGAGATGGCTCTCGATGCTCAAATAGATCTCCTGTTTGTACAAATATATCAGCTTTACTTTCAATCGTATAATCTATAATTGAATTTAAAGTAGATTCGTAATCATCAATACGAGTATTCCCTCCATGACCGTTAGGTCTTCCAAGGCCAAATACCGCACCTATATGTGTGTCTCCACATATGACTGCTCTCATGAAAACCTCCTTTTTAACATTCCAAAGATCTTAGCCGATAATGCTTTCGATCTTTTTATATCATATCTATCAATTTTGATTATATACTCATCTGTCTTCTGCATAACTGCTTCTATCCACCTTATGTCATCTGGATTTGCCTTCTGAGCATCTCTAAACATCTCGGATATATGCAGAAGTATAGTAAAGTTATTTTTTCTTCTTACCGTAGAAACATTTGATATCTTTTCTGGATCCACAAACTCAGACATCTCTGATAATGCTGTAGAAAAATCGCAACCAGTGCGTAAAATATAAAAGTCTATTACATTATTTGACGCACCACATCCAAAGCAGTAAAAATTATTATCTTCTCCGGCTATATAGAGCGATCCGGTTCGTTCCAAACCACTCTTATGTTCAGAAGAAGGACACTTGCACCTATGGGTAAAGTTTCCGCTGCACACCCGTTCCAAAGATATCGAAAACTTCTTCGCTAAATCCAGAATGGATACAGAATTTAAAATTTCTTCTTTAGAATATCTCTTCATCTTCCCCTACTTCAGTGCTGCTCTTTGGCTGTTCTAAACTTTAATCACCGCCCCGTTACTGGCAATATTTAATTAAAAAGAAAGCTTCTGCCAAAATGTTCGCCTAGGCTTCTCAAGAGGGTTGATTAACTCCAGTTCCGCCGAAACGTCACTTATATAGGGAGCCCTAAAGAGCGCTGGCTTCGATATACTTCCATCAACATATAACCCTGTTCCTACGTCTGATATTTTTTCCGCGCCGTTTGAATCAAGAATAACCCTGCTATCTATAGCTGATGCAACCTTTAGAGCTATTCTTCCAGGGAAGTTTGCTTTAATTAAACCAGATATTACTCGGCAGGAAGGTCTTTGCGTTGCTAGAATTATAGAAATGCCAGCAGCCCTGCCTTTCTGGGCCACCAAGCACAATGGTTTCTGAATATCTTTGTCTTGTAAAACTAAGTCTGCCCACTCATCTACCACTATTACTACCGGCCTCATTCGCTTTTCCGGAGAAACTCTCTCATTATATTCTGACGCACTTCTAACCTTGGCTTTGGAAAGATATGTAAATCGAGTTTCCATCAGACCTCTTACATCCTCTATCAGAAGATGAGCATCTTCCACGGTATGAACTAAAGACTTTACTGAATCTAAATCAGAATACATACTGAACTCTACTGTCTTAGGGTCAATCAGATACAAGCAAGCGTCACACTTCAGCAAAGAAAGTATAAAGCTGTGTAATAACACGCTTTTGCCAGAGCCAGTTGTTCCTCCTACCAATAAATTTGGTATTCGATTTAGATCTACAAATAAAGGTTCGCCATGATGATCGGACCCTAATGCGATGGGAGAGTAAGAAGAGGCATCAAATGACCGCGCAACACTCTGAAAGGTAGGCGACTCTAGCTCTGCCTTTTGCACTTCGATCCTATAAACCCCGTCCCTTAAGACGGGATAGCCGACAGGGTGTGCGTGACTCTCTATTGCCATACCAAGGTCAACAAGCATTCTATCTAGTTTTGACGACCTCACCCCTGGCGATAACTTTATGTCATATACATCAAAAAACTTTTTATTTTCAAGCTTAACGTATTCAGCTTTTACTCCGAATGAATTCAGGAGGGAAAAGAATCTTTCCTCTTTATTCGGAGTAAATATATCAATCGTTTGTGGTCCTATCATTTATGCTCCTTAGGTCTTCAAGGGACTCCTGCAGCCCCTTCCTGTATCCTACAAGAGCAGTATATACACCGTTCGCCTCTGGTGCAACAGAAAATTTTCTGCAATCATCCTCAATGGCCCTGATTCTTTTAGATGCGCTAGAAATCTTGCTTAAAAGCATCTGAGTGACATCTTCTTTAAGCATTATCTCTTGCCTTGATTCTTCTTAAGTCTGCCTATCTCTCTCTTAAGCTCACGAATCTCAACCTCCATCTTAATAGCCTCATCCTTAAGTTTTAATGTAGATCTCAAAGATAGAACTATCAGACCAAAAATACCCTCTCCTGGGTTTACCTCATCCAGCTGATCTGCTGCTACTAGCAATCTGTTTAAAATCGAAACCACATTATTGTGGTAAGCCGGAGACTGATTATCCGGATGAATTTTATCTGAAAGAAGCTTCTTAAAATCGTTAAAAGCATTCTCAACAGATCCTTGGGCTTCTGTCTTCTTAGAATCCATATAACGATTATTCTTAGGAACCTTTACATCCGTCATAATAATCCTCCTTTAACATTATTATTATATATAAGCCACATCTTTTATGCATTTTTAAAAAACTCTGTATTTTATGAAGCATATCATCATCTATGATACCAAATTGTCTGTATAAAAAATTAACTATATTTATGCATTTATTGTAATCGTAACAAGCAGAGTCAAATAACCCGCAGGCTTGGTCTAAAAAATTCTCAAGCTTTTCCCTGGATTCTGCTGGAGCCTTAGACAGGTCGACAATCGGATTTATGATTGAGCTGCAATATGCAAATCTTGCTGGATCGGTTAGTCCATTGCACCCTAAGAGAATAAAGGCATCCATTAGCTCTCCTTTTAATCAGTAGTTTGAGATATGACAACAGTTTCTTTAAAAAAGCTTAAGGGAGTCATCCCGATTCATCGCCGGCAACATTTGAGATTATGATATTAGGCACCGCAGTATTCTGGTTGCCCATTACAATCTGCGATCCGGTGCCTGATGTATTATAAAGCTCAGGTTCATATAAATTTCCAAGAATATCATTAGCGACAAACTGATACGTCTGACTAACATCAAAAATCAAACTCTCTGATGCATCATAGTATTTGAAAAATAAAGTATCACCCTCGCTGTTACTACGCAACTGCATCTCATAAATAATGCTCCCCGCATACGGTCCAAAAGGAGCTATGAGCTGTGTTGCAACCCCCCTTACCTTGCCATCCTCATCAAATGCTGCAAACAGATCTCCTTCTTCGGCAAAGCCAGAACCCTCGTTCATTGAAGGATTCACTACCCCCACCGCTATAGTTGCCGTAAGTTCATAAGCGCCTGGATCATCTTCCCAATTAGGAGTGCTATCAGGCGGTGTGCCATTTATTGTGAGGGTGACAGTAGCCATACTGCTATCTGACTCTCCATCATTAACCACAAGCCCATACTCATGAACTCCTGCGCCAAGCGACTCTCCTGATCCGATGCCTAAAAGAGGAGTGCTCAAAGAGCCGGGATTTAACAGCGTAGGGGTTCCGCTATCCGCTGGCACGCTATAAAAAGAATACGACACTATCTGATCTCCATCGGGGTCGCTTCCAAGTCCATTTAAATAATATACAATACTGTCTGGATCCCCCGACATGACGGGCTCTCCGCCAGGTGCTCCTGCGCTAATATACAAAGAAGCAGTAGGCGTCTGATTGGCTTCAATTACTGTAACTTCCCTTTTCCCCTCATCTGCAGAGCCTCCCTGGGGGTCTTCGACATTATATGTAACTATATAAACCCCTGGGGTAGAAGTGTCTACGTTATTGGTCGTAACAATGCGTTCAGTTATATCGTTACCTTCTCCGTCATCGGCTGTTGCTCCTTCATCCATATACGAATCATGTTGTGAAACCGAGACAGAAGAGGCCCCTGTTATAGTTATAATTGGCCTCTCATTTATAGCTAACTCAGAAAATGCAGTAAATAACTTGTCGAAGGTTCCGCTTCCTGTTTCAATATCGGGAACCACCGTATATTCCACCTGCTCACTCGTCTTCCAAACCTTAAGTACCATTAGGTTGCCCTCGACAGCCCCTGCTGATATTGGGCCGCTAAAATCTGAAAAGTCGTAAGACATAATTCCTACCACCTCAAGTTGATTTCCGGTCCAGACGCCAGACCCAACTAAGACCTCTCCATACTCTGGATTTGTATCAGTTGGGTACAGAACACCATTCCGATCAAAAAGTCCGACTTCATCTCCGGGCTCTAATAACGTTATTGAGTCCAAAAGTATTGCTAGCGAAGATACTCCTGTGTCGGCTATACTTACTACAAAGTGACTCGGCTGAGGTCTGGCTACAGCAATTGTCTTCACAGCAACTGCTCCTGTATTTATCCCATCACTAGCTGTCAGCTTAACCGTATAGTCCCCCTCGGCATCTGGAGTCAAAAAAGCCTCAACAGTACCTGAGGTGCCCGTCATCTCCTGCGCACCGACCGGCGTAAGCTCTGCTAAAGAGCCAGCGGGCTGGTCCGTCATAAGCCACTCATAAGTAATTGTATCATCATAATCTTGGTCCCATACAAATGCTGTAAAATGAATCTGATCTGATATCACAGGACTGTCCGGATAAGACTGTATGTCTGCAATATTTACAGCGACATTCGCAGGCACCACAGTGACCTCTCTAGTTACTTCATCTGCTGCCTGTCCATGACTGTCCGTTACATTGTATCTGACAGTATAGGTGCCAGGAGTGGTCGTATCAACTGGATTTAGCGTATCAATACTAGGGGTCAAATCACCGTCCTCAGAGTCTATGGCTGTAGCTCCAGCGTCAACGTAACTCACATCAGCACCTGCTATAATATCCGGAACATCTAAGGGGGGATTAGGCGTTATTACAGGCTTGTTATTTGCCAAGCATCTAACGGTTCTAGAGGCAGTTGTTACGTTTCCAAAGCTGTCCGTAACGCTATATATAACTTGACTCTCACCTTCGGTCGATGTGTTAACTGGCAGCCCCTCTATCATAATTTGATCAGAGGTGTATACCCCATCAACATCATCAACAGCATAAGCGCCCTTATCGTAATAAGGTGACTCGCCAGGTCCATGAAGAGCATCCTCTGCCGCTCCATATGTATCTCCCACCGTAATCTCAACTATTTGATCTCCGTATACAGTTATTATAGCAGGATCGTCAGGAATCACATCAACTATTCTAATTCCAATTTCTGAGTTTCCAACAGAGTCTGTTGCCGTATATATAACCTCGTTGCCTAAGCTTGAAGTTGATGTATCAATAGGCAATCCGCTAATCATAATGTCAACGGAGCCGCCCTCTGGGTCAACAGCATAAGCGCCCATATCATAATCAGGGAGACCATTAAGGGCATCCTCCGCCTCTCCGTACTCACCATAGCTAGGAGTTTGCCTAATAATCTTTGGATTATCACCCAAGACAACCACCTCTGGAGGCTGATTAGGCATACAGTATGTAGTATTTATTGCAGCAACACTATCTAGTTGACCATCATTTACTACCAAGCTTATCTCGTAAGTACCCTCTGCATCTGGAATAAAAACTCCTGTTGATGAGGAAAGATCATCTAAGCTTATGTAGGATCCTTGTGGCTGACTAACAAAACTCCATACATATTCTATGCTATCTCCATCTGGATCTGAAGAGCCGGTAGCATCAAGGGATACCTCGGTCCCAACAACTGTGTATGGATCAACAGTAAAAGATGCTATCGGGGCACTATTTGTATTTTCTATATAACAACTAAAATCTGCAGGAACGCTATATGCGTTATTAGCTCTAACTACTAATGAGACATCTAGATCTATATTTAGCATCTTTGCAAATATCCGATCGCTGGTATCTATTGTAAAGACCGGCTTGCTCATTACTCCAAGCTCTTCTCCATTTATAAATAAAGTCCACATATATTCGTCTATGACATCACCATCGTGATCATAAGAGCCTCTTCCATCAAATGTAAGGACGGCTCCCATCTCAACAATCTCGCCATTATAAACGGGCGTATCTCCATTAAATACTTTAATATCGGCAATTGGAGGCATATCCATATTATCACAGGGACAATAATTAGACATTATAAACCAATGATTGACTCTCGTCTTCATCTTATCGTTCTTATCCGTTATGCAGCAAACTTGAACTGTATTCTTTGGTGGCAAGATATAGCCTCGAAACAACGGCTCACCATCCAATGTATCCATGCTGTTATCGCTAACTATAGGAATCGGAACATAAAGCTGCCGATTATGAGTCACTTCCGGCAACGGCCTATATTGCGCATCTATATGCCCGCCTCCTGTCGTATAACTAGTATTAGTTGTAGCATAAAGGGCTCCATTCGTATCGAGTGAATCAGCTGATGCGTTAAGTCCAAACGAGTCAACTGATGCGCTCACATTAGAAATATAGGTGTTGGTCGAAGCATAAAACATTCTATTTGAGCCAAGAGAATCTACTGATACATTTACTGAGTCGAGAGTCGCAACCTTATATATCCCCTCCGAATCAAACGCGTCAGTTGCATCACTAAACACCCTGATATCGCCGGTTGTTCGAAAGAATGTATCTTTAATATTAAGCGAATCAACCGATGCTTCCATAAGTTCAAAAGTATACTCATCTTCGCTATAGACCGCCATAGCAGGCGTCACATGATGGTAGGCATTCGTGCTATAACTCGCAGCCGTACTACGGGTCTTTATGCCTGCATTTGAAACCTTGCCCAAATAAATAGACATATTTTTTATCCAAAAATTATCTCCAGTTTCAAACTCACCGAGCTGCGGATTCCCTTCCGGCGTATCTAATGTTGCGTTGGTCGTTGCTCCATCTGATGTTGCGTTGGTCGTTGCTCCATCTGACGTATAATAAGGGCCTGGATCAGGAGGAACGGGAGGTGTCGGTTCCTCTCCTAAGGTCGGATCACGCCAGTCAGGTAATGGGGGGAAGTGAGGAATCACTACTCTGCTGCGACCATCCCAAACTCCTGCAACAATTATCATCGCCCCTATGTCTTCTGTATCAAGAACAATATCTCCACCATCTTGGGGCCAGGTTTTTATCCTTGGCTCCACAGGGTGCTTTCTTGGAGGCTCATGAAATAAATCTCCAGTCTTTTCGTCCCAAACAACATTTGCTCCAGTACCGCGAGGCAAATCATTTATTCTTACCGGCGGAACTCCCGAAGTATCCTTTACATGTAACTTTCTCTTGGGCTCTCCGGCATTACTTGAAACTCCGATACCAAGATTTAATTTAGAATCTATTCTTATTGAGTCATCACCAGAAAACTGCCCGCCCTTATTATATTGAATAGACCCAGGAGGTTGGGAGGGCTCGCCTCCCTTTCCAAGCTTTACTATCTTTCCATCTTTATCCTTATAGTATAGCTTATTTTCCTCTAAGGCAGCACCATTCTCATCTACACTTCCTGCTATGGCTACAAATATAGCTCCCTTGCCTGGGCCAGTAGGCACCCCTGGCTGATGCTGGTCGGCATCGCCATTGGGGTTAACCTCTGAAAAAATAATTCCGATAGGATCTATACAGCCCGTTACGTCAATGTCTCCATCAAAAAAGGCAACCATATCATTAACCGGACATCCACTTGGCGATGCAAGTTGTGGCTCTCCATATAGCTTTACTTTGCCTCCACAGAAGCTACTGTCTCCTCCTACAACCTCGAACCTGTTAGTTGGAGTCTCTGTTCCTATACCAACGTTACCATCACTTTTTATAATAACTCTTGTGTGAGTGCTCCAGTTTATACCACCGGGTCCAGAAGGCCTTGTTACGAGTCTCAACTCAGATGATACATCACCATCCGAAGGAATCCCGTCTACTCTAAACTGAATGCCCCCAGCTTTCCCATAACTATCTCCATCCCAGCCTCTCGCAACTATTGTCCCTAAATAGTCACCGTCCTGTACGGTGTCTCCTGATCTTGACTTATCAAAGTATGCGTCTGGGCCGTAAATCGATTCATCAGACTCTCTTAGTATCAGAGTATCAGTGTTATCATAAGAGCCGATGGCCAGCTTTGCGTCTGGAGAAGAAACCCCTATGCCTACTCTATGCTGATTGTAATCAAAGACAAAAGTTGGGCTCCCTCCGAGATGCCCTCCCTCGTTGTATTGAACATGGGTATCATCCCCACCAATCATCGTTGAGAGGTCTAAGTAATAACACTTCTCTCCTGTATCAGGATCAACGTCATACACGGGAATAGCAAACCCCTCCCCATGGGGTCCATATTGATCTTCAGGGTAACATTGTATATTATCTTTATTTACAGCCGGTGTAGTTCCACCGGTTCCGCCTAAATTAGCATGAGAAAGCGTTCCTCTAACATGCGCACCTTGTGTTAAAAGTACCTTAGACGCATGACCGTCTGCATGATCACCATCATGAATGTGGCCTGCCACAAGTGGGTGGTATTGATCTTCCGCATAAAGAGATAAGTTATGGGCATACTCTCCCCCATAGAGAGCATTCATAACATCAGCTGTAACAACAGTTACGGCCGATGTATATCTGGTAAGCTTTTTGTTGCTATCAGTTGCCATCTTACCCTATAACCTCTTGTGCATATTTCCCTAAAAATAAGAGGTTCTCCACCACGTCTGCTCTAGCCATAAGACTCTCGCCTATAAGCTCTCTCCCTGTTCCATTTGCATTCGCATACATATTAGCATGAGTAGAGAGAGGGACGACAGTAGAATTCCCCGTATTATTGACAACATATAAACTAAACTGCGGCGGCCACGCCTTAGGGCCGGTTGCGTTACCCCAGGGAGCATGTGGCTGCGGCCAACGACCATCTGCCTTAAAGCCAGGATCTCCCAAGTTATCCTTATAAGCATTTAAAGGAGTTGTTGGAATACCATTTTCTATGTTCCATTCAGGGCAAAAGGCTATACTAAAGTCTGAGCCTGTTAGTCCCGCAGGTGATGGCGGGCCTGCAAGGTGGCCGGGATCAAATAACTCAAGGGGGCGATAAGTACCCATGTTATGCTCCGGATCAGTACTCATAACATCCGTTAATATTCCACCATATTTGCCCGACCCATCAGGCTGAACCGATATATAACCCTTATACGTAAAAGAGATTACCTCATGCCACCCAATTCCATATGGGCCTCCATCGGTAGGGGCGTGTTGTGGATCTCTGGTTGTATAACTTATCGTGCCATTTATAACAAACTGATAACTGGCAGGATACCTTGGAATAAAACACCTATCCCCTTCATGCGGCCCACCAGATGGTTCATCATGACCTCCATCTAAATATGCTTTAAACTCAAACCACGGAGGCCCAGAATTCACCGGATACCAGTCTTCTGTTCCATCCGCATTCACATCATCAGTAATTTCGCTTTTATTATAGCTCCAACTACCATAGAAGGTCAAAGAAGAGGCCTGTGCTGTACCGGGCTGATCCCATGTAGTCTTCTTTATATCATTCCAAGGAGAGCCAAGCAAGACCATGTGATCGGGCTGAGCAGGCGGTGGGGAGGTCGGGTATGATGCGGGATATATCGGTGGGCGATGTTGATAAGACGCTGGACCAAACCCTTGTCCTACAAACTTTTTATGTAAATGTCCTCCAGACGCATACACACGCTGTCCGTATAAGTAAGAGTAACTCTCCTTGCCTTGTGCTATACAAAAAAGAGGCTCGGACAGGCCCGTCAATGTCCACTTTGTGTTAGGGTTTCCATTCGGGTATAGCCCCCAGATTGGTCCCATATGATCCATGGGGAAGAAGTATTTTTTTACGAGATTTGAAGTCCCATTAAGTATGGAGGAATGATGCCCCCCCTCTATAATATTTGAATAATGATAAGGAAGAAGCTCATAAGGAGGATGCTTGGTTCCGGCTCTATGATCAATAAAAGCTCCGCCGCCAAGTATGCTAGACCCATAGCTAGAAGAAATGTGATTCCTTTGGCCGCCCAAGATAGATGAGTAAAGGCTGTTGTCTAAAAATGTACCAGCAACTGCTGAAGAATGTTCTGGGGAGCTTGTTATAACGTTACTAACACCTCCGACAATATAGGATGTTTGGACTCCGAACCCTGACGATCCCCAATGTCGTGGATTCGAAGCGCCAAAGTGAGGCCACCTTGGACCAGCACTAGGTTCAGCCCACGGAGCTAAGCATCCCCAAAACGCATTGTGACTTGGATCTGGATCTCCTTTATGTGGCGTATGATTTATGCCGTTACCAATTCCTCCGAAAATCCCTGAATAGAGCACATCTGTAGAGTATTGGTCCTGAAGTATAACGTTGTTTCCGCCGCCAACAATGATGTCGTTAAACATCATCTTATAGGGACCTACTGAGCCAAAGGCGGTCAGCTCATTGTTTACTCCTCCGAAAATTTGAGAATGCGAATTGCCCGACTCCACTCCGCCCATTCGACAGTTATCACTACCAATTATAAAATTAAAAGAAGGCTTTACAGGCCCCCCAGTAATATGATTACCTGACCCCCCAATCACTCCGGAGAAATGTGACGGAGTCCCTTTTATAATCCTGGTATTAAAAGATGTATACCCCTCTCCTATCGTAAGTGGCTCGGCATTAGATCCGTGTCCAAAGAGAATACTGTTACTAGACTCTCTTATCGAACCAAACGATCCGCCTATACTTATTGATTTGTTTCCAGAGATACGAACATTATCTCCGCCTATGATAGTAGAGTTATAGCCATAAATAGTGTTGACCTTACCCCCGATGATAGTACCGAAATCAGGCTTTGGCCAGGGGGAAGCTGGATCAAACTTGAGAATATTTCTTTCCCCCCCAGCAACTATAGAGGCGTCCGAAAAGATCTCGTTCTTCACCCCTCCAGAAATAATAGAAGCGGCCCCACTTACTACATTTTCAGTACCGCCAGAGATGGTGGAGAAATCGCCTGCTACTCGCTGCGATATACCTCCGCCGATAGAAGAGGCTTCTCCTACTACCAGATTCTTGTATCCGCCTAAAATAGAAGAGGAATCTCCGTCTACAGTATTATTAGACCCCCCTCCTATTACCTGCCCCCTTGGGCTCGCAGGAGGCACTGTTGTCTTTGTCTTATTGTTACGGCCTCCTGAAATTGCAGAGAAATCTCCTTCTGCAACGTTGTTATGCCCGCCGCCCACAGCGGTATGAAGCCCAACAGTAACATTGCGATTACCTCCGGAGACTACGGATTCAAAGCCATACGCCTTATTCTCCCGCCCTCCGCCAATACACGCGCCTTCCTCTTGAATAATGTTTCCATGACCACCTGCAATATTTGAATGTATTGCAGAAATAGTTGCTTTATTTCCCTCTCCTCCAGAGACCACAGAATACTGCCCACTAGCAAGGTTGTCTTTGCCTCCGCCAACAGCGGCCCCTCTCTCTGTCGCAGAAGTGTTAAATCCTAAGGCAACAGAGAAATCGCCTCGATTACTAACGTCCCATGCATCTCCAGTAACAGCTCCCGCTCTAAAGGCTCCCTTTGATTTGTCAAATTGGAAGCGACTATCTCCCTCCCCTCCGGCTAAATCAAGATCGTCCAACGATGATGATCCAAACACAAAGTCAAACCCCGTAGACGTGTCCCAAACATCCGGAATGGGGATGTAATTAGTTCCATCAAAGGTTGTACTCCTTTGTCTTATTAGCTTGGGCTGTGTACCATCTCCCGCAGGATCTTCATCTTCTTGAAAAACAAGGTCTGCACGTATATGTCTTAGATCTAAATAGTAATAAGTCTTTAGATCGACAGGATCTACCCTATACTCTGGTATAGCATTTTCTACATGTACGCCGTCCCGAACATTTCTCTTCGTAACTGCGTCATCACCAAGGTTTGGATTTGTTAACTGGTCTGTTACATGGTCAACTAAATGTACCCGAGGAGCGTGACCGTCACCCCTTAATCCAGAGTGTACGTGTCCACGCACACGCGGATCTTCGTCGTCCATAGAGTCTGCGTCAGCCGAACCATACAGTCCTCCAAAAATAGAGTTTGCAAAATCTGCTGTTACAACAGTAACGGTAGATTTAAACTTCGTTAGTTTTATGTCACTGTCCGTAGCCATAACGCCTCTTGCCCAGTCTTTTTACTCAGACTCTTTAAAATGCTTCTTAACCTTATCACTTACTTTAAACTTCACTGACTTATATGGCTTTAGCATCATTTTCTCTTGAGTTTTCGGGTTTCTAACAGGTCTTGCGGAATGCTCATATAAAAAGAACTTTCCAAAGCCTACGATGGAAACTTCTCCATCCTCTTCTAGCCCACTAATAATAGACTTGATCATCTCGTCTATCACCTGCAGGGCTTCCTTTTGAGAAAGGAGTGTTTTATCTGAAATATTTTTAGCCAATTCTCTTTTGTTTATCATACCTAACCCTATATGCGTGCATATGCGTGCATTACTGATACAAACATTATTATTAATAGTAAGAGGCTAAAGAGTTTCCTCGTCAGAGAATTGGTCGGCGTGCTGTTTTGATTTCTGGTAATCTTCTTCTAATTGCCCAGGGTTTTCTCTATAGTGTCCATAAACTCTAGATAAATCACCGTCGTCTGATACAGGGTCTATCCCGTAGTTCTCATACATCTGGTCGACCTTCTTCTTTAAAGCCTCATTCTCTAGCTCGATCTTTGTTTTCTTTGGTGACACCGCTACTCCGATAATCCTTAATGCAAATCTGCCTTCTTAACAACAGCTCTGCATACCTCTATCATAGACTCCTTTGACATCTTTAGCTTTAAAGCATTAACACAATAGGCGCACCAGACAACGTTCCCTTTAACGTAGCCTAGTAGGGGGTCTACACAGTCGAGCGACATCTTAAATGGGTCATGAGTTCTGGAGGCATCTGACTTTACAACATTCAGCTTTATACCCGAATAAAAGCACTTTCCACCTTGCTCCTCAAACATGGTCATTACATCATCCCTCGTTAGGTCAAATGGTATGTTTTTCTTAGAAGCCCTAGAGCGGGCATTAGTTACTGCTCTTCCAAACATTATGTTGGGGTAATTCAAGCACTTCTGTCTCCATCCAATCTCAGTCATGTTTACTCCATCGGCTTATTAAAAACATTCACCATAATTCTCTCACCATGTTTTGCGCCAGAGGCCTTCGCAACAGTTCTAATCGCATTAGCAATTCTTCCCTGCTTTCCAATAACCTTCCCCACATCTTCTTTGCCAACCTTTATTTCATATAAAGTACCCTCTTTGTCTGTCTCTGCCTGAGCGACACTTACCGAAGCTTCATCATCAACAATTGCTACAACCATAGTCTTAATAAGATCTTCTATTCCACTCATTTTATTTCTCCTTTACATTAATTTTGATAGGCTCAACGGCCTCGCTTCTCGGCACAAATACCTCTAACATTCCGTCTTTCATTGAGGCGGCTGAAAGCTTTAGGTTGAAACTAGGATGTATAAAATACTTAGTCCTAAAGTTTCTCCTGGCAATACCTCTGACAATCATCCCTTGTTGTACTCCAGTCTTAGGAGCCTTAGGAGGATATTCATCAGCCATCTCTGCCTTGCCTTCATCAAGAGCGCCTCTTGGTCTATCAGCCTTGTTCCCAATGCCTCCAATGCACAACAGATTGCCCTCGACCGTTATAGATACATCAGACGGAGAATATCCGGCCAACGCAAAGGCCATATGAAAGCCCTCTTCATCGCACCACTGATCACATCTTGGAAACTTTCCAGCCGATGTCACCTTCTTGTTGCCACCGACCTCTCTATAAAACTCATCATCAGCCCAAAGAAGATCAAAAATCCTTCCCGGCACCGAAACTCTGCTCAACATTTCTTTCATATTATTCTTCTCCATCTTCTAATTCTAGATGAGCATCCAGATAAAGGCTGACTGTATTAAATGACTCTACGATGCTTGAAATTGACCAGCCAAGCAAAGCTGATATCGCTCCAGCAAACACCGGGTTTATTTCAAACCAAAAAGAGCAAGCTACTCCAACCCAAAACCCCGTACACATCGTGCAATTAATTAACTTATTTAAAAAATTAGATTTGCTTGATATAAATTCCCTTATTGGCTCAAGTAAAGAGCTTAAGACGACTATAACTGTGATTCCAGTACAGCCTAATGTAAAAATTAAAAATTCAACCAAACTCATTATAACTCCGACTATCTTATATATACTGTAAAATCATATAACTATCAACAATTTTTGGTTTAAAGTATTTGGAACTGTAAACCTTTTGCCCGAAACTTTCTATTTAAACGATCTCGTCTATGACACCAAGCTCTAAAGCACTTTCTGCCGTCATAAACCAATCAACTTTATTTTTTAATACTTCTGTTAATTTCTTTTTGGAAATCTTAGTAAGCCTAAGGGTCATCTCCTCTATCTTTTTCTGAAGACGCTTTGTCTCTTCAAGCTTCTCTTCTAAATCTTTTACTTTTCCAAAAAACCCAGAAGAGACTTGGTGGTAAAGGGGTGTTGCATGTCTATAGGCAAATCTTCGATGTCCATTTATCAGGATTACAAACCCACAGGACATGGCAGCTCCTGTCACAACTGTATGAATAGGTGTTTCGCTATTTTCCATAACACCAATTAACCCAAAGCATTGATACACTTTTCCTCCATAAGAATCTATATATATCCTTATAGGGTTCGGACTGTACTCAAGTCCATAAACACAATAAAGCTTGCGCAAGTGCTCATCGTTCTCATTTATTTCTATAATACTTTTAGTGAGTTCGTTTATGGAAGCCTGATCCACCTGTTTCGATAGATATAAACTTCTATCCTTTGGAATAGGCAACGTATTTGCCGTAGCCATCTAACCTCCTTTTTGCATAATATGTTATATAAATTTTTCTATAAATCTGTGTAAAAGATCTTCTTGGTCAAAGTATATACACGGCCAAACTTTTGTCCACATCGAAAAGGTGCTGCTGCACACATACACGCATGTACCCTCAGGTCTTCTGTGGATAAACCATGCTAATCTCTATTATCTTTTGCCTTCAGATAAGACTCAACTGTTACTGGAAAAAGATTCTTTGCAAAATCAAGGCACGCCTCTGCAACAACTTGAATCTCCTGCTGCGCTCCTTCATGTATCCTTAGGTCTATAAACTTTAGAAGATTAGATAGGTTGCAGGTTCCGTAGTATTCGGTATACAAGTTTTGAGGAAGAACACCCCTAGCCTGCTCTCTGCATATATCGTTTTCAATTAGCTCATTATATAGCTCCAGAGACTTTGCATGTAGCTCTTTTACTCTCTCTCTAGCAGTTCGAGTAACGCTATACTCTCTTACTAAGTCGGGATTAATAAGCTTGTCTACGTTTGAGGCCTGTCTATTGCTCTTGTGCTGTGTTCTAAACCATTCAGGCTCATAGAACCGAAGGTCGCAATCTGTGTATCTTCTGCTAATTTCATTATAAGACCAGGTTCTATGCCTATGATGCTGCGATCTTATGAACAATGGAACAACGAACTTAAAGGTTATTCCACAATGTTCCAATGTAGATGTATGCTTATTTTTAATAAGATATTCCACAAGCCTAACATCCCTTTCAGAAAGCTCTTCTCCGACTGAATCCTTCCCGAAGGAAACTCTTGCAGATCTTACTACCGTGGCATCTGACCCCCAATGCTGTACAAGCTGTACTCTTCCTATATCATCTCCGTAAAGATACTTAGTAAGGCCAAACTCCTCGTCATTCATCAGGATTTCCTCTGCAAACCATTGTTAGTCTCCGGTCCTCGTCTAACAATATATTCGCAACACTTCTAACATCCTCTCTAGTAACCAGATCAATCTTATCTATATACTCCTCGATAGTTGGACATTTAAAAAGCTTTTGCTTAACGCCCCAATAAGCGATGCTATAACTATCTTCTATGGCTGAATAAAAAGATGATCTCATTTTGTTCTTTGCCCTCTGCAACTCTTCTTCTGAAACCAGGCTCTCCCTCATCTTTTGAAGCTCGCTGTCAACTATATTAAGAGCCTCTTCGACATTTGCATCTCTTGTAGAGAAGTCCACCATGCTCACAGCTCCATGCTCCCAATCATTGTAACTAGACGAAACTCCATAGACCAAGCCCTTCTTTTCTCTAACTTCAGCAAAAAGCCTTGAGTCCATACCTCTACCAAGGATTGTTGTCATCAGTTGCGTAGAGTAAATGTGTTCAGAAGGGGTATTAAATCCGGGCGTACCCATCCATACATACGTGTGCTCTATCCCCGCTCGCTCTGCCTCTAAGACCCTACTCTCTTCATATTTAGAATCAGAAAAAGTTTTACTACCTCGGATCTTGCCAGTCTGCTTACCAAAGTATTTGTTAAGCATATCTCTCATCTTTGTCTTACTGAGGTTGCTGCAAATAGAGACTATAGCGTCCTTTCTGTTGCAAAACTCGGAGTGAAATCTTGATATTTCAGATCTACTAAACCCAGAAATAGACTCCGCAGTACCCAAGACAGGAGTTGTGAGATAGTTATCAAAAAAGTTTTCTGAAAACCCCCTCCAGATAAACGCCCCTACATCGTCTAAAGAAGATGCCTCCTCTTCTTTTACAACCTCTATCTCTCTAAGAATCTCCTCCTCAGGAAAGATAGGATTAAAAACCATATCTGAAAGTATCTCTACACACTTTTCAAGATTTTCATATGGGACTGATATATAATAGGCGACTGACTCATGCGAAGTAAAGGCATTAGAGTGTCCTCCGAGAAAGGCTATCTCTCTTTGGATTTCAGTTCCAGTTCTAGTGTGCGTTCCCTTGAATAAAGAGTGCTCTAACATATGAGAGATTCCAGAGCTATAACCCCCCTTCTCCTCGACTCTTGATCCAGCATTAAAAGATATTATTATAGTAGCTAACCTACTATGTGTTTTTGAAACTACATGAATCACTAACTACTCCTATAAATTGTAAAACTATTGCCCGAAATCTTCATTCGGGAAAACGAAAAATGGGGAGGGAGATATTTTCCCCCTCCCCATCCAATGTTACCGATTCTTGCTTTCAATAACTACTTTCTTTCCATACGGGAATTGAACCCCAGCATCCTGCTCACATACAGCCCATAACATTCGAGTCTTAGGCTTAGATGGGAATGGGGCATAACCATCTGTGAATACCACTAAGCCATCATACTTGCGTTCATCTGCAAGATGAATTACCGGCTCAAAGCATGTTCCACCTCGACCAACTATATCAACCTTTGCCGCCTTTTTGCTAAAGGGCTTAGGGTCGCCATGTAGCCTTGTATCAAATTGAATAAAGTCAACCTCTACATGGTCTATCATTCCATTTAATTCTGTAACAAAGTATTCTAGCTGAGAGTCCGAAACAGACCCAGAGGTATCAAACGCCACAAGCAATCGACTTGTGTAGTTTCTCTTAGAGCCAGGAGAGGTGAAACCATATCGTCTATTTGGCCTCATTCGGGTGCTCTTTCGCCCCATAAGAACAAGCTTATTAATAAACCACCTTACTTCCTTCTTCCAATTAACAACTGGCTTATTGGCGGCTATAATCTGGGAAGCTATATTTCCGCTAATAGAACCCCAGCCCTTTTTCTCCTGCTCTTTAATAGCTTTCTCTGCGATGTTTCTGACCTTCTCTTCGACAATATCATCGTCAAAGTCATCCCACATAGAGTGGTCATCAACGGTATCTCCTTTTCCTTCAATGAGTTCATCAAAGTCCTTTCCTTGGCCTTCGCACTCCTTCTTTAGCTTCTCGTAATACCACTCTGAAGACTGATTATCTTCCAGACCAAACTGATTAGGGTACAAAGCACCCTGCGGCAGACCCTCGATATGACAGTTAATTGCACAATCAGCAGCTATATTGTAGCCTCTAGGGTTATAAGCAAAGTGCTTAGCTCTAGTAAGATGGTGCAACAAAACGTGCAGAGCCTCATGCTTAAGAACACTTCTAAGCTCAGTCGTGCTAAGGCCATCTACAAAATCTGGATTATAGTAAAGTGCTAAGTCAACTCGTCTAATAACACCTACGGCAAGCGTTGGAATATCCTTTCTCTCCTTCTTATTAAGGTGAAGAAAGACCTCTCCGTATAGAGGCTGGAACGTAACAAGCTTTGAGATTGCCGACTCAAGTTTGTTCTTAACATTTGTGTTAGCCATAATTATAGTCTCCTGTGAAAGTTAAGACACCTTTTAACCCTGTGCCTTCCCGTGGGTAGAAATAAGGGCTTACGAAGAGAGATAAATCTGCTTCAAATGCTCCCTAAAATCTTCATCACTCTGCCATTCCATAACAATCTTCTTGCTCTTCTGACCACCGAGAAGGGCGACCCAAGCTTGCGAAGCAACATCATTTGGAAGCATCATAAAGAAGTCTCTCAAATTAGCTCGTTCCTTAGTCTTAGTCTTAGTCAAGCTTCTTTCATTAACCTCTGCAACAACCGAGCGAGAAAGGGCTGCGATAACTTCAATGTCATTACAGGCAGACTCTACCTTACTCTTAACCTTCTCAAAGTTGTCCAAGACATCACTTGGCCGAAGCTGAGAGAATTCATTGGTCAGAAACTTCTGAAACATTACAGCAATCTCTCGACCGACCCAACCCTTAGTAACCTGAGTAAGCATACCATCATCTGTGCGCTTATCTAGACCCATAAGCTGCAAGGTATCAGAAAAGGCAACCCAGCTTCTTCGGGAAGGATAAACTCTACCAGCCTCAAGGTTTCCTACTGGTGGGTCAAGGAGGTTTTGATTACGATTAATAAACTCTACTACAGCCTCATGGACACTATTTTGTCTGGCCCAATCTAGCCACTCTTGAGTAGATGGATCAAAGTCGATGTGGAACCATCTATCATGCAAAGCAGGATCAAGCTCCACTACATCGTAGTCTTCATCAGAGTTTACCGCAGAGACAACTCGCCATCCATCTGGAAGCTTCTCTCCATCCAAGCGCCTATCTAAGCAAATCTCAAAGACTGCTTGAAGAACATCCTTTGAAGCTCGATTAAGCTCATCAAAGAATAGAATACCCTTTGAGTCCTGTGCTTTAGGCCACCATTCTTGCTTCAAGAAACGAAGCACATCCTTCTCAGTATCTTTGTGAGGCATACCTTTAATGTCACCCACTTCACACTGAGAGAGTCTTACATCATAAAAGCCGTATGACTCACCTGTTTCTTCTGTTAACTCATCAGCAACCTGCTTGACGACTGAGGACTTCCCCACGCCATGCTTTGCGTGAAGCATCACAGATTTATCTTTCGGCATCCTCTTTAGGATTTCCTTCGTTTGTTCAATGTTCATGCTTTCTCCTTTTCAGCAAGATTCGATAATGGGACACTTCCCACGGAGCTATATAACTGATGTAGAAAATATTTCTACTTTTTTATTCTCCCTCTTCACCTGAGGGAGTATCTTCTTTTGGAAGGTCTGCTACGGCATCCCTGACCGAAGCCAGTCTTCCCTGAAATGTCTTCAAAGAAGCTACCAAATCCCCTATAGACTCCGGTGAGTCTTGACCAAAAGCACCTCCATCAAATGCCTGTGAATCATAAGCTTGAGGATTAAGCAAAGATGAAAAGGTGCTTTTGATCGCCTCTAATCCATCCGAAGGCATAACCCCGTCCTCTCCTAATACAGAACCAGCAAAGCTTGTAGCGTCATTCAATGTCTCTTCTATTGAAGAGAGCCTTGAACTAATATCCTCTAACTTGGATATAACCATTGTTTCAAAATCACTTGACATGTTTTCTCCTATTTTTTTGTTCCAAAAGCGTGAGACTCATCCAACGCAGATGGCGTTAACCTTATAAACCTAGAGTTATTTCTTAGGTCATTTAAATTGTAAGAGTTAGTATAAGTCATAGCTGACCTTAACCCCCCACAAAACTCATCTAAAATATAGTAAGCCTTTCCCTTTAAAGGGATATGTGTCGAAACACCTTCTGCACAAGTTCCAGGCTTAAGCCCCTCTCTCCTCTCCTCTTGAACCTCTTTTGATGCCATTCCTCTATAAACCTTAACTCTTCTGCCATCTAAAGAAATAACTTCCCCAGGAGACTCTATTGTTCCTGCAAATATTCGTCCGGCAATAATAGCATCTGCACCAGCAGCTAAGCTCTTAACAAAATCTGCTGGATACCTTATTCCCCCATCTGCTATAATAGACACCTTCCCAAATGTAGCACTACTTTCTCTGGCTGAGAAGCAGTCTGCAACAGAAGCAAGAGTTGGAACTCCTATCCCTGTCATTATCCTTGTCTTACAAATTGATCCACCACCTATGCCAACTCTAATGGCACTTGCACCGGCTTCAGCAAGCCTAAGGAATCCTTTGCCTGTAGCTACATTTCCGGCTATAATAGGAATATTCCCAGATGTTTCTCTTTCCACCCACCTTATCATGTCTAGCATGTAACTTGAGTCGCCATTAGCAACGTCAATAGCAACAGCAGAAAGAGAGTCTTTAAATCTTCCGTAAAGATAATTAAATCTTTTCTTTTCGGATCGTCCAACACCAATAGCAGGAACTACCTTGGCAAGTTTTGATCCGGTTATCTCTGCGTTTTTATTAAGAATGTCCTCTATAGACAAGGCCTGTTCTTCTTTCGACATAAACCTATGAAGAATTCCAAGACCTCCATTTGAACCCATAGCAAAAGCCATCGTTGAACCCGTCACAGTATCCATAGGAGAAGATATAATCGGTATATCCAGCTCTATATTCTCTGTTATAAAGGATCTGGTATCAGGTTCACTTCTAGATTTTAATTCCGAATAAGTAGGAACAATCATTACATCATCAAAAGAGGGAGGTTCGCCATCCTCCATCAAAACCTTCATCGTCTTTCCTATCATCTTAACGGCTCCTCATATAATATGATTCAAAAGCTTGTGCAAAGGCCTCAGACGTTCCTGATACATGTGATGTAATACACATTCTATCCCACCAATAATGCGCTAATTCATGAGCTAAAACTTGCTCATTCAAATAAGGGCTAACGTCTGTTAGCAGTATTGAAGAATTGTTCGCAATCTCAGGAGTGCTGTCATAATAGCCCCACAGGGTTCTTCCTTCAAGTTTAGCTACGCCAAACTTCCTTTTATAAAAACTACGAAACCTAGCATCATCTTGAAGGATATTTGCAGATACAACTACCACAATTAAATTATACTTATATCCCCTACAATCCGAAAGCGTTATTCCTTTTTCCTTTAAAAAGAGATCCATAACATCAGAGGTTCTTTTCACCATACCCTCTACAAAGAGGGGCTTATGAGTTTTATAGACAGAGGGAATCGCCTTCCCTTCTCTCGCTTCATATAGGATAGTTAAATTAACTGACCTTTTCTTTGAAGCTATTTTCTTAGAAACAGTAGCTTCTGTTTCTACGTCCGAAATTAACGGTAACTTATAAGCCTTTTGCGCTGGCCCCTCTGCTCCGTTAGCATCACAACTTGCTGTTGTGAAAAGACTAAGAAGTAATACTGTTACGATCCTTTTGTAAAGTTTTCCTGTATTCATCGCCACCATCCCTATAGTGACCCAATATATCTACCTCTAGATTTGGGCTAAGTTTAAGCATTTCAACATGCTCATAGGGAATTTTGCTATGAATATATACAGCTTTCGTATCAAGATTGGTAACTTTAATCTTACAGAAGAAATTATCTTTACTCATAAGTGCCTCTTCTTTCTTTTAGAGAATCAATCTATGCTTTCAAAATCACTCGCTATCGTCACCTTCGTCAATAAGACGGTTAAGCCTTTGTCCTAACCAATGGTGTCCTGATGCAGAAGGCAATAGCCAAGGCAAATTATCCCTAGACAAGCAGTCTATCAGGCTCTCTACAACTTTATAATCATCACAGCCTACAAACAGCATAGCCCTAGCTTCTAGCTTGGCAACTCTTTCTTTGGCAAGTTCAACTTGGTCAGCTTCAGCTTCATTTTCCTGATTCTTCAATGACCTCAGCCTTCTATCTGCTCTTTCCTTGTCCTCTCTTATGCCTTCGACAATAGTTCTCTTAAGTCTCTTGGGCGATGACTTTGCAATCTTTGCAACAAGTGAATCGGACAGAGCATCATTTGACATAGCTGCCCTAATTATACCTTGCTTCTTATCTACAGCGCCCTTCTCTCTTTTTACTTGGGACCAAAGGTAATCAAACAACTCTTCATCCTTAGATGAACTCAGAGCAACTCTTTCCCACAGGGAGAACAGGTCGCTATCATCTTCTATAAGAGAATACTTGTGAAGCTCGCTTAGATAATCAAAGCCCTTGTCTACAACAGGTGCGATTCTTGCTCGCAACTTATTCGTATCCACCTTGTCATCCACAGGTATATCAGAATAAAACTTGATTAAGAAGCTTTCGCAAAAAGTCTCTGACAAAGACTTTATTCTGTGGCCGTAACCAGATTTATCAACTGCGTTTATTGTTATACCTAAAAGATCACCCCGCTGATCGGGAAAAGAATTCCAAATATAATCAAAGGTATCATCTTTAATGATAGCCTGAGCCTTCTGTGAATTCCAGTATGACCCAAAAGCCTCAACTGCATTTTCTATTGCGTAATTAAAGACAACTGATAGATACTCGTCTTTCAGAAAGTCATCCTTAAAAGTAGAGATTGATTCAACTGTATATGTATTTAGGTAATCAGACATCGTTAACATCCTCCGTTGAGAGTCTTCCTTCAAGTTTTGAAGAGATCCACTTATTTTTCAAATTCCTATTTGCCAAAAGCATTGGTAAGTATTCAGAAGAAATTTTTGTAATTAACTCTGAAAATGGTCCTCTCGCTATTTCCTTGGTCATATCATTTAGCTTTTCATACCCAACGGGAGCCATTCTGACCCCCTCTTGTCTTATGTCTGCTATTTTGTCTGACAGCATCAAGTCTAAACACTCTACTGGCCCAAGCCTCTGAAAGACTGCCTTCCTAACCTTTGTAGACTTTGCATCAACTATATCTCTAAGAGCCTCAATGCTACAGAACTGTGCGGCAATAAACTGAACCTCGCCCTCTTCATTTCTAGCAACATGATCAAGAACAGAAACATCCGAGTAAAGCCCTCGGCAAAGGACGAGTTCTTTCGCTCTATAGACAGTGGATTCTTTTAATATGCGATCTGACTTATCACTATGCTTAGAAAGTGCTGCCAAAAGAATCTTGTCTCCAACCCAAGAAGATAGCCCAACATCATTCACAAGCTTGTTATAAACTTTGTCTTCAAAGAATACTTCATCAAAAGTTTTCTCGTCTAACTCTGGAATATTATCCTGAATTATTTGATCTGCTTCTCTCCATCCTGCTTTATTTACGGCAGTAAGAAAGTTGGCGAATTTATTTATTCTCTCTTTTTTTGTCATTATCATCTCCTACAGCTAATTGTGACAAGTTCTCTATTCGGAATCCAGAAGCGTTCTTATGACCCCCACCTCCAAACTCTGCGGCAACCAAAGATACATCATCACCACCCTCTTTTGATCTCAAGGAAAACTTATAAGCCTCCCCGTCAAAATAATAAGCGGCAGCGTAATCAGCCGTTAGAGCTAACTCTGCTGCTATCTCTGATTGAAAAAATGGAATGTTTATAATAGGAATAGTCTTCCCCATTATATTCGCCTGATACGCGTTTCTCATTAATGACTTTATTAGATTCTTTTTATATTGAAGAATCCCCTCTCCCATCGTCTTAACTCTTTTCCATCTAGCAGAATCCTCTGCATCTAAGTAACTGTGAAGCATATCCCAATTCTCAAATGTTCTTTCAAAAGAATCTACTGCTGACAAGATTTCTTCTGTAGAATCAAGGTCCCATTTCCACAAATCTCTATCTTCAACATACCTTATTAAGAGTGGCACGTTCTCTCCTGAGAAAAGATATTCCCACGCTAAAAAGGCACCCGAATGACTCATATCAAAGCTGCAAAACTCAAGATCACCACACTCTTCTTGGGAGGACTTATGATGATCTAGCACCACAAGACTGTTTGCATCAGCTTTCATCTGTATCATTATCGGCCTCTTATAACAGAAATCGGCCATAAATACATCGCAATCATCAACATTAGGTGGTTCGGTTCCATGAGACACAGGGATATACTCTATAGAGCTTCCATACTTTCTCCAAAAAGCCCACGCTGCTCCAAACCCATCTGGACACCCTGCATGATATAGTAACACTGTTTTTCTTGACATTTAAATTCCTTCTGGAGAAGAGGAAAAAGTTATACTACGAATAAGGTCTGAACAATCTCTCACTGATCCGTGAATATAATGCTTCATTTCATCAATAGAGGTAAATGTATATAATGAATCTCTGTGATATGCTTTGTAGATACCAAGCTCTCTAAGTACATCACATTTACTTACTACCAAATCTGTAGTTCCAGTTACCTTAATAGCCTTGCAAAGATAGTCTAAGTTCAGCCAGTTAACCTTTCTTCTTCTCCCTGTTGTTACGCCATACTCCTGTCCTATACGGCCAATTTCACTTAACTCTGAATCATCAAGAAGAGAGGCCGGAAACATCGGATCTTCACCACTTCTTGTATCATAAATCTTTGCTGCACCCCAAACCCTATCTATCTTTTGAGAAGGAAAGCCAATGCTACAAGCTCCATAAGGAAGCGTTGTTGACGATGTAACATAGGGATAATTACCTTGATCTAAGTCAAGCCAAACACCTTGCGCTCCTTCACACAAAATGTTGCCACTTAACTCTCCCTTCCAAATCAGATTGTCCTCTAAAATATCTTCTGCCAAAACACCCGTTCTGCCAGCTTTAGCAGCATAACATGGAGCAATTCCCCTGCTAGTTGTGCCAAGCTTTTCTGCTAAGTTATCTTTATCAAATTGCAAAAACTCATCTTTAACTATGTGGCACTTTGGAGATACCTTGACCAAGGAGGTATCAAAGCCGCTCTTCTTTAAATACTCTAGCTCTTCATAAAAGGATTCTGGATGAAGAACACATGCTGGTCCGACCAACGAAGGAATCCCATGAAAGACTCCAGATGGAACAAGGTGTGTCTTATACTTCTTTCCGCTAACATACACAGTATGTCCTGCATTGTTTCCACCCGCCCACCTTGCAACTAATGAGTAATAAGGCAACCCATCTGATCCCACTTGCGATGCAAGTTGACTGGTGATCTTTCCCTTCGCCTCGTCGCCCCATGCAAGTCCAACAACTACGTCTGCTTTATTTGTCATCTATCATCACCTTTTTAAGCTCTGGCTCCGCAAGAGAAATGGGAGCATGAATCTCTGATACCCTGATTTTACTTGGACGACGCAGAAAAGTAATACCCTCTTTATGAGCAGACACCGTTGCTGTAAATGAAATTATATTTCCAGCGGCGAAGTCATAGGCTTTAGAGGTTTTGAAATAAAACCTCCACCCTCTGTCATCCATACAGATTATTGCTGGCATAGGATACTCAGCATCATCCTTTGCGGCAACTATCTTTGCTATCACAAGGTCTTTGAACTCAATCCTATCGCCTTCGGCATAATCTGGTGGATCAAGAAGAATTGCTTTAGAGATTGAATCAACCAACTTATTTATAGAAGCAATCCATTTATCTGTAAGAAAATGAGGAGTTTCTGATATGACTTTCAACGAAGACCTTAAAAAATCATTATTAGGATTTTCCTGAACCTTTACTGCCAAAAGACCAAAAGCCATAGGATTTATCTTTGAAAGCTTTTCTTCTCCAGCTTCAGATAAATCTTTACTACGGCTTTTAGAGCGTTTCTTAGAACGCTTTTTGCGAACCTTAGATCCGCTATTTGTATTGAATATATTAATCAAAACAATTCCTCGCACCTTCTCAACCAGATATAACTGGTGGAGGAATTATTTTAAATATTATCTATAGCTAACTTAATAGCTATCTTTTAACCAGAAGTCATTACTAGCTTTGGGGCGTTTGCTTTCTTGTCGTAGGAGTCTCTTGCTCTGCCTTCTGTCTGGCTTTCCATTCTGCGTACTGAGCCTCATTCCTTTCAAGCTCTACGGCCCTCAGGCCTTCCAACGCTTTCGATGCTTCGTCTAAGTAGGCATACTCTTTCTCTCTTGAATCTCGGAAGGCTGATGCAAACCCAGTCTGAGCCTCTGTATCAGACTCTATTGCCTGACCATACATATTGAACCAATACTTCCAAGCCTCTTTAGCTTCATCTGTTTTCTGCTGTTCTACAATCCAGTTTCCTTCGGCTTCTGTAAGGTTTGATGGGCCTCCACCGCCATTTTCGGCGCTCACTCTTCTTCTTAACTCTAGCTCGACTATCCCTACCTGCTTTCCATCTCGTGACTTCGCCATAAAAAATGCGTTTCCAAGCTTAAATTGACCCTGTGATCCATCCCCTCTTGATACAAAGACTGTTCCGAGAGGATACTGTCCATCGGGACCTCTGGTAGCGCCTTTGGTCGCAACAAAGAATTTATTTAAATCCATAAAGATCTTTTTGGACCCTGCTTCTTCTGGCTTTGAAGCCTCATCTGGCGTCTTAGCACGCGCTCTATCAATAGCCGAAAAAGTAAGCTTATCGGCCAAAGCTCCATCCTTATTGTCCACTCTAAAGGCTTGTATTACTTGCTTTTTAAGCCCATCTCTCTTCATAATTTCTACTACATCATCTTTAGACTGCTGCGTTAGCTCTCCCTCTGGACCTCGCTTAAAGGTATCAATCCGGCCCCATCTAGAAAGCAATTTGGTTCTCTCTGCTGCGACAGTCCCATCAGGATCATTAAGATATAGGTACTCGGTCAATAGCTCATCAGTAGGGGGAAGAGTCGCCTGTCCCTCAGACTCAGCTGGCTTTACAACCTTACCTTCAGAGGCCAAGTATTCTTTGCTCCATGCGTCCCATGCTTTTATCATGTACGAGTTGTTCCATCTGCCTTTATCGTCTAACGTGCGTCCTCCCCAATTCGGGATTTCAACCTTAGATGCACCCTCTTTTCCATGAGTCTTAACGGCCCATTGTCGAAACTTAGTTCCGGTCGCTTCATTGTGAATCTTGCCGCCGGAATGAGCCTTCATATCAACCTTCGGCTTACTAGAGGTAGGCTTCTTTGTAGTAGCAGTATCACCTGTAGCAGTATCACCTGTAGCAGTATCACCTGCGGGGGTAGCCGTTTGCTCTGCAAAAGCCTTTGCTTCAGCTTCAGAGTTAAACCTCTTCTTCTCGCCTGTTACGGCGTTATGACCAAACCACATGTTGCTGCTTCTCTGATCATCAGGGCCTGTTCCTTCTCGCCAGTAATTGGCACTTTGTGTGGCGCTTGGCCTTCCCTTTGCACGGTCAGCAATCGCTGGTTCAGTATTGCCTGTAGCATACTTAGCTATCGGAGAAGTTCCTCTTGATGCACTCTTCCATATTCCGTCATCAGACTTGTATCCATAGTAGGTAAACATAGCTTTTGTGGCCGGATCAGACCATGAGCAATTCTGGTCAGTGAAACATGAAGGGACGTTGTCGCAATCCCAGTCAGTAGGACATTTGCTTACATAGTATTCAACTCTATCAGGAAGTCTGTCAGTGGCGGGTTGTCGTTGTCTAAAGATATATGTTTTATTGTCAGACCAATCAAAATCGCCCTCTTCCTTTTGTCGGATTCTTTCTTGTTTCTTTGAATGTCCAGCCTTCTCTGCGTCATGTGCATTTTTCCACGCAGTAAAGAGATCAGAGTTTCGTTCCTTGATAAGCCACCAAGCAAGGGGTTGTTTGACCATGTAAGATTCTAATGAACCTTGGTGTCTTCTAAGAACAGGAACTATAGACTTGTAACTCCCAGTTTCACCAGGAGGCAGCTTCGGCAGTTCACTTCTATCCAACATGGCGTTTAAGGCCTCATCATAGGCTGCTTCTTTATCCTTAGGTGAAAAGTCTTTCCAGTTTGCTTGAGCGCCACGCAGCGTATTAAAAGCGTTCGTATAAACTTTTTTCATCCAGTTAAAAGTATTCAGGACACCCGCTTTATCGGAGGACAGCCCGTGTTCGCTGTCGGAGTAAATATCATAATCTGCCCAAATATTCTTAACGAAATCCTGATAGGCGGCATCACAGAGTTCGTAAAATTGCCTAATCAAAGCATTGTTTTGTGCCGTTAACCTAGCTGACTTAACGAGCCTCAATGCACTTACAGTCTCCGCTTGTTTTGTATGCCCTCGTTGTTCCAAGGCTTTCGCCAGTCTTCCTAATTCTCTTTGTTCTATATTCATTATAACCCCTAAGTCCTTTTTTTATTTTCTCTCAAATTTCCCGTCAAACGAGTTGAGAAAACTAAAGAAATCTTCAAACTCATTTTGTTCAAGAATATTAATAGGTTTATTATTACATCGTTCTATATTAGCAGGTGGAGAAGACTCTTCTGATTCAATATTTGATTCTGCTCCAAAAAAACTCTCCGCAACTTCTTTGTCCTGTTGCTCATATTTGTCTCTTTGCCTATGAGATACGTCTTCACCGTGACTACCGTAAGGCACATCGAATAACCCATGAGCCTTCTTTCCTATTTCATCATCATCTGTAAAATTATTGCCCGGTTCGGGGTCGTCGGAATAGCTTATAATGCGCTGAGGCATCTTATCCTTAAGAACAACTCCTGTTTCATAGTTTCCAATTAAATCTATTATACTAAAAGCATCATCATCAGAAGGACACTCCCCCTCTTTCGCATACTTAGCCAAGGCGCTCAGGAAGGCTGCCTCTTTATGAAACCCTTTTTTGTAAAGATATGCTTTCAATTTTAAGAGTTTATCAAACACGGCATCCTCAGCTATTTAGCCTCGACTGACATTCCCGCCAGCAGTTAATGAGAACTCTCTTGAGATTCGCTTAGCCATTTCATTGATCCTATCAGAAGCAGTTGCCTCTACTGGCGCATCATCTATTGCAGCCTGATCTTTTACAGCTTGCTCAACCGTCTCTGTGGTTTCTGACTGCTCGTTCAATATGGCTTCCAACTCAGGAGGAATTTCCATTTCTGCACTCTTTAATATAGCATCAAGTCTATCTGCAAGATCGGAATGACCTAGCTTATCCAAGTGATTTGCTAATTTTATTATTTCTTTCTTCATTTTAATATCTCCATTTTTAGATAATTCTAAAGGTGAAATTACCTTATTACTAACATTAGTAATAGATGCTGGTCCAAAATTAGGAGTAAAAGCGTTCTCACGGGACTCAGCAACGCCCTCTCCTCCGGGGAAAGCCCCATCCTTATGATCATCAATATGAGCTAACTCGTGTATTAATGTTTTAGCAACCCCGTTCAAAATATCTTGAAACACTGGATCTGATTCATCCATCTGATTTATTTTAGACAGAATATCTTGGGGCCATTCCTTCTCAAGATTTGTAACTACTATATTTATAGTCTCTATGTTTCCATCATCGTTCGTATCTTCTGTTGTAACGTAGGCCTTTGCGTCAGGTGCTATACCTGGAGGCAAAGCTTGGTGAAACTTAAGTTTATCTCTGTTGCCTAACACGGCATGTACTGGGCCAGGAAGGTTTGTAATCTTCCTTAAACCGCCCTCTATCTTATCCCAATAACTTGGTCTTGCTATCTTTTTCATAAGCCTCTCACTCATTTCTTAATTATACCTTAAAACTTTGGGATAAAAACCCTTGACTTTCGAGGCTTTTTATAATAGGTTGATGTTGTAATTATATCTATACCTTCGGGCCTTATTACAGAAAAGAAAAAATTAAATGCTTTTCTTGTTTTAACTTTCCTTATCTCTATCCAGCTTCTCTTTTTGGAATCTATACTTGATGTGTTTGAGACAAACATATGAACAACTCCATCAGCACTTACGGCAAAGTCTTGAGCTATAATGTCATTAAGCTGCCTATTACTCAGGTCCTCTAGCATATCTCTTCTGTCCGACCAGAATTCATTAAAATACTTCCTATATTTAATTCTAGCAGTAGTAGATACACGAATTGGAAGTCCGGTCCTCGGATCGGTTAGTGTCGCTTGCTCCATCCCTGCGTTCTTTATATGATCAGTCTTCATACTCTGTCCTAAAGCTTACAGAATATTACCTAATATTAGCATAAAAAAAGCCCAACTAAAAAGTTGGGCTTAAATTAGACATATTAAATGTTTTTTATAAGGATACGAAATAAGCTAAAAACTTATACAGATCATCCTCTGTCTCTACCTTTAGGTCTTTTGGCATTTTCTCATACCCCGCCTTTACCATCTGAACATTATTATCAATATAATGTTGCTCAACAAGCCCTCTTTCTACTGCCATTATAGATCCGTCAAAGCTGAGCTGTAACGTCGATAACTCGTCAAGGTCAATCTCTTTAAACCTATTTTTATGAAGTGGCATATCCAGCCATACAAAATCAGACATTATCATACTCCAGCTTATCTTCCCATCTATCTTCGTTTTGTTTGGCAGCCTCTTTGTCTGCCTCTATCTGCTCAAGCCTTCTCTCTACACGTCGCTTGCCACGATATGATTCAGTTCCCATAAGTGAAGTAATTAAATACTCAGGCAAAGTATCTGCAAGCAGGATTATTACATCATCATATTTAGAATCCGTAAATTGCAACAGAAGGTCATCGTAATTAAAATACTTCTCTTTGTTTTCAACCAAGCTCTTTAGACCTGCAACAGAAGAATCTGACGAGGCATCACTACGAATCTTTCGTGCGGTTTTCAGCGTTAAAAATCCAGACTCAACGTATTGGCTATACATAGCGCCCCTTGCTGCGTAACAAGGCTTTGTCTTTGAAAAGAATATCTCCTCTTCAGTAAGGTCTTTAAATGCAGTTGGAAGACTATTTGCATAGTTTTTAAGGATTTTTCTAAAAGTTTCTCTTACATAATTATTATGTTTTTGAATCTCCCAAGTCTTGCTGAAGAGATTGTCCCACTTAAAACTGTCAACCATTCCTGCCGCAGCAATAGCATACCCTCTGTATCCGTTCCAAATGTCGTGAGCAGAAGTGTTCTCTGTAAAAAGAGACTCCGCTAAATCCGCTATAGGCTTTTGCCAGTCAGGAATAGAGTATAGATTAAGATCAATAGTCTCAGCATGTAACAGAATTGCATTTAAGAAATTCTCATCGCTCTCTACTGTAGCTCGCTTAACCTCTGGCAAAAGCATCTTACCATCTTTCAAGAGAAAGGTCTTTGCTGCAAGCAAGAGTCTTAGCTCAGGAGAGGGAGAGGGAGAGGTCGTACTTCTGGGGTTACGATAATGCCTAGAGTTAACATAGAAAAGCTTTCTTAAGCCTTGCTGCTGCATATACTCCATAGGTGTTAGGTCTTTAGTCATTAGAAGACTCCTTGATCCACCTCTTAAATTCATCTAAGTGCATATTAATAATAGCTATTTTGACCTGATCGTTCAGGTGCTCCCAGGCATTAACTAGGGTAGAAAGAGGCAGCTCTATATATGCTTGATACATCTTCTTAGCCGTTTCATCATACTGTCTGTGACTGGCATTTACACCGACAGCTGTGAGGTAATTTACAACCTCTTCCTCGCTCATAATATCTTCTTGCACCTCTTCTGGTACAACTTCTAAATTTTTAATCTCAGCTTGCATCGGTAACAACTCCTTTTTATCAATAAACCGTAGCCTTCGGAACATATTTCTTACAGATTAATATAACTGGTGTAGATTTTTTTTATAAAAGTTTATCTACTCTTTTTCCTCATTTATCTCACATACCGTTACTTCGGTAGTTAAGAGAGTCCCACTTGCTGAAGCGGCATTTTGAATAGCGGATCTAACTACCTTTACCGGATCTATAATACCTCCATCTACCATGTCTGCAACGAAAGCACCTTTAAGCGCATCAAAGCCACAGGCTTTGTTTTTGGAGGATATAATCTTCTCCATATAAGAGTGATATTCCTCTCCGGAATTCGCCAACACTTGCTTAAATGGAGCCTTTATTGCCTTAAGGATAATGTCTACTCCTACTAACTCTTCAGTCATCATAGGCTCCTTTCTTAGAGCCGCCAGATCCTTTACACAGTGTAAGAGTGCTGCTCCACCACCCGGAACAATGCCTTCTTCTATTGCGGCTTTAACTGCATTTATTGCATCCTCTACTCGATCCTTCTTCTCCTTAACCTCAGACTCAGATAGACCTCCTACGCTCAAAACTGCAACAGCTCCAGATAATGAAGACAAACGCTGCTTTAATGCGGCGTGCTCATAAGCCTCTAGTGATTGGTTGGCCTGAGCTTTTATCTGCCTGACCCTTTCACCTACTGCCTCCTGTGTTCCTGCTCCATCAATTATAGAAGTTAAGTCTCTTAATACCGCGACCTTTCTGGCTTGCCCAAGATCCTCTAAGGCCAAACCCCTCAGGCTTCCCGTTACCTCAGAGGTAAATAACTTGCCCCCACATACAACAGCTATATCTTCCATCATATCTTTTCTTATGTCACCAAACCCAGGCGCTCTAACAGCACAAGAAACCAAAGCTCCACGAGCCTTATTTAATACCAAGGTCTGCAAAGCTTCTCCCTCAACTGTCTGAGCGATAACAAGCAGCGTTCTTCCTTCTTCAGAAATTGCTTCAAGAATAGGAAGTAACTCAGACGTTGCAGATATTTTGCCATCGTATAATAGGATATATGGATTATCTAATTCACACGACAGTTTCTCTAAGTTGGTGGCAAAGGTAGGAGTTATATATCCTCTATCAAAATTCACTCCTTCCGTATAAGAAACAGAAGTCTCAAGGCCGGTCGCTTCTTCTACAGAGATCATACCGTCATCACCTACGGCAGCTACGACAGAACCTATAAGGTTCCCTAGCTTTACATCATTATTTGCAGATATAACAGCAACACTATTAATTAACTCTTCACTATCAACAGACTGGCTTATATCATTCAGCTTGGCTACGACAACATCGACAGCTTTATCTATACCTCTTTTTATAAGAACAGGATTGTGACCAGCGGAAACCATCTTAGCCCCTTCTGTATATATAGCTTGAGCTAAAACAGTAGCCGTTGTAGTCCCATCACCAGCAGCGTTATTTGTCGCACTTGCAACGCTCTTGATTAGCTCCGCTCCCATATTTTGAACTCTATCATTCAAAGTTATTGACCTAGCAACCGTAACTCCATCTTTAGTTATAAGCGGTGGCCCGAACCTCCTTTCAATAGCGGCGTTTCTGCCCCTTGGTCCGAGAGTGGCCTTTACCGCATTAGCCAAAACATCAAGACCCTCTTGTAACCCTTGTCTTGCATCAGAACTAAATCGAACTTCTTTACCCATTTGTATCTCCATTATTCATTTTCTTAAAATCAACACCATCATTGATGGTATCATTAACCTTTGCAGCTATTAGATAACCCATAAGAAAGAGTGATAGTACCAAAAATACTTGAAAACCAAGTATTATTTTGAACTGCAAATACTTCTCCATGTAAACTATATTACCATTATAACGGCTAAGTTACAAGTGCGTTTAGGTCTTTTTGACATCCATCTATTCCTGGTCCTCATCTCTACACTCTTCAGTCTCTTTAGCCTTCTTTGCAGCTATCCTATCGAGTCTCTTTATTCTTCCAGAAATTCTCTCTGCCGCAAAAACTACTTCATCCTCATCAAGTTCTTCCGCAAAGAAATAAAAGATAGCCTTCCCGCCATCAGTTAAACCTGCCTCAATTTCTGCAACCTTCTGCTTAAGAGCCGAAAGATTTATCATATCTCTAAGCAATTCTTGACCAGCCTCAAGCACCTTTGGATCGTCGGCCTTATCAATCATTGTTCTAAATTCATCAAGTTTACTCATCAAAAACTCCTGCTGTTTCATGGGTTATTTTACTACTAATATTAAAAATATAGTTAGTTTTCGTTACTTATGGAGAAAATTATGGACATATCAAACAGAGCGGCCTTACTTGAAACTATGTATAAAAGTGCTAACCCAGCCAGAGGAGCTGGCAAAGCAACCTCTGAAACCGTCAAAGAACTGTCTCAGCCATTCCTATCTCTTGAGGAGAGACAGGAGAGGCTAAGAGCGATTCAAAATTCGCTTCGTGGTGCAGATGGACCATTAACTTACACTGAAGAACAAAAGAAAAAACTAGCATCATATAAAGACCTTGTTGATAACTGGGATTCTTACAAAGAATATGTAAACCCCCAGTTACAAGCTTTGGGTGATTTGGTTGCCGAAAAAACTATTCTGCCAATCATAAAGGCTATAAAGGGTGGAGAGAAAGGAGCGGTAGAGCACGGAATTCCTGTTCCCAAAAAGCGCGATACAGCCAAAGCTGAAGCAGATATAAAGGCAACTGGATCAACCATTCACGATCTCCGATGTTTCAAGCAAACCTATGCCGCACTTCAGAATAATACTTTTCATAAAATTGCCTCTTCAAAAATGGCTAGAGAAGACATATCCTCTGCCTTTCAAACAGAATTTGATAAGTCTTATGACATATTCATAAAAAACGCTAAAGACTACGGAGATTTAGATCACGAGACATACGCTCAATTTCACGAACTTGCCGTAGCACATCATATTTTAACCCAAGAAGGGTTCGTTAAAGATGCTAAGGTTATAGATAACTTTGTCATAAAAAATGCTGGATTCTGGAGCACTGTAGGTGACGGGTTATCTGACGGGTTATCTTATGCTTGGGATGCAGCAAAAGGTGTAGCCTCAAAAGCTATTGAGTATGGTGGCAAAGCAATAAGCTTTGTTGCCGATGTAGCTGTCGGTGCAGTTAAAGCAGTCGGAAAGGCCGCATGGGGAGTGTTAAAAGGCTTAAAATATATCGTTACAAAGCTTCCTTTTATTGGAATCATTTTTTCTGCTCCCTTTTTCCTAAAAAATCTTATTGAAAGTTACCAAAACGGAAAACGAATACTTTTAGAACAACCGCTTGAGAAATATGGATGGAACCCATATATCGTCATAACTCCCGCTGGTCTTGGTCATGTTCGTTCGACGTTTATAAAAGCAGTTGATAAGCATAAGAAAGATCCAGACGCTCTAAAGGAAATCTTAACTATCTTTAGAACAATAGGCGCATTTTGGATTGACCTTCTGTTTATGATAACTAATGGATTCATGCTCTTTCTTGACTTATGTGCTCTCATTGGATTCATAGCTGGGTTTTTTACTGCTGGTGCAGGTTGGCTGGTAGCTGTTGGTGCCTACGGAGGAAGCTTTCTCTTAGCCCTCGGAATAGGCGCATTAGAACTTGGTGCCGAATACTTCAAAGATGAAATGTGGGACAAAGATTGTCTGTACTTACTCGATGAAGCTAAGAAGGAAATCAAAATCTTGCTATCAGAAGGAACCCCTGCTAAACGATCCAAAACTACGGTGGTAAACCCCTATGAGGAATCTAGCTCTGATGTTATCGAAACATCAGAAGATCCTATTCCTATTGCTGCCTAGACAACTTATTACTAGGCTTTCTACTCCACCATCTTAACCATTCCTGTTCCCACTCTTCCTGGGAAACTCGCCGCGATCTTCCTCTTATGATAGAGAAGTAAATGGTTCTCGAAACATTGTTCACTATATTATCTCCTAGATATGTCAAAAGAAGCTTCGCTCTAATAGCCAAACCCACAGCAATATAACTCATGCAGATTATTTTTCATAAATCTGCTACCCAAGCTTCTGTTTTTTTCAAGTATTGGCTTGAATTAACTTAAAGATTCTGCCATACTGTGTGAATTTACCGCCATCCTTTAAAAGCTTCGCAAGAGATAATAGAAATTCTCCTTCTCCCTCTCTATAATTTGGATTAGAGGATTTTCTTATGCCTTCAAGTTGAGGCAAATCTTTTTCCCATTTAGACAAGAAGTCACTTGGAGAATCACCCGTAAGCGATTTGAAGTATCTCAAGTAATCTGACAAAGATGCTGCGTTTACTCCCGCCTCTTTTGACCACCTAACATCGGCCTCGTTGATACTTTTTGCCTTAGACCCATAAGAAACAACAAATGGAAGCTCAAGGCTGTCCTTCTCCATAGGTATCCAGCCAAAGGTAATCTCCGTATCTGAAGCACGTTCTTCATGGTATGCGAAGCAACTTTTTACTTTAAGCTTCTTTATAGTGTCATTACTACTCATTTGATTCCTTATCTACCGCTGTAGCCTCAAGGAGATAAGTAGCTACCTTATAGGGATCTGCGTTAGAGTTAGGTCTACGGTCCTCAAAGTACCCCAGACCCTGCTTTTCTACATGCCAAGGAATTCTAATTGAAGCGCCTCTATCTGAAACTCCATAGCGAAACTCATTTATAGAGCATGTCTCATGTTGCCCCGTAAGCCTTCTCTCTAAGCCTTCTCCGTAAACGCTAGAAATCTTTTCTAAATTACTGGAAAGACCCAACTTTTCACAGGCTGCGTTAATATGCTCTAGACCACCCTCTTCTCGCATATCTTTCGTTGAGAAGTTAGTGTGCATACCGCTTCCATTCCAGTCGCCAGAAACAGGCTTTGGATCAAGCTCAATACTCAAGCCTCTTGTTTCGGCAATTCTGTTTAGAATAAACCTAGAAACCCACAGATGATCGCATGTAGCTACTGCATTAATGCCCGGTCCTCCAATCTGATATTCCCACTGACCTAAAGCTACTTCTGCGTTTACACCTACGATAGATATTCCAGAGCCTAAGCAAGCTGTCAGATGAAGTTCTGATACCGACCTTCCTTCAGCTAAGCCTCCACCAACAGCACAATAGTACGGACCTTGAGGATCTGGATCTCCAGACTTACCCCAGCCCATAGGTCTGTTAGTTTCAGTATCAATTATAAAGTATTCCTGCTCAAACCCAAGAAACGGCTCTGACCCTCCATGCTCTATCATGGCATCAATCATCCTTGCTCTAGAGTTTGACGAATGAGGTGTCAAGTCTGCATTAAGAACATCACATAACACCAAGATTCCATTCTGCCTATTTGAGTCAACACAGGCGAAAACGGGCCTTAAAACGCAATCAGATGACTCAGTAGTAGCTTGCCCCGTACTGCTTCCGTCGAACCCCCATACGGGAATGTCTGAAAGACTTAACTTCCAATCTTCATCCTCAGATTGGATGTTCAGAACCCTCGTCTTAGACCTAATCTGCGGCGTATCGCCTCCATCTAACCAAATATATTCGCACTTTAATGTAGCTGCACTCATTGTATAATCTCCTGTTTAGCTATTGTCTATAGTCTCTGAAAAGGTAGAAACAAACTTACCGTAATAAGGTTCCTTCAACATGCTCTCAAATCCCATACTTTCAAATGAAGCTCTCACTTCCTGTTCGTTAAATTCTGAGGTCGAAACCTCAAGGCCCGTAGTGTCAACGGGCATAAGTCTTATTAAATCGTAACTAGTATTATACTCATTGTAGAAACGAGAATCTTTCAATCTATTTTCTAATTCACCATCTTTGGAAAGAATCTTTGAAGCAGTCTTTTTTCCGATGCCTTTAACCCCAGGAATATTATCAGACTTATCTCCCACCATAGCCTTCCAAGAGACATAATCATAATCTGTATTCTGTCGATAAGAAGAGGCTACTGGATTGTATAGCTTTACTGTATCTGGATAGTCGTTTAAAATTTGTATAAAGTCCGTATCGCTTGACACTATGAGTACATCATCGGATGCGTGTAAAGTCTTTATTATGTGCAAAACAAGATCATCGCACTCGTAATCAGGGTGATACATAGAAGTTACGGGAAAATGCTTTCCCATCAGCTCTATAATGGTATCCTTTTGTCGCTTAAAAGACTTCCAGTAAGCAACCTCATCTGGATCAGTAGTTTCAACGCGCCTAGTCCCTTTATACTCAGGGTACATCTCCAGTCTTACGGTAGGCTTTCCATCCAAGGGAAAGTATATCTTATCAGGTTCAAACTGTTCTACGGTTGCCCTTAAAGTTCTCATAAAATTAAAAACTATCTGGTTATCACCAGTGGCAAACCCACCTCCCCACTGAAACCGACACCTATGTATCATGTTGTAAGCATCAATTATCATTATTTTCTTCTTCATATCTCTTCCTATATACTTATGTTGCTCTCGTTAAGAAAATATACCCACAACTTTGATATTTTCAACTTCTTTATGAAAAAAAACAAAAAGCCGTGGAGACAGCTATATCTCCACGGCTAATTGCAATCTTGATTTAGCTTAAGTTTTGATTTAAAAAACTCTTCAAAGCCTTAGCATCCCGAATAGTCATGCTAACAGTCTGATCGCTAAGCCGCCAGTCATCAGAGCTGACAGTCAGCGTCAGATTATTGCTACCAGCTTGCTTTCGAGTGCTATGGTTTGTTAGCTCCATCTTAACGCTCTTTGTATCGTGAACTTTATTTATATTCGACATTTATTTCTCCTTTGTGTTGAAAATCATAATTTTATCATCAAGCTTAGGCTCATCCTTAGGCTTGCTCTTGACCTCTCTTTGCTTATCGCTCAGAGTACCTTCTTCTTCTGTTGCAGACTCTTCGTTCATCAATCCTCCTTCTCCGGTTAAGTCTCCCCATAGTGGAGAGAACGGGTTATTTCCAAAGCAATATACGCCTTGGCTCTCTACTGCTAGTTCTTTAGAAAATCTTTTTTAAAACCTTCTAATGAAATGATATAATTTATCGTAGTGATATTGTCATCGCTATCTGCTGTTCTATAGTGGATAAGGCAGTTGTTCAGATCAATATCTGTTACAACACCTTTTTTAAACCTCTCACTCTTAGATTTAGTAGATACTCTTATCGAATCTCCTTTGCGAAAATCTTTGATAAAAAAACAATGAAACTCGTCGAAAGGCTTACCCCTCATCTTCTTCGCGCCCTTTTTGTAAGGCTTGTCAGACATTTTCTTTTCCTTTAATTAAGGTTTTGATTAGGCATCATCGCCACATGACGATGATTAAGTAGGATCATTAAAGTGAACAACTTGATCTCCAGCAACAATGGCTAATACGTCGCCCTTAAACCCTTTCTTAAGAAAAGATAGGGTGTCGCTTTTTCCATGCGGCCCATGAATAACCTTTGAGGATAATTCATAAGTACAAGGCTCTCTGTATATAACTGTCCAAATCATATCGCTCTCCTCCAGGCAAGTGGTAGGGATGATGGGACTCGAACCCATAAGATCATTTGATCGACAGATTTTAAGTCTGTTGCGTATGCCAATTCCGCCACATCCCCATTGTAGTCATAAATCAAATAATGTCAATAGAATTTTCAAACATATGTTTGACCTTCTTTTTTATCACCTTGTTAATACCAGGGTTGATAGTTAAAACATTTTCCATCAGTTTGTGCCGGATAAGATTCCGCATATAAGAAGTGTCAGCGTTACTAGGATCTTCTAAGAATGGGACTTCTTTTCTGGCGCACCAGCCCGTTAGAGCAAGTTTGCTGGTAGCTAAGAATGGTCTGATAAAGTTGTCCCGACTATATGGAATAAGCATTGGGTTGCCATGAATGGATGTAAATAGCCATGTTTCAACTGCGTCATCTAGGTGATGGCATGTGATAATCTTTTTGTCTAAAAAGTTAGAGAAAAATGCGTATCTTTCATTTCTCCAGTATTCTTCTTTTGATTCGTCAGAAGCTCGTTCTCTCTCTACCGTTCCGACCTCAAGTCGAAGATTTCTGTTCTCACAATAATTTCTAACAAAAGCTTCTGCTTTGGGCGCAAATGCAGTACCATGATTAAAATGGAGCACGAGCAATTCTCTATTGCTTCGACTAAGAAAGTCCAATACAGCCATGCTATCAGAGCCTCCAGAGACAGCTACCGCTACCTTCTTTGGAATACTCCCTAAAATATTAATCATAAAGCAATACCCTACCAGTAATGATTCCTATGTCAATATAACTGATGAAGAAAATATTTAAAATAATTTAATGAAGCATCCCATCATCACCACCGAACCCGCCGCTTGAGGATATTATGTGAGATAGGATCTGTTCAAATGTCTGCAACTTTGTTACATTAAGTTGGATTTGTGTCTGATGTAATGTTTGCTGTTGCTCTAAAATAGATAGCTCTTTCTCTAAAAGTTCAAAGCTTTTATTTATGATCTCTGATTTTAAATGCTTTTGTATCATAAACATCGAATATATGTTTGCAACAGATAGAATTAAGGCTATCATTAATAATGCTATTGAAAAATAATCTATATACATATCTATTCTATATACTCAGTTAATAAGTTTTTAATTTCTTCAAGGTCACTTGCATCAAATGACTCATATATAATACTAACAAGTTCGCTTTTAAACATTTCATTTGTAGCGTTTGCTTGAATTTCTGCCCTAAGGTCATCAAAGTCAGCCCCGCGACTATACCCCTCTTCTGCCTCTAGGCTAAGTTCATCAGAGGTACTTGTAGCGACTCCATAAAGCTTATGTATCATGTCGTCAATATATATTGACTCCTCAGTCATCTCTAGTTCATAAAGTTCTTTTGATAATCTTAATAATTCAGCTAACATTTTAATCTCCAATTCTATTATTTTTCACAAGTAACATTACATCGTATTACTATATTTTATTATTTTTCAATAATAGAACAACTTTATGTGCAAGAAGAGAATAAATCTTATGAAAATTATACCGAAAATTGTTTTATATGTTGCTGTAGTTCTGCTGCTATCTGTTTCTTTAAACGAAAAAGCTGATTCTCAAATTGAGTCGTCAATAATAGAACCTATTGTGATTGAGAGTCAAGCAAAAGTAGAGCCTACCCCCTATAGCGTTAGCGACGAAAATAAAATTAAGAACCCAATATATAAAGAGAAAATAATTTTAAGCTCTAGTTTAAAATTAGATCATTAGATCTAGAAAAATTAGAATAAGCATCTATGTGAAACTTATCTATAAAATCTAAATATATATCTTGGTCTGGAAAGACTATAGTAGATGCGATTGCTCCACCGCTAGGCTTTTCTACGCAGAATGTCATAACTGGAAACGAAAACTCTTCCTCAATACCTTCGCTTCCCATAACCGATATAAAGCCCTGCATATTCTCTACTGAGCTGCCAAAAGGAATTGTTGTTAGAAGTCTTCCTCCTAAGCCTTTTTGTTGTTCCCATAATGTTTGAGGGGTTTCTTCATTCATCTTTGACGCAAAAGTCATATATGCCTACCTATGTTTTGATTTTATCAAGCAAAAATAACGCAGGGTATGACAATGTTTCCTCTAACTCTACAAACTCCCAGAGTGGTAGGTCTTCAAGAACACCCTCATACCTCTTAGTCTTATAAGAACTGTCTCTAAGGCGCTTTAATCCATTATTAATAGCTCGTACAGCATCTCCTTTTCTAGGCCATGTCTTCCCTACTTTGGTCCATTTCTCTCGCGAGAGAGAAGACAGAAAGAGCTTTGTTTTAGTATGCCGAACTTTATATCCAAGAACTTTTCTCATGGGTATATTATACCCATTATTATTTTCAGTCTCTATTTATTCTTTTTTAGAAACAATCGTGCCAGATATATTATCATCAGTCTTGCCAGCCAATGTAGTTGATACAAACTTTTGAAAACGCTTATGAGAAAACCTCTTTAGGCCCTCTCTTTTTTTGAACCATTCTACAAAATCTTTGTCTAAATCAAAGTGTAAAGTAGACGTTCCGTTTTTATTATCTGTAATTTTAGATATTTTAAGTCGAGCAATATGTTCTGCTTCACTCTTCATCTTTCAAGCTCCTAACTTTGGCTCTAGCGGCAGCTCCTTCTTCGGTAAATATTTCATACAAAGACCGAACTTCTCTGGTTAACTCCGATAACCCAAGGCTTTCTTCCCAGTCATTAATAGACCCAACGCCCTCTTCCAAGGAAGAGTAATTCACGGCCTCTAACTCAACAACGCTGCGTCCATCAGATAAGGTATAGTAGGACACGTCACAGTTATCAAAGTGCCATATCCAAGCCTCCTTATAGACCTGAAATGCTTTTTCGTATCCAGCCAAGGTTAAGAACTCTACTACAGCAGAGTCTTCGTTGTCTGTAACATTTAGGTTAATTTCTTTTCTTATAACATTTGTCTTGAGCTTCCTCTTTAATGTTAGCTCGTAAATGCCGCCACCTTTTCTAAAGCGCACAAAGTTTTGCCCATCATCTTCATTTCTTAGATAATAATCATCACAGGATACAACGTAAATAGTTTCCGGGGTTTCCAGAGAATTATTCCCTATTACAACCTCTTCTATTCGCGCAAACAAATCTTCTTTAGTAAAAGATTTTGCCCAATATTTATATTCAATTTCCTTATAATCCATTTCTTACTCCTATTTTATTCTATGTATAGCATAGCCTTCTGATACCATCAGGTCATTTACACTACACCAAGAACCATCTGGACTCTCTATCCATATGTTCGCCAAATATCGCCCATACTTACCCTTCTTGTCTCGTATTGTTTGAACAAGAACGCTTCTGTCTAAGACTTTAGACCTAAGAAAGTCCCTAGACTCCCTTGCTTTTATCAAGGTCTTTCCTCTAAGCTCAGGAGAGTCTATTCCATAAAGTCTCATCTTCAAGCCATCTCGCTTAATCTTCATGCCCAAATCAAGACTTATAGTCACAGTATCTCCGTCATAAACGCCTGTAATAACCCCTTTGTAAAAATATAAGTTATCTATCAAGTTTTCTCCCTAGATATAGATATGAGACACAGACGGAGGAAAAGTTCTTTCTGCATCAAGAAACTCTCTTACTCCATCTAAATTCTTTCTGCCTAATAGAAAAAGGGCGTAATCGCCTCTAAATGTCTTCATTTTTGTAAAATGTTTAAAACATAACTCAAATGATCTCACCATATCTTTAAAGTCACTTCCGGCAAGAAGAACTTTCCCATACACATCATTAACAAGAGTTACTTTCTTCTGATATTCAGAATAATCTATAGTATCTGTGTCAACATATATTTGATATATAAGCTCAGATAGCGAAGGTGAAAAGTCTAATAAGTATCTTTTGGAATACTTAAAGGCCCTTAGCCCTGCGTATATTCTCTGAGACATAGAGCGATCACTCAGATAGTTTGTTGGGTTATTGATTCTTAATTTGAAATCATCAAAAGCAGAATCTAACGCAGAGTCATAATAAAGAACCCCATCGTGATAAGCAACGCAACAATTTATAAAATCAAAAGTCTCAAATAAATCTCCTATTGAAGAGACAGGCTTTTTTATAGCTTGAAAAACATATGATGTTGGGGCAACTTCTCTGAGAAAACTATTCGCCCACTTGCTAGTCTTTACTATTCTGTAGTCAGATCCAAGTGGAGAAGATAGACTCGGAACCCCAACCGTTTCTTTTAAGAGTGTATCAAGGTCTGATAGCATCCAAGATCCAAACCCATTAGAGTGTAATGGGCTGCTCTCAAAGAACCAAGCGTCTATATCTCCAAACTTATCTAGCTTGTCCTCAAAGACAACATTCCTAGTTCCACTGAAAGTGGCGGCTCTCTCAAGCTGCCTCCACTTTGAGTCTGAATCATAAAGCCGATAAGCTCTGTATACAGAGAGCATTGAGCCTCCTGCAAAAACAGGCTTTAGCTGCATGAGGTTATCATCTTTTACAATGTGACTTACAAGCCAATCAATTCGTTTATCGGAAATGGTTTTAATCATGTATGCTTTAGCTTTCGCTCTAAGGCTCTTGAGATCCTCTCGCCAGCATTTCTTAGGTTAATAAAATACAAGGCATCTTCTGGTGACATTCGGCTAATTAAAGCCGTTAGCATCATTTCCATATTGCTATAGTTTAGATCTATAGACGGATCAAGCTCTTTTGCTTGCTCTATAAGAGGTGCAAACTCTTCTGGCTCAGCAAGGGCAATAGCCTGTCTGTGAAGCCAAGTTGACCACCACCACTGGCTCTCTTCTTTATTCACAGTTAAAGAGGAAGGAAGAAAGGTCTTGTAGCAATTATCAACACCTATTCTTGTCATAGCCATGTTTCTTACACTATACTTCTTATCTCCCAGCATAGGCTTTAAAAACTTTACAGGCAGGATTCTTGCACACCTAGTTCTAATACGAGCATCAGGAGAGTTACGAAGCCTCTTAGCCATCTTAAGCCTAATTGACGAATGAGCATTGTCCAACATAAAGATTGCCCATACGCCACTGGAGCTGTTCGTTAAAACCTTTAGATCCTCTTGCCTTTGGACGCTCAAGGAACTCATTACAACCTCGTTGATTAGAACTCCAAATCTCTTTTTCGACCCCTTAGTAAAAGACGTTAGAGGGTAATGGTTCCATCTTGAATCTGAAATAAGCTTAGCCTTAGAGCGGCTAGACATAGCGTTCCATACCTCAAAGACTTGATCTGTATTACTAAAGGAAAGTCCTTGCCACCTTCTTCCGTCATCAGTTGTTGTAAGCCTTAGGGCTTTTGAAAATTTTTCATATGGATGATTTACAGCTTTCTTCATCGTATCCTCATATTGTTAAATTGTTATGGAAATTGTCTTAGCAAAATCCTATGTCTCATTTTCCTTTTTCCCATCTTTTTCTACAAATTTCTTCCCAATTTTTATGGCAATCAGAACAGAGGGTTCTGATCCAGCCACCACTCCTCTCTTCGCCAGGACTTCCACATTCTTCACAAGTCTTGCAAGAAAGCTCTTCTGCTTTACTAATCAAGTTATAAATCTCATCATTTCCAGCGGTCATATAGAATCTAAGTCCACCATACTTTTCTTTTACCTGTATTGCTTTTGGGTAAGATCCCTTGTATTCATCACAAAAGCAAGCATAGTAGTTTACAGGCGGCTTCTCCTTTGACTCTAAATCTTCATGGATGGATAGACACCTTCCTGGGCTTTGCGTCTTACAGGCGTAATGACGCTCCTTAGAGCACCCACATTTAGAACAGGACAGATTGGGGTTGTCGTCAATAATACCCTGTATGATAGGCTCAAGCTTTGAGGATAAATCCCAAACTATATCAAACCATCCATCGCCACACTCAAAGCCCCAACACATGCAGGTTGCTTGCATCGAACCTTGTCTGTCGCTATAAAGAAGCGGAAAGCTCTCAACCAGCTTTTTATCTAACTCTTCATTCATCTTAAGCCCTTAAGTATTAAATGGCAAGACCCAGCCAACCTGCCTGTTGCTACGCAACCCACCCACTACGAACGGGGTAACTTCATAATATATCAGTTAGCCCTTATCCTGAACGAACTGATAAAGTTTTTCAGCTTCTTCTAAAACGTCTTCTGTCGTATAAGGCTCAACGGCATCACGCTGCCCCTCTGGTCTTAAGTGTTCATTTTGAAATTGTTGGTTTACCCGACTTTCCAAAATGCCAATAGCCATCCCCAATAGATCTGTGCGAATCTCATATCCGTTTTTATTTATATTATATGTGCTCATTTCATCTTCTCTCTCTGTGTTAAAGGCTTAATTGCCTCAATTATATTATACCACAAAAAGATTAACTTATACTAAGTGGTGGAGGCGGCGGGAGTCGAACCCGCGTCCAAAATAAGTCACGCATCAAGTCATTCACAAGCTTGTCTGATGTATTCCCACAACAGCAAGGTAGCTACAGAAAACCCTTTTCCTATGTAGCCTCGGAAGCCCACTCATTAAAATGAGGCATCCATCTTGATTTTTTATTTTAGCAGGATCTCTACCTGTTATTTAACATTGGATTACAAGGCTGTTAAAGGCCCAGACAACTAAGCTGCTAAAGCAAATTCGTTGTAGTAATAATTGTCATTGGCAATTATAAGTTTTGCAACAAGTTTTAAGCCATTTGTTACCGTAGACTGCTTGCACTATCCGCTATCATTACCCTGTCGATACCATTTCGCCCCCATATATAGATTAGGTCAAAGTCATATAATTGATGTAGAAAAAATAACAAAAATTATTACAAGCTAGTTAGAAAGGCGGTATATGCAGTAGCCGCTATTCTCCTTAACGACGCTTAAATCTAAAGAAACACTCCTTTGAAAGCCTCTTGAGGTCTTGCCATCTTTCTTTATATCCCTTCTGACAGCTATAAAGGCATGTCCTCCTTTTCTCAAAAGAGACTTAATAGAACTTAAAATTTCACTTTCAGACTCTTCGCTTACAACATTTAAAACATAAGTGCATAATATGGTGTCAAAAGACAGCCCTGTAAGGTCCATAGGTCGCCAATGTGGGTCGTAAGCCTCAACAGTATGTCCGGCTTTTTTAAGGTGGTCAAAGTCAGCTCCCCTTCCACAGCCGTAGTCTAGAATGGCTCCACTTAGTAGGCCACTCTCTTGAAGGAATCTCAAAGGAGCCGAAGCTGCCTTTCTGGATATAGCGGTATTATAACTTTGTACAGTTTGCATATCAACTCCGTTATCATGTTATGATGTATATCTTGCTTTTATAGTAAGCAGCATTGAATGGAGTGCTTACTCATCCCTATGTAGAATATCTTGAAACAGCTGATCTGCCTGTGCTCTTTCCTCGTCTGTAGGAGCACCTGCACCTTCTACCTCTGCTGCCAACTGATTCATTTCTCTTACAGCCGCAGCTGCCGCGCCGTTCATATCTAATCCAAACTCTTGAATATTTCGCATAAACAAAGCTCTAAACATATCTGCATAAGACTCAGGATCTAGCCAATCGCTATCCAGAAAGCCTTTATGCACAGCCTCATCCTCCCTGCTCAAAGGCTCATTATTAAAGCCTTCCGCAAGAGTTCCTGCGAACTTGTCTAAAACATCAGCTTCTTTAGCTAACCCCTTGCTATCTAGCTCTTGAGCTAATTTCAAAACCTTTGTTAATAATGACATTATATTCTCCTTTGCCTCTATTATTTATTATTAATAGTAACAGATTTTTCGGGAACCTTTGATAAAAATTTCTCCATTTCTTTGGAAAGGCTTTCAGAAAACTTCTCTAACTCTTCCAAAGAAAAGCTTTCTAAGTGCATAAAGCCAACGTCATCTCTCCAAATGAGATACTTATACTTCCTGTATGTTTCATCTTTTTTATGTGGAGGTTTAATGTTCATTACTTTAATGTTACCGAAAAATATTCTTAAAAGAATTAATTATTTTTCCTTAAAAGACTTCCGGCTTCATTAAATACCTTTTTAATCTTTTCCCTGAAATCCTTTTGTACCCATCCGTCATTTCTGGGATTGCTTGCTTCGCTACCCCAGTCCTTAAGCGCATCTAAGACTTCTCTCAAAGAGGGTTTGCTTTTGCTCATTTGTACTCCTCTATCCCATAATGTACCCTTAGCCTCTTTCTAAGCCTATCTATTGCCCTCTTCTCTACTCTTCTGACCCACTCCCTAGATATATTTAACTCTTTCTCTAAGACCCTTAATGTTTTTGGCTCTTCGGTTAAGAATCTATTTTTTATAATTTTTCGCTCAAGATCGGGTAAGGTTGGCATTATCTCGTTAATAGCAAGCGTAAGGCTGTTTAACTCGTCTGCATCTTCATACTCACTGTGAGGACTGATGGGGTCTTGCAATAAATCTACTCTAAGAGTAGTTCCATCCTCACCTGCTTTAATAGGCGTATCTAGCCTAACGTCAGCGCCTTTTAAGGAGGCCATCATTTGTCGCAAAGAATCTTTTTTTACAGACAGAGAAGTTGCTATATAATTTAACTTATCTTCTCCTGTCAGCTCGCTCTCTTCAGCTTCTTTTAAGGATTTAGATAGATTGGAAAACAGAGTTCTGTCATCTCTGGTCGTTCCCATCTTGACCACTGATTTATAATCCATAATATATCTTTTCATATTCGCCCTAACCCACCACATAGCATAAGTTAGGAAAGTCACCTCTTGTGTTGTATCAAACATGCTTGCCGCCTTAAGCAGTCCCGCAATACCTTCTTGCATCAAGTCTTCGTAAGAAATATAATAATTCTTAGCCTTTAGCTTAAAGGCTTCCTTTGAAACAATCTTCATATTAGACAATACAAGTTGGTCTAAAGCAGGTTTATTAGAGTTGACCTGCCACTTCTTTACCAGATCAAGCTGCACATTTGCAGGAAGAACAGGGTTGTCTTTTATAATATCTTTTATTAAATCTATCGACGGCATACAGTCTCCTTTACCATTCATCACGCTGTTTGTATAAACGTTTTTTTGAACGCCTTATTTTTGAATTTTTGTTCTGAATCTCTCCAACATCATACCACTCGTCCCACTCATCCTCCTTTGGGTCGTAAACAATATCCTTAGGCCCTTTCTTTTCTTCCTCTGTATTGTAATTAGAGTCACCCCTATCGCTCTTCTCCGAAGAATCCATTTCGCTACCTGCTCCTTTTATCTCTCTATTTATTAGAGTCTGTTCCAAACATTCTGTCTACTACAGGATAAATGCCCCCATAATTACTGTGGGGATCTTTCAAATGATGGTGCATGTGATGTTCTGCCCAATAAGCAGCTGACCCATTATGAGCCTTCCAGTGTCTATGAGCATAAACGGGAAAGAAAGAGCAGACTCCTAGCGCAAAGGGCAGACTTATGTAGCCAAGGCTGATCATAAAAATGGCGATAAGAACCTTAGACCATCCTGGGAACAATGCTCTTTCCAAGGAATCTGGCTTAGCATGGTGCCTTGTGTGAATGGCTCTAATCTTATTTAGGATAGGCAGGGTTCCTAGTTTGCCGTGAAAAACAAACCTGTGAGTAAAGTAAAATGCTAAGGCACCAGAAATGTGTCCAGCAAAGATTAGTAATATAAAAAGTAACGTATCAAATAGTGTATGTTCCAAGTTTAGTCTCCAGATTCTTTTATCATTCTTATTATTTCCCGGTCAAAAGTGAAGCTTTTTGTTTTAGAAAGCCTTTCTTTTCCAGTATAAGGAACGCACATTTCTTTCAAAGCATACAGATCTTTTCTTCTGACGAAAGATCCCTCAAACCCTTTCACATGGGTTATTTCTCCGCTTTGCCACTCGGTAACTCTATCTATAATCTTTTTAACTTTTTTATAAACTTTTGGTCCAGCAGCAGTCTTTACCTCTAAAATATCACCGACTTTGTAGGTAATGTTATTCTTTTTCGTTTTCATTTTTATTCAACTCCATAGATAGCAGGACTGTGGCGTAAGACATGCCAGAAAGTAGCATCAAGTCAAGGTTGTCATAATATAGACCCGCCCCAAAGACGAACGCATTTATAACAAGCAAAGATGTTAAAAAGGTTTTATTCCTCAATATTTTCAAGAAGTTACTGTTCATATCCTGTTCCTTTCTAGCTACATATTTAATAGTATATCAAAGCCTCATAATCTCCCACGTTCCATCCCACTCTGTATAGTGAACTTTTCTTACTCCATGCTTCTTTAAGAACCTTTGACAGTACAAGCAGGGCTTAGACATTGTTGGAACACCATTTTTAGAAAACCTTATAACTCTTATCTCGCTTATCTCACCTGGCTTAAACTGCCGGATAAGATCCATCTCTGCATGAAGATGAAAACCCTTAGTGCCGTCTGGATGAACTCTCTTAAATTTTGCTGAAGACCTATCAGAGTTTGTTCCGAATATAACAGACGAACCTCTTTTGGCCCAAGCCGCAAGGTGATAGTCGTGACTATTATTTAGAGCAATCTCTCTTGCTTTATTTAGATAATACACTGGACATTATGCCGCCTCCTAACGGGGCTAATATTAAGAAAATATATTCTACCACTCATATTTAGGAAAATCCTCATACTCTGGGCCATCCGAATCTAAATCTAGATACTGACAGTCGTTTGATATGGCAAACAAAATAAGCATCCTCAGTCCCTCGCTAACAGTGACCTCTCCTATTTCTTTTAGCAAGTCTTCTCTTAGGTGTATTCTTGTCCCATAATGATGGTCGTGAAGCGAGAAGATTTCGGGGAAGTAGGCCAACGTATCAAAGTCCTTCTGCTCTACATGGCAGGTTGAGGCTACCATAGTTTTATATACCTCAAAGCCTTCGCCAACAGGTGTTAAATCTTCTGTGCCTCTACTCTTATCTATTTTGGTCATCAATGATTCTATTTCAGAAGAATAATTATATTTAAATTGAAACGATAATGTATCAATAATAAGATTAAGCTCTTCTTCAGTTAGCTCTACTTTGCAAGTAGACATTAGTTTGTTCCCGTAAGAAGGGGGCTTAACTCTTCTGTCGCTTTAAAGATATAATCCATAGCATGATCTATGTTTTCAAACTTTGTTGTTACCTGATGACCATTACTAAGGTTAATAATAATGCCATTAGAATCTTTCGCAATAGACGCAATATGCTCTGCGTTTACAAGAATGATCTTGCCCGTTGTAGTTTCTATTGGAAGTAATTTCATACTATTCTCCTTTACTCGTAATCTCTTACGCTAATTCCAACGGGAAACCTTGGCCTACCATCATCAGTAAGCTCTTGATATTTAACCGTTAAATCCTTACCTATATAAGAGTTAAGATTCTTGTATATCTCAGCCCTGTCTTCGTGAGTTCCCTTTGGTCTAACGTCAAACTCAAGCCCGTCAGCAGTTACGCATCTAAAGATAACAAGGCCAGTCTCTCTGCCAGTGCCATCTTTTCCTCCGATAATCTTAAACTCATTATCGACAAACCTCTTTACCTTCTGTAAATCATAAGAGCGATGCTTATATTTGTAGGGACTATTTTGATTGCGAACCATCATTCCCTCATAGCCATCGCCAATAAATCTTGATTCATAAAGATCAAATTCCTCTTGATTTTCAATGTCAACCGTTTCTACAAACTTAATGTTATCAATAAGTCCGATATGCCCGTTCCATTCTTTGCAATACGCCGGAAACATAGTGGTACACATAGTTCTCTTGGGAATCCTATCTTCAAAGGAAAGGCTTGGGTGTGGACTGTCATAAATATGATACTCCAAGAGGTCTGTATCGGCTCTCTTTTTCTTAACCGCAGAGATAATTCTTTGAAAGGTCCAGTCGTGAACATATATTTCTCCGTCTACACACTGACCTTCGCTTAGCATTACCCCTAATTGAGTAGCGATTTTATCTGGAATATCCATTTCCTTGCCCTTTCTAGACCACATCAGTATATTGCCATCTTCTTTCTTGGCAATCATCCTGACTCCATCCAATTTAGGCTGAACCCAACATGGAAACTTAATCTTCGCACTATGCTTATCGTATCTGTGGGCAAGCATAGGAAGGAATAACCCGTCAGATGCAGATGGAATCTTGCTCTTATCCTCTACATACCCTGAGTCTTTCTTGCGACTATGGGCAGACTTAGCCTCAGACAATGCTTGTTCATAGGGAGAAGTTTCATTGGCTCTGCCAATATTTTTTCCTTCCTCTATATAGCGTTGATCAAGCTGCTTCTTGCCATCTTCATAGCCATGCTCGGTTTCGATATAGCAGGTTCCATCGGCCATTTTAAGAACCGAGATATTCCACTCCTTAATCTTACCGTTAGTGGATCTTCCATACAGCGTAGATAAACTCATCTATTCCTCCTCTTCAACATAGCCTAAAACCGTTAACAATATAATTCCATCATCAACACCAGATACTTCCCAGGAAATGCCCTGAAGATAAGGCTCTCCGGTTAAGTCACAAAGATGATCATTAAAATCATCAATAGTCGTACCAACAACATCGTCGAAATCTATTTCAACAACTTTCTTTACATCATAAGTCATGTGCTTATTTCCCTTTGAAAAGATTTATAGCAAAGAGATTGTAGAAAACAACCGCTGAAAAACCTGAACTAAAAATAATACAGGCTAAGATAGCTGCTTCATATAGAACTTGCTTACTCAAACCTAAATCCTTCTTCAAGCTTTTCAGTAGGTATTCTGAGCGCCATATAAACCTTGTCATTACGATTGACCAGAACCCCTTTTTGTGCGGGACGATAAGCAAATACTTCGTTATCCCACTTCAAAAGGCTCCATTCAAGGCGACTAAATAAGACGCTTTTAATGTGAATCCCCAAGGTTAATCCTGCTATAAAAAGAATTATACCAAGCATTACTGACATTTCAATCACCTAAATCCATTCCATATTCAAAATTTACAGTTGTAGCGTTTACTCTATATTCTTTTGCGTTATTTTTCACATGAAATCTTCTCGCCATCTTTGTAATGGGAGATAGAGTTACGACACGCCTTATTGAAGGCTTCGTCTTAGCCATACTTATTACTCTCTTAACGATCTCTTTCCCAGCTCCAGCCTGATAACTCCATACAGTATAAGGTACTGCTATAGGTCCATCAACACATGAAAGCGTATCCAGTGATTCTATATCATATGGAACTTCTAATGTTCTAGCTAAACATAAAAATGCTGCATAAAAATCACTATCATCGACTAAGGCAAAGACTTTTCTGCCAGATGAAACTCGGAATCCCCTTGGTAATTCTGGCCTTACAGGGTCTTTCCCTTCCCACAATCGAGGGCTGTCTGTAACATCATTAACCGTGTGATTCTCATAGCTTATTCTCTTTCGGGTCACACTACCCTCCGATACAAAAAGGTTTCCTCTACATTATAACCGATGTAGAATTTTTTTTAATTAAATTATGCCTTGCTACAGAAGGCCTCTTATCTTCGACACATATTCCTTTGCTACGCGGGAAGGCATATGAACCCCGTCGCACTTAGAGCAGACGTAACCAGACTTAATCTCCCTGCCGCCTATAATTTGAGGCTTATCAAACCTTATATGTTTATAAGGATCAATGAAAGTCCACCCTTGAGCCTCAACCAAGGGTCTTACAAAATCATTATCTGAGCTTCTTTTGTCATATCGGGCAAGGAAGCTTTTGTCTGACCTTTGAAACTTATAATTACTGCCCCTTTTTCTCACCGGAGGCGGGGTTCCACTCCATATCACAGGAGCCTTTGAGTACGAAGAAATTAAGCTTATCAGGGTTTCAGTGCCACCTGTTCCATTACCGCCTAAAGAAATTATTATCTTAGTTGGACCTTTTTCTAAGAGGCTAATTAGTTTTGCATTGGTTGCCCAATGAGAAGCTCTTGTAGAGCGTTTTGCAAGTCTAATTTTCTCCCCACTACCTGCGGCCATAAGAGCGTTTCCAAGGGTCCATGCCATCTGACTATCCCCAAGGTAAAGGGTAAAGTCACCCTTTGTAATTCGTGGCCCTGTACCATGTTCCTTGCTGCCCTTATCGGGGTAGGATTCGATTAGCTCTAAGGTATCTTCGTTTACTAGATCATCAATTTCTCCTGAGTATTTTCCGTCCGATTTAGCTTTCTCTTTAAATGCAATTACTGCTGATTTGGTTTCTCTTCCAAAAAGACCATCTACGCCAAATCTCGGCAGATCAAACCCAGCTCTCACTAATGCTTTTTGCAGCCGTTCTACTGCGCCCTTATTTTTTGAGTTAACCTTTAATAAAAGGCCTTCATCAAAATCTTCTGATTCAGACGAAGACCCCTTTGGCGGCGGTCTTTCTTTGGAAAGGGAAATCGGTGGAGACTCAGATGCCTCTGGCTTTGTATCAGAAGTAGGCTCAGGATTCAAAGGAGGGCTATAACTTACGCTCTCTCCCGTTATCTCTCTTAGTTCTGCTCGTAGCTTCTCAGCCTTTTCTGCATCTCCGATAGGCGCAGCGTTTTTGAGGATCAAGTCTCCGCTAAGCAAAAGGACTTTATCGGACTCTTTAAGAAGACCTCTCTCCCTCAATACTGCGGCTAACCTATTTAGCTTTTTGTCGAAGAAATTACTCATATCATAACTATGTTTATTAATAGTAAAAACGCAAAAAGCAGAGACAAAGCCTCTGCTAAAATTGCGCCTCTTGACGTATATCATCAAATACAGGCCAACTATTATTTATAAGGTCATCTACCCAAGAGACTACTTTATTCGTCTTGCCTCCTATGTGCCACTCTCTTATGTCGCATAAGTCCAGACCACCTTCTCCAAGGTAGTTCTTTCCATCTTTCCAGTTATATATCGTTGCTATAGAGCCATCCTCAAACTCTATAACCCATTCTGCATCAGACTTATAGTTATCAAAACCCTCGCATGGTGGTCCTAACTTTTCAAGTATCTCGCTATAACTAGCGTTTATCTCACCTTGCAAACAGGTTCCAGAGCAACAAGCCTCGTTTATAGAAGCGACTTTAGGCATAGATAACTCCTTACAGAAGAATGGTGAGCAAAAATACTGAAGCGCCAAGGCTCACCAGTATCTTTAGAAAGTTAATATCATCCTCATCAAAGTATTTTCTCATAGCTTCTCCTTATATTATGAGAGTTTAGGTGGAGGTGGGTCAAAGATATATGATTGCTCATAATCTGGATATTGATTAAATAAATTATCATAATTATCCACAGGGTTCACCAATTCCTTCAAAGTTGTAGTTTCCGACTCTAATTGCCTCTGCTTCTGCGCTTCTAGCTTCTTCGTAGTCATCACGCTCTTCCTCCTTGCTCTTACATTTCATGCAGATAAGCTTAACTGAATACATAGACATAATTCTGCTGCCTGTCTCTTTATAGCAGCGTTGGCATAATTCGGCCCAAACAGGCTCGCTATGATCATTGTAGTGATTCATTCTTCACTCTCTTCAAAAGTTATTACTCTTCAGCTTGAGCGTCTTGCTGAACAACATCAGTTACGTCTTGCTGAACAACATCAGTTACGTCTTGCTGAACAACTCTTTCAGAAGCACTATTGCCAAGGCATCCTCCAAAGTATGCGCCAGCTGCGCCAATTAAAACCGCTGCAATTAAAGTCATTAAAATTTTCATTACTCTCTCCTATTATTTATTGAATTAAAAATTATCTCGGAGCAAAAGATGCTGTTGCAAACCACATATCAGGCGGGTTCGATTCATATCTGATGCTTTCAACCAAGTATCTTGTTGTACCATCATCCTGCTTTAAAAGCAAAAAATCACCACTTTTAATTCCAGAGCACCAGCCAACAAGGTCTACGCTCATACCTCCGTCACGAAGCTCCATGATGTTGTAATTGCATCCCCAAGATTTTCTCGATATATCATGCGTCATTACTCGCTCCACTTTTCATATAGTTCTAGCTCATCAGAATCCATTTCATATGGATCAACATAGTCAATCTCTCTGCCCTTAGAGAGTTGTGTATCAACTATGTCTACAATCTCATAATCAGTAATCTGGCTATGATCAAAAGAGTAATCTAAGTCTTGAACAATCTCCTGAATAGACTCTTCTGTTTGACCGTCCTCTAAATAAAGCTTAACGTGCAAATATACATAGCTACTCATCGGGTAATCTCCAGTGCCTTCTTTTCCTTTTTAGAAAGAGTTTTAACTCTAACGTACTGTCCTCTAATTACTCGCTCTCCAATTATATCGACAATCCAGCTTTGATTCTCATAAGACACAAAGGCTAGGCCATCAAAATCACTCGGCCATCCTTCTAAGGATGCCTTAAACCAAGTCCCATCTGTTGCTCTTCTAATATAGAAAACAGAATCATCACCAGTCTTGATGAGATTAGGGTTATCTTTTTCTTTATTCCAAGGTGGACGTTTTTCTTTCGGCTCTTTAAGAATACCGTTCTTATCTACATAAAAAGTCCGACCATTACGATAAAGAGGGGTTAGGCCCCAGCCAACCCCATGTGGTTTTCCGTTTTTAAAAACAGGATGAAGCTCAACATAATCAAACAAATGTTGAAAGATATGATCTTGAACGACCCCTCTGCGGTCCATATTTTCACAAATTTCTGAATAAACCTTGTTCCAAGGTCTATTGCAGTTCTTTGCCAGATACCGAACAAGAGGATTTAAGTATTCATTAAGCTCTTTTCTTCCCCACCAATTTCTGTCTTTGGGCTTCATAGAAGAGTAGCTAGGAAGGTCGTCATAACTGCCTTCTCTCTCCAGCCTTCTACTCTTTTTTACCTCACCATTTTTTCGACTGCTACCAATGCGAGGAGTAGTGACCAGAACTTTATCCATATCTTTACGCATGTCTAATCCCTAGTGATTGTCTACGCTAAGTTGCTGAATACTGAAGAACTCAGTGTCTCCTGATAGCTCAGTCCACGCTTCCCATAGGTCATCGTCGCTCAGATGAGAAGTGTCTTCTCCCCATTCTTTTGCCGTATCTCTCATTAATGCTGTGCCAGCAATACGGGCTTTTTCATGTGAGCTATATAAGGATAAGTCATGCCCATGTTTATGATCGTAGACCAATAGCCAGAACGTGTCTCTATACAGTGCGTTTGCTAATTGCCAACGATTCATTTATATATCCTAATGAAGTGTTCTATTAAAGTTAGCAAAGTATTCAGAAGCCTCTTTCAAGCCTTCAGCTATAGCATCCCTTGTTACTGAGTCAGTCAACTCTAGCTCAGTATACATACACTCATCTAGAATCACCTTTACTATCCATCCACTAATATCGGATGCTAAATTCTTATTATCCTCAGTCATACTTACCTCGTTAAATGGTCGGCTGACCGAGACTCGAACTCGGAACCCTCTGTTTATGAGACAGACGCTCTAACCTGATTGAGCTATCAGCCGATATGTTTTATTTTATATCGAATTGAAACCAGTAATAACCGTCTTCAAACTCAAGCTCTTCATCTATTACAGTCTGCCCTACAATATAAGAGAGAGCCTCTGCAATATAAGGCCCATCATGGTAGTCTTTAAGCGGAACCTTTGGAGTAGGAAACTCAAGCCACATAACCTTCTTATCGTTCTTCATCAGAATATCTCTCGACTTCTTCAACAGTTGTATAAAAGCCTTCTCCGTCAATTCTATAAGAAGCGCGTACAGCTTTAGATTTATTCTCAAATTTATACGCTTGTTCCAAGTTACCCCACATAGACCAAGGAAAGAATGTGGTTGTTCCCACATAGAACCTTTCGTCCCATGAGACTCCTGACCGTTCTAATACATACATAGTTACTCCTGTCTGCATATAACCGATGAAGAAAATCTTTTACAAAAGTAGTCTACAGCCTTTATTTAGGCTGCTTGGAGAGATATAGGTTTATCTTGCTCCATAAGGTCTTAAACGAATCAGTGGGCCTGACTCCAGCTTTTCTCTTTAGCTTTCTAAACTTTCTTCTTATAAGTCTTTTTTGAAGTTTGTTATATCCGTCAAACGAATCTTTGCCCGTTTCTTTATTATGTCGCCACAGGTCTTTGGGCAAAACTCCATAGAGTGTTTGGAGTATATAGGCTTCGGAATTATCATCGCTCACATTAAAGCCTCAATTCCATAAGAAGGATTACTAGCTACCTTTCGGCAAAAGTAGTGTTCATCTGTTTAATATTATAGAAGACCCATGAAACGTAGTGGCAAACGAATCATTTGACCGAGCTTTTTCATTATTATGCTTAACGCCACAACTTGTATATTACCGTTACTTATATGTTTCGGCAATACGTTTCTGAAACCCACCCTCTCTAAAAAGACAACCAAACCTTCTTAGAGAAACTTCAGAATTCCTCTCCAACAAGTGTTGAGCGACAACACTGAATTAAAATGGTAGGGCTAGTAGGACTCGAACCTACAACCGTTCCGTTATGAGCGGAAAGCTCTAACCAGATTGAGCTATAGCCCCATAAATAATAGTTATAAATCTTGTCCGAGACTTGCTGGAACATAACTCTGTATGCAGCTAGACATCAGGTGATCGGGACTTAATTCTGGAACAGCAATCTCTTGAGCGTTACTATACATAACTATAGAGCCTCCATTAGAGTCTGATCTAACGCTAATGATTTGCGATACAGAAATAAAAGTTACATTCTTGTCTTTCGACCCAAGAATGTTTGAATGTGTCTCAATTCTTAAAAAAAGTTCCATGAACATACTCCTTCAAAACGATATAACCGATGTAGAAAAATTTTGTATTTTTATAATACTGATTTTATAAGATTAATATACCTAGATATATTCTTTGGGTTATCAGGAGAGTGGTTCCAAATCATTTCTTCACATCCGTTGTTGTATATGCGTAACTCTTTCGGACTAAGAGTCTCATGCCGAAGGGCCTCCTTCAGCTTCTCCTTGCCGTCTAAGACATTGTTTTCTTTGTAGTAATACCCGTAACTTGATAACGCTTCTGAGTTATGAACGAATGGATACCCTTTAAGTGCAAATTCAAAATATGTATAGTTAAGGGAGTTCAATATCTGGTGGCTCACCAAAACTCTGGCCTTGTTCGCAAAAATATCTATCATAGGCTCTCTATCCTCTAAGGACAATATATTATCCTCAAACACCTTTAGGTGATTTAATCTGTTTTTTAAAACCTTCCCATTCTTGCCGTTTTTTATACGCTTTGAGTTGAAGACAAATCCCTTCTCTATTAGATCTGGAACTTCTCTGTAGGCCTCATTTATCATCATTATTGGTATTAAGTTTGTTTTAAGAAAGGCTATGCTAGGCTCAACACATGCCACTGATCTATTTCTCTTGTCATTCTTTTTGAATGTCAGATCATATTTTTCTCCAAACTTCTTTTTATAAAGCATTGAATATATATTTATAAAAAATGGATTCCATATATAAGGACATTGTTTCGCCTTATCTTCTGACACCCCAGATGCTAATGATATATACTGTTTTTGAAACTCAAAATGTGGACTATACAAAAGAAGATCCGGAGGCACCTCGTAGGTAACTCTAAGCCATTCATGTAAATCATAGACAGGCTTAAGGTCTAGCGAATATTGAACAAAGGTTTCTAGGTCTGAACATAGGTTATTCCCATACTTTATAAGAATTAGCTTGACTCCATTTGCCCTTAAAACCTTGGCCTCTTCGTTGCTCACAGAGTATGCAATTTGTATGACTATATCTTGCTTTTTTAACAGCTCTATATTATGCTGAAAGGCTTTAACTCCCATTATATCTGTAGTCTTACATGGGTCTTTCGATACCAGGTTAACTTCAAACTCATTGCTTTTATCAAGCATTTTTGCTAAAGACCATGCGTTTTGATATAAACCATTTTTAAAGAAAGAATTTAAATTGGTGTTTCCCAATATGGTTACTTTTATTTTATTCACTAGAATTCCTTAGTATTCTTTAGAAGATTATACAATCTACCTGGAGGTATTCTTGGCGTATCATAAAGCTTTAGCTGCCCCCACGTTAAGACTCTAGACACAGATAGAGCATAGGCGACCCATTCGCTGCAATACCATTTATTAGGGAATCTTACTTTGAATGGCGTTAGGTGAGAAATTATCATCCCCAACCAATCGTAGCCTTGTCCTCTTGTGCTTTCTATAAAACTTCTTAGTGAGTCAAGTTGTTTTTCTGTTACAGCTATATCAACAAAGTCCCAATCTGTTTTCGGAAAGTTCCAATCTGCTTTCTGTATTCCTCCAAGGCTTTTCGTTCTGATTACCGGATGATCTGGAGGGGTTATGCCTGTCATAGTTCCATTGGGCATAATGAGTTCTACATGACTATAGGGACTATCTGTCCACCACCTTACAATCCTATCCCTTCTAAGCCCCTCACCCTTGTAAAATGCTATCGTTATATCGCTCACTAATCACCCCTATCTATTTTGTTTTATAGTTATTTAATCTTTGCCACGTCATCTCCTAAACCATCCGGCTCATCAGAGCTGTTAGTATCTAATTCTCCGCTAAGAATATCAGATATGTGTTCGCGTATCCTGCTTCTAGTTGGGCGGCCAGCCTCGCCTGTATCTTTTTTATATTCGGCGTGCTCCCACTCAACACCTGCATCTTTTAAAAACTCATTTGCCTCAATTATCATTTCAGTATGAGTAGTTACTTTTCCCTTTGTTCCTTTGACGAAAGATATCCATCTTCGTCCCGGCTCATTGTTGTTTATAATAAACTTCGAAATAACTTTACCAAGCTTTCGTATAACCTCGCTATATGCCTCTTTGTCAAATGGTACAGAGAATTTTTCTCCAACTAATTTATCCCAATCTTTCGTGAGCATCCCGCTCGCTCTCTGAGAGGGATCTTTGAAAAGTCCAGGCACATCATATCCGGGGAAACTCTCCCACATATCCTCAGGAACAATTCCTAATGGTTCAGATATTGTCACCCAATAAGCGAGTTTTTCTTTTTCGTTTAATCGATCCTTAATATCACTATAGGCCTTATAATACTGTCCAGAGCCAGGGCAGCTCTCTCCCCAAGGCTTTGAGGCTGCACATGGGACTAAAATAATATGCTTATACTTCTCTGGAATTATAAAGTCTTCTATCTCTTCAAACCAAGCTTGTATTTTAGGATTTTTTAATAAATCTAAAACCTCACCTGGAGTATAGGCTGTTAGTTCTGGGTCATATTTGAAATCTTCTGTCTCTTTGTAGCTTGAGCTAGGCTTTTTATCTACAAGATGAGGCCGTAAGATATTGTCGTAAGTATCTTGATCTATATAAGGAAAGCTGCTTCCTTCCTTTTCCTTACCCCACTGATCAGCCTCCCATTTGGATACAGGCGCAGCCTGTTTTAATATCAAGTCAGCTTGATCCGCAAGAGAGTATAGTCCACCACTATCTAACTCATTGGCTATCAAAATTAATTCTTTAATGGCCCTCAGATTCATCATATTCCAACTTCGTGCTCTTCTTCTATTAAATAATATTTTACAGCTTCTACTAAAAAAGAGAAGTCTTCGCTATAATGAGGGTTGTCTGATGCCTCACCTTCTGCCGCTTGTTCTGCCTCAGACACAACGTCTCTAATGAGCTGATTAATATCAGACTCCCCCAGATCATGATACAGGTCTGCTAATCTATCTGGAAGCACCTCTATTATATACATTATAAGCGTTGTACTGCCGTGATAAGCATATTCTGAAAGCTTGCGCTCCCCACCTTCATGCTCGAATTTTGCGTCAGGAGATAAATTCTTTAGAGCGAACTCTCTAATCATATTATTTCTTCTTTCGTCTCTTTTGTCCTCAAAGTTAACAACCTCTCCCAGCTGTTCTTCCTCATCAAGCGTGTCACTTTTAGGCTCTAGCTTAGGCCTTAAAGCTCTAGCTCTTTCTTCAAAATTAATAATATCAGCTGCAAGTTTATCTAAAACACTTGCCTCTTTCAAAAGACCTCGACTATCCAGCTCTGCGGCTATTGAGATCAACTCTTTTATATATTTATTCTTCATGTGATATTCCTGCGTATATTGGACTAGGCTGCTCTAAATCCCCACTACTATTAGTATACTAATAATTACTATAAGTGAAGGGAGTCTGATATGAAAAAGATCGCAGCAGATAGAAATTATAGAATATTTAGAAAAAAAGCTAACCTTGTATTAAAGACAGCAATAGCTGCTTCTTATGAAGAACATATGAAAGATGGTTATCAGGTGTCTTCGCTAGACCCTGAGATAGAGAGGATCGACATAACTAAAGACGACGATGGAGTCATAACTCTGTCAGCTGATATTGCCGCCATTGTGTCGAGAAATATCAATAAAGCCGGACCTCTTCTCTCAGAGATAGCAGAACAACTGGATAGAGCGTTGGCCTTTGAAACAGCCTACTACGTGCTCGACCCCAGACTAATTTCGTTAATAAACAATCTTGAAGAAGCTAATGAAAAACTATTTAATGCAGGAATGCAAGCAAATCATTTGCGAGATGGAACCGGAGACTGAGGGCTTTTAGAAGATCTCTCTAGCATTAGGTTTATGCATGATCAATAGTCTTAGAGAGATGATCCTTTATCAGCCATAGCTCTGCCATAATCTCTTCAGAGGCTGCCTTTATACCGCCTTCAGAACGACCCGATGGATCTTCTCTCAGGATAGTAACGGCAAGATTTGATTCCTTATCCTCAATCTGTTCGGTTACTGAACCAATAATGCTAATTAGACCCTCTACTCCTAATGATAATGCTGCTATAAAGCGTGCTGGAGCATGTTTAGCTAAAAGAATTATTCCGCCGCTAGACCGAAGGCTCTTAAGAAGATTAAAGGCTCTAAGCGCAGCTCCAGCAGGAACTGTAATTGCGGCAGATAAAAGATTAAAGAAACCATTAAGGTTCTCCCCTTTTTTAAAGTACCCTATTGCAGCAGTAATGTCTATAAGCATAGTTCCTTTCATGGCGGCTATACCCCCTGCTGTTGTAACTGGATCAGGCCAAACTATAGCTCCTGCTGCCGCAACTTTTCCAAATATAGATATAACCTCTAATACTTCTGGATTTCCCATAAGAAGCTCATAAACACCTTTTCCTGAACTTGGTGGAGCAGACTCAACGTGCTGTAGTAGACCAGAGCCATCTAAAGACTCTTTTATTATCTGATCTAGAGCATCAGCTTCCTTGCATAGACCCTTTGAGTCCAAAGTATTTGCAATTATAATAAGATCTTTTATCACAATAAACTCCTTATTATCTTGATCTTAAATATTAATAGCCCCAACGGTCGCCGCCCACGCTCTTAGTTTGTTTTTGTTCGACGCAAAAATTTTTTTAAATCAACCCTCGCATCTTTCTTTTGTTTGCTTTAGTTATGTTTGACGCGAAAATTTTTTGAGAGGTTAGCGTACTTGACTAGCAAAGCTAGTCTGGATTGACTTGGGGACAATGATTCTTTAGATCCAAGTCTTACTCTTTGGTATTGGGAGTTAGCATAAGCATCATTATACTTGGCTATACCTACTAGCCTTGCCTTCTTACCCTTACCTCTATATATGTACTCTCCGGGGTTAGAGGCCTCCTCTGCTTCGTCTTTGCCTACTATCACTACGAATACCCCATAGTCTTCTCCGTGGTACATAGAGGACGTTATAGCGTGCTCTCTGGCGAACCTAATGGATGGGGTTAGGTAGTCTCCGTTTCTAATCCCATCTGCTTCTATTGGCATGGCTCTATAAAAAATCATTTGTTTTTAAACTCGAAGTGATATATTAGTCTTGGTGGTCCAGAGCCTTTTTGTGATTTAATTACTTTAGACGGCTTAATTCCGCAGGTCCACTTCTTAATCATTTTTTTTGTAACCATATGATGACAATTGCTTTCATCTTCCATTCTCCATAAATAAGGAAAAGAAAGGATCGCTCCCTTAGAAATTCTCATTACTTCAGAGAAGGCTTGCTCCTGCTTTCCCCCTAAGTGCTCCCATACCTGTAGTGCAACAAATAGATCGAACTGCTTGTCCTCAAAAGGCCACGGAGTATCTGTTGCATCGTGTCTTACCCACGGGTTGCGTAACGTGCTTAGAAAAGATTTTCTTAAATCCATAACAGTGCTTGTCTTGCACAAAGGCATACTAGCGCAACCTACTTCTAATACGGAATTAATACTTCTTGGTATTGTTTTTATTTTATCAATAACCTGAGATGTATAGGCCCATCTGCTTTCCTTCCAATAGCCTGGGTTTATTTTTTGCGCTTCCTTAAAGTCTGCGTAAGCTACCAGCTCAGGTTTAGTGAGTTTTTTGATTATTTTCATAGGTAGTCTCCGTTTCTAATCCCATCTGCTTCTATTGGCATGGCTCTATAGAAAATCATTTTAATTCTCTATTTCATCTAAAGATTCTTCTTCAGTATCGCAGACAACAGTTCCCGCTTGGAAAGCTTCGTCCTTAGTTATGTTTGTATCGTCTAAGTCTGAGAAATCTCCAAGGTCGCTTATTATCTCATCTAAAGCATCAGCTTCTTTCCGAAGTCCTTTTGCATCCAGCTCATTTGCCAGTTTAATTAATTCTTTTATAATCATAATATTTACTTCCTTTTGTAATCGTCTTCGATGATCTCGTAAGCAGTCTCTACTCGATCAGACGACTCTATAACCACTGAGTCCTCCAAGGCTGTTAGCCTATAGGGGCATCCAGAGGGTACTGATAAAGCTTGCTTGGGATTTAGCTCTGTTGTCATCATACGCTTAGGATCTGTAGTCTTGTGGTCCCCATACATAACCTCTAGCTTTCCTGATACTAAGTAAAAAGATTCGTTCTTTACTTGGTACTTCTTTAGGGATGTTCTATGTCCCTTTTTAATATTTATTATTTTACAGTGCGATACCGTACTTGTTGTGGCCCATGTAGTCTCCAGCCCCCACGGTTTGTCTTTTGTTGTTACGTCGCTTATCCAAGGGACTTTAATCTCATAGCCCATATCTTTCCTTAATTTATTTATTTTATATTTGTACCTTAACAAACATCCCGAAACTTAATTAACTGAAACTACTCTCATCTGATCTAATGCCCTTAAAAATTAATTATTTATATATATATGTTTTAGGAGGCCTTACTCATCCTCTGGCTCTTGGAACTTACGGTATTCGTTTCCAAGACTGTCAATAGCATGGCCTGGGTTCTTTTGTTCAAACTGCCATTTCTCAAAGGCAAGTTCACTAGGATCTCGCTTTTCCTTCTGCATTGATTTCTCATTCAGAATATCCCGCTCAAGCTTTCGGATTGTTCCCTTTATATTAGCGGCAAACCTAAGAAACGGCTCGTGCAGCATACCAAGATCATCGCTTATATCATTTCTTCTTTTAATATATTCAACAGCGTCCTTGTACCAGCTAGTTGCAAACTCTTCTGCGGCCATCTCTCGGCCATAAAAAAACATATCTTTTGCTTCTTCATCTGTATTATACGTCTTTAGATAAAACTCTAAATTATCCTCATTCAAAGCATCATCGCCTGAGCTTAAGTCTGTGTCCTCATCGCCCTCTTCAGCCGCCATTCTAATTATCTTATCCAAGATGCCAGCCTCTTCAGCCAAGCCTCTCTGATCTAACTCATTCGCTAATTTAATTAATTCTTTTATCATCTTCATATCCTTTGGGTTCTGAGTCCTTAACAACCAAGTCCTGCCTTTTTATTTAATATTAGTATGTGCGCGTGTGTATAGGACCTGTGCATCTTTTGCGTGTGCGTGTATGGTCATCAGTGTGCGTGTGTGCGAGCCTCTATTCTTACTGATCTAAGCAGCCTCAGTTCTTATACAAAAGTCTGAAAAAATTTCCAGCGGAAAAATTTGGAAAACCGTTTTTTCTTATATGAAACATCCAAAAAAGGTTCCGTGGGAAAAACTACGCTACGCCGTTTTTTACCGTTTTTCACAGAAAACTGAAGATTTTTAGCCGAAAAAAAAGGTCTTTTGCTCTCAGAAAAAAGGGTCTTTGATTTCCAGAAAAAAAGGTCTTTTTACCCCAGAAAATAGGTTGCTTTGTTTCTCACAGAGAAAAAGTCTTATGCTCTGTAAAATTTCTTCAGGTTCTCCTGCGTTTTTTTGGGACTATTCCTCCTTATATATATAAAAATAAAAAAACCAGCGTAGCTTTGTGGGCTAGGCTGGTTTAGTGGGGCTACCCTCTATATATATTCTATTTACTTACTCGTCTGTATCGTCTGGTAGGTAGGGAAGTTCCTCATCTTCAATATCGGGAGAGTTCTTGGAAGGAATAGTTTTATTATCCTTATAGGTAAAGTTGAATTCTAACTGAGTGTTATAGGGGAATCCTTTTTCTTCATCATCCTCTCCAACAACAAAGTAATCATCCACGTTATCATAATTAAAAGGATTATATTCGAAGTCATAGTCTAGCGTATCACTATGATTTCCATAATTAAATTGTGGGGTGGTGAAAGTAGAGAACGTATTTTTATTCTCATACTTCGGAAAAGAATATTTAGATATATTCTCTTCGCTGAGATACCGATAGTATTCATCAGCGGAACAGGCGAGGTTAGACTCTTGGTCTATCTGATATAAGAAGGGGTGAGTTGGAAGATTTAGTTCTAAGAAATTAATTATCTCTCCCTTGGGCTGGGAGAAAAGAATCTTTTTATCTGTTACTGAATTGTATAAGTCATAATGATTCTCGGCAACTTCAATAAGATAAAATCCTAATCCATAGTTTAAGTCTGACATAATGTTCTCTCTCCTTTTGCCTTGCGGTGTGTTTGATATTTTAATATTACTATGAAAAATGTATATAGATTAAATATTTATTAAAATAATAAAATCTTTTTAACATTCCATTAACTATCACTGTTGCTTTCTTGAAACATTATTATTACCTGATACCTCTATCAGTTGTAAACTCAAATGTTTTATTAACAGGTTATCAGTACCCCAAGGAAACTGATGGCATACCCATCCACAACGATATAACTGGTGGATAATTTTTAAGAAATAAAAGGTGGAGGAGGGTCTAATAGTAGCGGGCACTGCTACCTCTATAGCTGGTTAGATGCTATGTAAAACTAATGCCCGTGAGTCCTGATAGCTGCTGCGAGTTTTTTATCAAACTCTTCTCTTAGTTGCTTAAGAATTGCGCTCAACTGATTGTGATCTACCAACTGTCTTTTCTGGGCTAACTTTAATAATTTATATTTTTTTTCTGCCGCTATTTTCTTCATGGGGTCACCTCTATCAAACAGGCTTTTATTAGTATATGTAAAACTATTGCCCTGAGTAATGAACAGAACTATAGCCATAAGTAATCCATTTGGGGTAAAGTATTATTCTTTATCTAACATAAAGGTAGCCCTAGTATCAGCTATTGCACCCCTATATTCTAAAGTTAAATCTCCCTTTAAGACCTGCCCGCGCCGCCTGGTTGAATTTACTGGGCTACTGGGGCTATCTGTTTTTTTATTATTCTTTACATTCAAAACCTCATTATGAATGTAGCTTATAGATCTCACCATAGCCTTCTGATTATTATTTAAAGCTTTTATTTTAGCCAGCATAAACTGAAAGACCACGCCCATCGAAACTGTAAGGAGTATGAATAGAGCATAGAATGTAAACTCTTGAGACATAATTATATCCTTTCTATTAAATAAAGAAAGGGCTCTTAAAGCATAGTTCCTGGGCCGCCTTACTGATTTACTGGGCGAATTTCGGAAAGTATAGCTTGCTTTAAGAGCCCTGTTATATTTAATACTACTCTATTTAATATAAATTATTTTGCAAGTCGCGAACATCTCTTTATTTTTTTGCCTATAGAGTATTTAATCAATGGCTTTTAATGTATCTATAAACCAGATTAAATGCCCAGCTGGTTACGAGCTCGACGCTTAACGAGTCATTCTTTCTTTCTAATATTTTTTATTAAATTTTGTAAACCTTTTGCCCGGCTTACATCGCATTCTAAGTCACAGCGATTGCAATAAATGATAGCCTATTTCTATTAAAAATCATTCTTATATTTATTTTTGAGATTTTTTTCTACATCGGTTATATCGTTGTGCAGGGTGGTCCTGCTCCTAACAACCAAGAAAAGGAAAACCAATGAGCGACAAAACAAACATTTTTGCTAACGAAAACAGCGAGTCTCCGCTTCAGACTATCCGCCAGACCATGAGTGTTGCGGTGGATGATGATGGAACTCCTAATGTGAACTTCGCCACGAATCGTGGTAAGGGAAGTGGATCTCAAACCATTCCTGTTGCTGACTACGCCGAGGTAGTTAGTACGCTTCAAGAGTATGCAGATGCTGGCATCGAGGGCAGAGAGGAAGAGAGTCTTTCCCCTGCCGAAACAATCCGCCGCACCATTCGCGTTGAAGATGGTATGATTTCGTTCCGAACTCGATCTGGTAAAGGCTCTAAGCCAGCCAAGATTCCTTTGGCTCAGTTTGGCGAAGTCTGCTCTTTGCTTACTGAAACTGTCTCCGCTGTTGAGGCTGCTGGAAGTAAGCTTAGTTCGGCAGAAGAAGAGGCCGATAATTCCGAAGCTTGGGACGATCAATATGACGATCTAAGCGAAGAGTAATCTCTCAATAAAAAGGCCCAGGCAGCGATCTAATGCTGCCTGGGCCACCCTTTGCTTAAACTGTAAAACTATTGCCCTGAGTTAGTCTACCGTCTTACCTAGGGTTAACTTAACTAAATCTGCTGCGTTCTTCTTCAGAGTTCTCAAGCCCTTTCTAGCTCTAGTCCCTGCTGCAGCATTACCTCCAGCATTCTTCATTACATCTGTTTCTAAAGAGTCTACTAACTCCTTGAGTTCTTGCCATTTTGTTTCTACTGTAGCCATAAAAAAATCTCCTTATATAATATTTATTTTTTTACAGGGAAGACACCCCGTCAAATCTATTCTACTTAATTTGTAAAACTATTGCCCAAAAAATTTACCTCAGCAATCATTCGGATCATGTCCAGAACAAGTAGCGATGCAACGAAATCTTAATATCTGATCATTCTCCAGCATATCTGCCTTTATGGATAAGTCATCACCACAATGCTTCTTCATAAGCTCGCTAGGGTTGTCCCAAGCTGCTCTGTGATACGAATACCATCTGTCTCCCGATCCCTCATCGGCAAGATGAACCGCTTCAAATGCTGCGTTACAAGCCTCTGCTTCTGCTTGCTTATCACTAAGTCCGGGATTTAAAAGCCCTACCTGCTCTATAACTGTAACTGCATAATTTAAAGCACATTCATCAGATGCGTGCGTGCGTTCCACTGAAGCCTCCGGACAGGCCGTCAGTAAAGCAGTTGTAATTAAAATTAAAATATATCTCATATACTTACCTCCAATAAGTGTATTGTTTCCTAATTGTAAATCTTTTGCCCTGAAAGTTAAGGGACTTTATTAAGTTGTATCTCATCCTCAACTATCTCTGCATCATATATTTTTTCATCTATATTTTTTTTGTACATATACGCGAGAGAATCCTCGCTAGGCAATTTATTTAAAAAAGCTTTTTTTTTAAATGACTATAATCTTGACACATCGGGGGCTTCTGCTTCGAGGAAGGAGTAGTAACACGTTGGCGATAAGGGGTTTTTCTTCCATCTGTCCATCCCATAAAAAATCCCAAGAGATACCCTATGGAGACTAAGACTAGACTTCCTATAAATTCTATCATTTATTATCCACGCCAGTAATTCCGCGCACACATGCACGCAAATAAAGCACACAACGCGCCTAGGGCGTGATTGCCATTCGCGAATAAAGATACAGCAACTCCAGTATTAAACACTGTGCAAGCTAAGCTAAAGTTTTTTGATGTAAAAATTTTCATAATATCCTCTCTAGATAAAAAGGGGAGGTGGAGCTCACTTGGAGTAGCAGACGATAGTGTGGAGTGCGTATTCTGACCACCTATCTCTTCCGTAGGCTTCGAAGGTACGCCTCCTGAACACCTACCTTTTTGTAAGCCATCCAAGGAGCTCACACCTTTTCTAAACTCCCGTCGAAATTTAGCCCCAAGCCCTCCATACTCTATACCGTTATAGTTATATTACTCTAAAGAAAATAAGAATTCAGCGTCGATTATTTGAATCATCGAGCGATGGTCTAGCTAGCAACGTTTTCCCCACTCTCTTGACCCAGAGAGGCTTAGAACTTAAGGGGTCGGGGGTTTCACCCGCCACTGAACTCTTATTGTTGTCCATTATACTTAGTCAGTCTGGATTATGAGCGTTGCAAGTGCAGCACATTTCATCTTCGTGCTCCGTCTTCTCCCTACACTTGTAGCAGTAATTATAATAATATCCTTCATCATAACCACCTTTATCTTGCATGTGTACGGGTACGTACTTCCACACCCAATCTCTTTCCTTAGGCATTACTCTCTTCTCCTGCAAATAGTTAGGCCTCTCTTTATTCAACCTTTTGAGGGTCAATAGATCCCACATAATTCTCTCCGAAATGGCACGCCCGATAGGATTCGAACCTATGACCCTCGGCTTAGAAGGCCGATGCTCTATCCAGCTGAGCTACGGGCGCATATAATTATTCTACATTTTTCTCTGAATCTTTTTTATTATTTTCAATCATCTTAGCGATTTCTTCGTGCAAGGCTTTATCCCAAGCTTCCTTGGCTTCTTCTGGGGCCTCATAGCCTTCCTCATAAGCTTCATCAGGATGCACATATCCTGCGTGCTCTACATGCTCTTCTCCAATGCGAAGAAAGCTATCCTCATCCTCGTGTATGTGCATATACAGAGCATCCTTGGGAAGCGTAATTGGATCTGAATGTAAAGGAGTTACTACTCGGCCTTCACCTTCTTCAACAAAAGAGAAGGTGGTAGGGGTATGAAAATAAATTTGGTGGATTTCCCCAGGAAAGCTCACGGGGCCATCAAAAAAGAAGGGAGCTACGGTCGGTAGCTTCTGCCACCATACTCTTAGCTCATCAATAGTCATATTAGGAACCCACAGCCATTCCCTGTATCCGTACTCTTCTTCTACCTGAACAACGTATTCAAACTGGTCCATTACTTACACTCCAGCCGCTAGGAGATACTCAATCTGAGCTTCTTTTCCATCATTATTAATTGCTGCCGCTTCGCTTGCCTTCACCTCGTGGACTAACTCGTCTAAGTCCTCTACTTCCAATTTCTCAAGGTCTTCTTTAGTCATCACTACACTCCGGGCAAAAGTTTTACTATCTATGCTTCTGCAATCGGCTGAGGAAAAGCAGATGAAAATAGCATACTTGTGTACACGCTCTGCCCCATCTTTGAAATAGTAATCAAAGGACTCCCATCCTCATCCATCTGAACGTCAAGATAGCCTTTTTTATATAAAGATAAAATAGCCTCATTCATATCTCTTTCCATGTAATGAGAATTATTTATTTTCTCTAGCATAAAAGATTCAAATTCACTCATCACAATCCTCCTCCTCTTCTTCTTCTGGCAACTCATAGCAATTATCACCCTGAAACTCACCCTCATAAAACTCTGCATCTCCGGCAAAGCCCATGCCAGCTTCTTCATAATGAAGCTCAAAGCATAGGGTAGGCCAATCTTTAGAAACTTTTGTTAGAAAGTTTAGGGGAGGAGCCCAAGGAGTCTCAAATGAATAACCAAGAAAAGAATCTTCTGCATCATCTAGCTGAGCTTCTGAGGCACCCCACTTACAACCCCAGTTATCATTCTCCCATGTATAGCCTCCATACGCACATGTACGTCCGAGCATTTCTGCTACCTTCGCTGCTTGACTTCCATCATAAGGCAACTTCCTAACTTCGTCAGGAACAGGATACAGTGCGTGAAAGGAAAAGACAGAAACTTCTCCTGGCTCTGGAAGAGACTCGGACAAAGCCTTCAGCCTAACATCATCGTGAATGGGCCACCCACCACCTGTTGCATGGTAGTTATGATATGATTGCACAGGGCCTTCGGCTGTCACCTTGAACCTCTGAATGTCCTTAGATGGGCCACTTACATTTAGTTTATTCCAACACCAATTAGGCATCTTACTCTCCCTGCTTTTCGCTATTAGTTTCGTCATCAAATAGATTTTCAGAAACAAAATCAGCACCACTTGTAAGTACCGACCCAACCTTGTTTACCATAGACTCTGCACTTGCAGGGTTAGTTACGGCCCAATGCACAAGACAATAAGACAAGCCCAATGCGATTATAATTTTTATATAACTTTCCATGTCACTTCCTCTTTATTATTGTACGCACATACGCGTACAGGGCAAGTATTTTTTATACTCGCTACTCTCTCCATCTATCTGATTTAGAGAAAATCATCATATCTTCTTTGTTATCTTCTTTCTCTAGAATCTTTTTAGACCTCTCATTACCACACAATGCTTTGTCTCTATGGTGCCACTTCCGAGAAGCCTTCTTTTGGTCATTCTCTGAAGCATATCGGAGCTTTATGATTTCTCCACCATTCTTTAGAAATTCAGCAATTAGTTCTTCTGTACTACGTTCGTCACTCATTATTATCTTCCTTTTTAGAAAATAGAAATTGAATTCTTATTCTTCTTTTTAGAAGTCCTTTTAGAGACTTTCTTCTTTTCTTTTACAGGTGTTACAAATTCATCAGGCGAATAGCCTTCGTCTAAGGCTTGCTGGTTCAGGTCTTTCCACAAAGCAGTCGGAACCCTACAGTTAGGACACCTACCCATAGAACCATTATAGCCAGCTTTCCCTAGCCAATAATTACCTTCTTCACTCTTGTGATAATAGTATTTATATCCATCTAATGTAACTTCCACCATCACAAATCTCCTGCTTAGTAATAGGTCAACTGACCTTTCACAAAGATATAATCGGTGCAATAAATATGCCAAATAATTTCTATAAGCCGACCAAAGAGTTTGTAAACCTATTGTTTGCTCGGTATGTAAACCTATTGCCCGAGGCTGGGTTGAGGGAAAATTTCATTTTATTTTCTACATCGGTTATATCGTTGTGAGAGAATACTCTCTCAAGAAACCCTCCATCATCGGCGGGATTAGACTAGGAGTCTGTTATGCAGTCCATTTTTACAAGCGAGCACAGCGAGAGTCCCGCAGCAATCCTGCGTAAGACTATGAGCGTCAGTCTCGGTGATGATGGCACCCCGATGGTGTCTTTCGCCGTGAACCGAGGCAAGGGGTCTGGTCGTCAATCAATGCCAGTTTCGGAGTTTGCCGATTATGTCGGTGCTCTGGAAGATGCCCTTCAAGCAGGTATCTCGGAGGAATCTGACGAGGCTCTTTCGGCAGCAGATATGGTGCGGCGCACCATCCGTCAGGACGAAGGTATTGTATCCTTCCGAGTCCGAGGCGGGAAGGGTGCTAAGCCAGCGAAGCTGCCAGTTGATAGCTTCTCTGAGGTTGTTGACCTTCTCTCCTCCACTGTTGACGCAGTAGAGGATGCTGGTAGCAAGTTGGCCTAAGAGCATGGGGGAGGGGCTGCCGAGTAAAGTTCGGACCCTCCCCCATTAGGACGAGTTGTAAATCTTTTGCCCAAAACAGTTCTGACACAGTAAGGACCATTATGCGCTTCGGAACGAATGAAACTCGGTCAATGTCTAACCAAGCATTGTTCACCCTCATTGATAACAAAAAGCAAGCCATTGAGAGGCTTCAGGAAAAGAAGTTAGATTCAAAGAAAGAAGAGGTAGAGTATTGCTACCTCGTTCGAGAAAAGCAACGAAGATTTCACAAGCCAGTAAAGCACCCTGGCTGCTGTATCAACTAAGGCTAAGGTCTTGTAAAACTATTGCCCGAGGGGTATAATGAAAACTGGTAAATCAAAACTTTTCAAATCAAGAAAAGATCTTGACGGTCAGTTTCACCGAGGAAATAAGGGTCGTAGTGCTGCCAAAGCAAAGAAGCATAAAAGATCTATAGAGAAATCTCTAAGGCAAAAGTCCAAAGAGATATGTAAGGACCATGAAGAATAATTATAAAAAAATAGCTTCTGAAATTGGAGAGTTAGTTCAAGAGAAGAATGATGCTTATGGCGATTCTTTTGGACAAGCCTGTCGAATCTTAGAGGTTCTTTATCCAAATGGGATAAAACCATTTCAATACAGAGATGCTTTGGCTATAACAAGGGTTATTGATAAGCTATTTAGGTTGGCTAATAAGAAAGATGCCTTTGGCGAAAGTCCTTGGCGTGACATTTGCGGTTATGCCATATTAGGTGTTGCTAATGATGAAGATGATGAAAAGAACAGAATAGATAATAAGTGATGCAAGATCCGTGCCAAAGCAATGTAAAACTATTGCCCGACGAGCTGTCGGACGAAGAACTAGAGCAGGTAGTTGGCGGGATGAACTACAATCAATTTCAAGTCTGGCGTGTAAATTATTTAAATAATTTTCTTCACCAGTTATATGATCCTGAGAGAAGTAGAACGGCAAAGCAACCCGGTGTGATTACCGAAAGTGTATCTCCCCCAAAAAAATAAGCTGCGCTATTGCTTCCTCCCTCGCCCTACCTGCTGCGACACGAAACGTGGCAGGTAGGGCTTTTCCTTTTATAAAACATAGGGGCAAATGATGGACGTTAGAATTGAAGCAATCAGAAAAGATCCTTGTGTTGGAAATGGCACTTGCAGCTCAATCGACGAATGTTTGGGCGACGATGAATTGTCTTGGATGCTTAATGAGGATGGTGTTGTCTCAACAGCAGTCGCTATCCAATGGGCAAGAGATTATGAGCAAATGTTTATGGAACAACTGCTGAACACTAGATGGGGAGAGGATAGCGACCCTGAGCTAAAAGAATATGCAGCTTGGAAAAAGAAACTTGAGGATAATCCCCTTTAGAAGTAACATGGGCCATCGAGAAAATTTTAACATATTTTCTTCACCAATTATATAAGAAAGGAATATAAGATGAAAGCAATTATTATCGGAGTCACGGCAGCTATCGGGCTGCTTGGCGGAGCAGTAAGTATGGTCGGAAACGACAAGACCGAAGAGAGCACTCAGGGCTACATTAACCAGCCAGTGCAGTACCTTGAATTCACAGAGCCTATGGAAATTACAGGGCGCATACAACATATCATTTTCACGCCTGATGAAGCAGAGGAAATATTGAGCAAGGAAAAGTAAGTAAACAGAATGCACGCACGCACACACAGCGTATACATAGTGTGTGCGTGCGGGAGCTTATGCGGGCTTTAAAGTTAGTTGCGTGCGTGTATACTTAATTTGTAAAACTATTGCCCAGGAATTATATCATCATAAAAAATATCATGATGTGAATCATGGCGACGAAAGAATAGCATAACAACAGAAGCCCAATTCCACTTTGGGCTATTTTTTTATTTATATATTTATTTAATAAATATAGTCCAGGCAGGCTCAAACCAAGCTTTATCAAAACAAAGCTTGCTGGAGAGTCCTTGATTTGGGCGGAGAGCAATGGATTGGCCTCTTCTATCCCGAAAAAAAAATACCAATTAAGGGTAGCTATGAGATCAAGTATTATAAGTAACAGTAATATTCTGATATGAACTTGTTTAAAGTACTGTATAACCTTTGTCATATTTAGAATACTACAAGAAATAACTCCGCAAGACAAGCTCTAGTTGATTATGAAGCAAAGTCTCCAATACCTTAGCCTCTTCTTCATCAATATCTAGGTTGAAAGGCAAGTCTACTTTGACAGAAACTGACCTCTTTTTGATATCGGTGTGGAATACCGCACCAGAGGTCAGGCACTTTGTTTCGTTTGCCACGGACCACCTCCCTTCTATCCTATATAATTGATGCCAATTTCTCTTCAAATAAAAGAAGTTGGCACATTTGTTGCACAGAGTAAAACTATTGCCCAGGATGCTGGGAAACAAGAATTGAAAATATTTTCTTCACCAGTTATATAGCTCTGGATGGAGAAAGAAGATAAACGGCAAAGCAAAGAGGTAGAGTCAGAGGCCATCACGAATCACAGAGAAACTTATCCGGTCCATAATCGAATACTAGTCAAGACTTGGCATAAGGATAAGAGGACATGTAATTCAAAGAGCGGGCTCCAGACGCTGTTTTACACGCAGGCTGCGCTAAACTTTTTCTGAACCCTTCTGGGATACTGTTCGCGAACAGGAACCGGGGACTCAAGCTAACGCATTGGTCCCCGGTATCCCTCTACTCGAATTGTAAAACTATTGCCCGGGGCAATTGATAAAGTTTTTATCAATAGCTTCCAAACGCCATAGCCATAAATGTAAGAGCTAAGCCGAAAGAGCCAGCTCCTATAGTATAACCTATTATCTTTACAATTCGGATTGTTTTGTAACTATCCATGAAAACCTCCCTACTTATAAAAGTATTGACTTTCACCAATAATTAGCAGATTTTCAGCACGCACGCGGGCAAAAGGTTTACATAAGGCAAAAAAAAAGCACCCTGCCGAAGCAGAGTGCCTAAAAACTCAGGACTGCATATCCTTGGTTTTTAAGTGGGAGACACTAGCATGTCTTGTTCTCCCTCCAGTGACCCCCAAAGCGGTTAAGCTCTGTCCCCTTGCGGGTTAGGCGTACACACACGGGCAACTAATACCCTTCACTGGATTGCTCCCTGTTCTCACCCTTTGGAGGTGTTGAACAGCAAACGATACTCCTGGCCCCATTCTGTGCTCGATAGAGTAGGTTGTACACCTCCCCCCTCAATCACACGCTAAGGTTCAACCCCTTGGTAGGATATTCCCCTAACCCCTTTCGGGACGGTAGGACCGTTGCCGTTCCTACCAGAGAGCCTTCTGACACCAGAAGTTAAGTTCTGTCAGCGTTAACCGACTTACCAAGAGTTTTTCTTAGTGTATGCCCTGTACCCGTTTCCACGATGAACCTACAAGTTCGCAGATACCTTCAGCAGCACTCCTATAGTGGAATATAGGCTCACGCATCCGATTACCAGATGATACTCAGGGCTACCACACCCCTTAACTCATCCCCCTTCATAGTTGGGCGGCAACGTGTATGCACACGTCTTTCCCAAACCGGGTTCTCGCTATCTTCCGAAGAAGCTTCAGATCCGGTATCTGAAGTTTAAAGACCCGAGAGCAAGGGTCATATTCTAAATTTTAAAAGACCGTATTTCTTACACTAGCATATAACTGATGTAGAAAATAATTTCATTTTTCAATCGTGATACAATCATACCCGTGACTGAAAAAAAACTCAACTTTATTTTCTAAAATTCTTTCCAGCTAATTGATTCTCCGTCAAGCTTCCTTTGAAGCCTCACTTTGAAGCCAAGAGCTTTGTGTCCACTCAGGGGAGATACAAGCTCAAGAGCATAGCTCACTTGATCCGTAGTAGCATTTCGCTTCAATGCCTCTCGGCAAAACCCATACACAAATTTTCTATGCTCGCTCGTATCTGCCATGATGCTCCTTTGCAATCAATCGGTTAGAGAGATGAGGCACCTGATTTCCCTGTGCCTCCCCGTGGGGTTCCAAACTTTTATTCCTCGAATGAAGGCTCATCAATCGGGCTGGACAATTTATTCCCAGCCGTTTCGACGGCATCCACAGTTGACCGCAGCAACTCTACGACCTCAGAGAAATCTTCCGAACCGAGCTTAGCTGGCTTTGAACCCTTGCCAGACCGGACCCTAAAAGAAATCTGCCCATCATCCTGCCGAATTGTACGTCGCACAGTCTCAGCAGCCGAAAGATTCTCGTCTTCAGCCTCAGGAATTCCATTCTCGGAATATCCTTCCAATGCCATGACATACTCTCGGTATTGGTCAACAGGCAAAACCTGCGCTCCGCTACCCTTACCACGGTTCGTGGCAAAACTTACCATCGGTGTTCCATCGTCATCAACAGAAACCGACATAGTTTGTCGAATAACCTGTGCTGGGCTTTCGCTATGGTCGCTTGCAAAAATGTTAGTCTTATCGCTCATAATTTATCCTTTTTCTTGCGGCGTTTGGTTGAAAGTAATATCGGGTGCCGCACAACGATATAACTGATGTAGAAAATAATCTCAAATTTTCTATCTGCTCTTTTTCTCTTGTCCTTTCCTACACAACGATATAACCGATGTAGAAAATAATCTCAAATTTTACCGTAAAACTATTGCCCGGCGCAGGGCAGAGATGGCGGGAAGAAAATGAAGTTTTTTTCTTCATCAGTTATATCAATGTGAAAGGAGACTAAAGATGAATAAACCATTTGAGAACGAAGGAAAGAATGAAGTAATCGAGAATCTTCTTGAAGAATTTTCGAAGAAAATCGGGACGCCTCGAAGTATTGCTTTCAAAACAAATACTTGCGTCACTTGTGGCGGCGAAGCTAACGACTTTCGAGATACGACTTCCAAGAAGGAATACTCTATCTCCGGCATGTGTCAAGCCTGTCAGGATAAGATTTGGGGTTAGGAAGTATAGTATATACCTGTAAAGGTAAAATATACCCAACCGTTAGAATTTTTCAACCATAAAAATAGGAGAAAATTATGGGAATGCAAAGAAATCGATCTGCTCGTCAAGCAGAGGCTAAAGAGAGGGATGCTGCTCGGGCAGAACTTACCGATCAGCAGCAGCTTGATCGACTGGATACAATCCTTGGAGTTGGGATTGGGGCGAAAAAGGAGCGAGCAAGGCTCGCCAAGCGAATTGTTGAGGTTGCAAAAACTAAGACCTCGGCTCCAAAAAAGAAAAAGAAGGCAACCAAAGGGAAGGAGTAAAACTATTGCCCGGTGGGGACAGAATATAAGATTTATTTCTTCATCGGTTATATAGTGATGTAATCAGGAGGTAAGCATGGGATTGATAAATGATGATGATACAGGCCGACCGTTATGGTATCGAGCCATCCACCGCAAGGTTTTGGTGGTCTACACCGAACACGCCTTTGGTGATGACCGTGGAGTGTGGGCTGCTTATGTAGTCCCAGTAAAGGGTGAGAATCATAATAAGGAAGCCCAAACTTGGCGCTCAGAAGGCGTTAAGATGACCGAAAGTGAGGCTCGTGCTATATACGGTGCTGTGACAGAAGATTTTGACAATCGTGGTTTGAAGTATAATCCCTAATAAGGGATGGGAGGCGGTATGTTTGACGAATTGGTAGGACAAGCGGTCCAGGCAATCATTCTTGAGAAAGAGGGCCAAACCCTTATTATCAAAACCGACAAGTATAAATATACTTTCGTTGCGGAAGGTGACTGCTGTGCTGTCGCCTATGTTTTGGAGCCTGACGAAGAAGATCTGAGGGATTTTCTGGGGAACAAAATTGTTCAAGCCACCTCAAGTGCCGTTAGTGTTACTAACGATGATTGGGGAAACCAGACCGATACCGAATTCTACAACCTTCGAACTCACAAGGGAGAGCTAACCCTTGAGCTTCGGACAGAACATAACGGATATTATTGTGGCTGGCTGATGCTGGTCGGCAGGGAAGAACTGTGGCCTATCCATGATGACATTCGAGAGAAGGCAATCCGGGGAATGTAAATCTTTTGCCCGGCCGGTGGAGAATTTGAAATAATTTTCTTCATCGGTTATATCATGGTGTAACAAACACGGAGTGTAAGATGAGTGTAGAATTCGATTACGAAGATATTGAAGAAGGCTATAACGTCGAAAATGAACAATGGTTCTTTTCTGCGGCGATGGTCAGCACTTGTGAGCCGCTTTTCAATGATTGCGAAGATAATTATGATGTTAGGGCAAAGCTCGAAAATGCTGGTGTCATCGACTCAACTGTTGAGGACGACACCGAATCTTGTCAGCTCTGGTGCTATTTCAATAGCAAGGCAGACGGCGAAAGCTTCGTTGATCGGCTGAACGAATATCTTGTAAAGAAAGCTGCGGTGCTCGAAGAAGCGGCGGCGTTCTAAAGTAAATCTTTTGCCCAGGGAGGGTGATAAAGTGGGATTTTTTAGTTGGAATTGTAATGGATGCGGCCACCCGATGCTGAACCCATACTCTGTGAATGGCATCAATAGCTGGATGGCGAATGTTGTAGTCATTGAGGGTGGCAGCAAAACTCTGCTGAGAGGCGAGTACGATGGATATGGTCGGGTCGATGATAGAGATATACAGCTCGGACCCTGGAAAGATAATTCCAATCTTGAGAACGAACCATGCTGTTATCACGATGCGTGCTGGGTGAAGGCCGGCGAACCTACAGAATATATCCCATCAACGCACGCAGAGGATCAAGGATACTTTTTTGACGATGAACACGATATAGAACCCCCAACGTAAATCTATTGCCCGCGCACGCACGGGTTTTGCATGGAGATAGCATGGAAAATAACCAAGGACCAATAACCCTGGATGACATTGAGGCAACTCTAAATGTCCATCGAAATTATTTGCGGCAGCTCGCGCTGGATATAATCCTATTGGAAGATGATGATATAAATAAAAGTCTCTTTGAGTATATTCAGGTCATGGGTGAGTTTGAGCTCCTCGGAGAAATGACGGCCCTAACGATGAAATTGCACCGACAAAATAATCACCCGCACACATGAAAATTTTAACTAAAAAAAGTATCATCATCGGATGATACGTATAGTTAAAAAATCCTTGAAGATTATTGTAATGTGTGCTACTATTTGTGCAATAACTTTTATTGCACAATATAGCTTCCTTAGCGCAGCAAAAGCTTTTGGCCTTGCGCACGCACAGGTACAAAATATCCCGGACCCCGGGCAATAGGTTTACAATTTAAATAAAAGATAGCAGCCGAAAGGCTGCCATCAATTATTACGCGCCTATTCTTCAGACGCGGGCGCAAAGGTAATCTCTCCCCTGCATAGGCCCAAACATACTTCCAGCATATTATTCAGCCCAAGATTGGCAGGGGTAACTGGAATTCCCCAGTTTACATTCTTCCCAATATCCTCAACGAAGATTCCGCTATAAGGAACATTTCCAAGAATATGAAAAGTTGACTCATGGTGTTTCGGCACTGTGACCGTCACTCCTTCATCATTACGATAAGTGAGTCCAATCCTTGTCATTTGGAGGTTGGACTTTTTAAATCCAATCTTTCTCATTCTTGCAAAAAATTGCTTACGAGTCAACATTATTCTTCTCCTCGGTATAGGTTTTTACGGAATAATTATCTGCGTCTGCCTGTGCATGTTCGGCCTTTCGCCTCTCTTTGATGCGAGCCTTGATAGCTTCTTGTCGGCTTCTGTCCGGTTGGGTGATTACCTTTACTCTAAACATTATCCCATATCCTCTAATTCCAGCCAAGCTGAAATGTTTTGTTCAAGGCATCCAGCCTCGTCATCATTGATGTCTAATTCTTCAAGGACACGCTCACACACGTCATCACCACATTTTCCTGTCAAAACCATGTGAGCAATTTCCATCGCAGATACTGTCATGTTAAATTCAAAGTCTTCCATTCTAATCTCTCCTTGTTACACTCTTATATAACTGGTGCAGAAAATAATCTCATATTCTGCTTAAAATTTCCCGCCGCCCGGGGCAAAAGATTTACACACTCACATATGCTCTTATTGAACATGATAATCAATGTTTTTAACATCTACTTGCCAACACGCTCGGCAGGGTCCACACTTATTATCACGCTTGTATGCCTCACACGGCATGCCCATATTAGCTTGAACGGTAGATGTGGGGAGATCCCCAAAAGATTTAGGCGGTTCCCTTCCAATCATTGGAGCGGATAGCCTAACCACAAGATTTGTAGGCCACACATCTCCAACAATCGCCGCTGCCTCTTTATACATCCTATTTTCCTTTGTCGGCATCCAAAACTTAATGTTTGGTAGGTTATTAGCTACCGCAACCCACATCAAAAGATGTTTGACAGACTGAATGTCACCGCTGTCATGAATCCTAAAATAAGGGTCGGCAGGGTCTGTATAGTGACCAATCAAAAGAGTCATCGCCTCAATCCATCGAGGATGCTGCAAGGCTTTTAGGCGAGCTTGGTGAGCATCCTTTACAACTTGATACCTATAGTTTCCGTTGAACGCATAACACTTGCTGCATACACTGCCTTCGACCTTAGCCAGCTTAGCACCTGTTTTGCAGTCAAATGCTGACAAACTTGTCGACCATCCCGGCATCTTAGATGGTTTGCCTAAGCCGCTTTTATGACCCGTTATTTCTTTCGCCTCACCCAACTTCATACCCGCCTCCGTTATTACATAACGATATAACCGATGAAGAAAAAAATCTTAAATAGTTTTGTAAAGCTATTGTATCAATCCCTAAAAATTGTTGGCACGATTCTTGCAAGAATACTTTTGTAAATCTTTTGCCCGGATTGAAAAAAAGACCGATGAAACAGGAGGCATTGTTTCATCGGTCTTGAGCAAAAGATTTAGAAACCCATTACTCCATCACCTTTCCCAAGGTGGACGGGGATCACCACTTCCCCAATTTTCTTCCCAACTATTCCTCATTCGCTGGATTCCTTCGAGTGGAACCCCATGACCATTACGATAAGCCAACTCCTCATCTGTACACCCGCCATCGTAGGTGCTTACAACAGTTACACGATAACCGTGTTTTTCGGCCATATCAAAATATGGCTGCATCTCCCACCGCTGGCAAAAGGTGTTGTGAACAACAACGCTTCGACCATTAGCCATAGCTGTAGCTGCACGGTCCTGACAGTGCGCGTGTGCTTGCGGAAGGAGGTTTGGGCTAAAAATATACTCTCCCTCTGGAGTAGTAAAGAAATCATCCGCTGCCAAAGAAACAGCCCCAGTACCAGCGCAAAGCAGGTTTCCCAGAGTGGTCTTTCCAGACCCAGAAATTCCTCGAATAAGAATAATAGACTTTTGCATGATCATCTCCCTGTGTATCGATATAACTGGTGAAGAAAATTATTTCAAATTTTCCATGTGTACGTGGGCTTACCCCTTCCAGTTCAGCCATTCTTGATCAGTCTGTGGAGCAAGACCCTTCTCTACTCCTAAGTTTACCTGAACCATTCGATCCCGTTGATTTTTAAGGATTATATTTTGCTCCTCAAGTTCCACCATTTTAGATGAAAGAAAATGAATATACTCGCCCGCATCCCTGCCGGCATCTTCTTGCCCCTGTTTATGAGCCTCCTGGATGACAAAGGCTATAAGATCAGCAAGCTCAGGGTAGGCGTTACCGGGGAACCCCTCATCCTCTACCCAGGGAAATTTATCGTAAATTGCTTCGTACAAAGCTTCCTCAGGAAAATCTCCCACCACATAATCTGGCGGGTCCATATCGTTTGGTGATCTAATCATTATAGCAACTCCTACAAAACTTGCTTTTTGAGCCAGTCAACAAAATCGAAAGCATTAGTTTTGCCACCGATATTGAACTGAACGGGGGCGGTTCCAGCCCAAAACTCTGATGGGGTAATCCCAGTATCAGGGCAGTACAAGGTTGTATATTTCCAGTCGTACAGGGTAAAAACTTCTCCCTCATTATTTTCAAAAATATACTCCCCGGAAACTTTATACCCGTCACATTCAATCGGCTCACCAAACTTCTCGATAAGCTTCGCTGGTGAAAGGTCAACCTCTGATTGACGGTGAGAACCATTTGTATCTGCATCTTGTGATAATCTAAACATTTGTTATCTCCTTCACAACCATATAACCGATGTAGAAAAATATATCAAATAGTTATGTAAATCTTTTGCCCATGATTTATTCTGAATCTCTTGATGGGGACTCTTGCATACACACGCATCTTGTGGGTGTCACTTCTTGCATGACAACCCCAGTGGCATCGCAGGCACTCTTACACTCCTCTATAATATCTTCACTTACCTGAAAAGAATAGAAAAGTACGATAAGGGAAATAGTGGCGCAAATAGCAAGAAATATATCCCGATATACTCTATAGGTATAGAGCTTTCGAGTTATAGTCTTTAACTCGTCCTCGCACGTTTCTGGTGATAAATGATGCGCCACTATTTCCTCCTATTTCAAAGATGGGCCAGCTTTCTTCATAAGAGTCTTTTGCTTATGAAGAAAGCTCGTCCCATCTTCATCTTCGATATAACGATAGACCTTGACCTTGTAACGCTGGCCCTTTTTTATCTTACCATCTTTATGGTCACGCCTACACGTATGCACCGAAAGAGAAATAAGTTTATTCCAAGTCATTCCATCATCAAGCTCATAACCTGCATCGGCAAGCCACGGACGATCTGCGTTTTCAAGCAAACCTTCAGGACACGAGCATCCACCTTCGGACGCATGGCATCCACATGAATAATAGTACATTCCCCAATCATCTGGTACGTTATAGCTCACTCTCCACCTCGCGTTTTCCAATCAGGCACAACATTGTAAACTTTCGATCCGTTTTGGATTTCCTCAAGCTCCTCCTCAGTAACCTCAACCGCTACCGTTGGTTCGCCAGAATAAGTTTCCCCATCCTCAAGCACATAGATTGTGTGCGTCCGGGGCAAAAGATTTACTTTATTTTCTTTATACATCGTCAAACTCCCATTGGGCATCGGTGAACTCATACGCACGCTTATCTGATTCGGGCCTATCATTACTCTCAATAATAGTATAATAATACGCTCCCGAACGATGATATTCAACAGATTTTATCTCAAGAGCCTGTTCATAGGTTTCAAAGGGTCCAGCCATTGTATCCTGAGATTGAACTCCACTCACGAAACCCATAATAGCATCATCTCTCTTTTCAACAATCCAAAAACTCATCTCTAACCTCCCTGCTTCAATATAACTGATGAAGAAAAAATACTCAAACTTTGCCTACCACCACGATGAATAGATAATCTCGTACCCATCTTCAATGGCTTTATAGGCCATTGTAATAAACTCCTCGGTAGCATTATCATCTTCGGGTCGAGACTGACCCCAGAAGAACCCGCTTGCAGATTCAAGATTTCGATAGTCTTTCTCAAGGCGCTCCAAGTCACAAGGCTTTAGCTTCAACTCAACACAGTTGAACTGCCCCTTGCCTCCTCGACTATGATAAAGGTCTGCCATCCAGCCCTCAAGATTAGAGTGCTTTCGCCAATACATAATCTCGGTATCTTCTTCGCCGCTCTTTCGAGCGAAAGCATATTGGTCAAGTCCCATCTCTTATCTCCTGTTCAACAAAGTTCTTCTCTCACAACGATATAACCGATGTAGAAATATATTTCAAATAATTATGTAAAACTATTGCCCGGGACGAAAATGAGATTATTTTCTTCATCGGTTATATTGCTATGGGAAAAGAACTCTTGGGCCGTTAGCTCAACAGGTAGAGCATCGGACTTTTAATCCGCAGGTTCTGGGTTCAAGTCCCAGGCGGCCCACCATACACAGCAGAGAGGATAGGATGAAAGACAGAGAGTTTGGGGTTATTCTAATGGTCGTATCAGTTATTATTATTGGTACAGTTTTTTTCTTCAACAGCGTTGATGCTCCGCCGGAGAGTGCCAGCGAGGGTTACGTTGCGCCGGTGGAATACGTTGACTTTGATGAGCCAATGGAAATCAGCGTTCCTATAACGCATTACGATTTTAGCGATGAACCTCCCATGTTGATTACGCCCAATATGGTAGATTAGCGGAAAGATGGGGCGAGGTGTCACAGGCAGACATATCGGGTTGTTACCCCGGACGTTGTTGGTTCGAGTCCAACCGCCCCAGCCTTTCCGTAAATCTTTTGCCCTCGCGAGGGCACTGATTTAGATAGAAAATGATATATTTTTCTTCATCGGTTATATAAGAGTGTAACAAGGAGATAGACCATGCTTAGGCCGGATATCAAAAAGATGTTTGTCGAGTTGAATGAAATGCACTTCAACGGAGAGATTCCTGACATTCCGGTGGTGTGGAATGGTCGGATGACTACCACGGCGGGGTATTGCCGATACAGGAAAAGCAGGATTCATGGCGTGTGGCCCGAGCGGACCATGACCCTTGTTCCGGTGAAGATTGACCTTTCCGATAAACTTTTCAGAAACCTCGATTACGACTTGGCGAAGGT